ACTAATGGATTATATCTGAATATATATAACCATGAACCTTGTAGGAACGATTCAATTAATGTATCAGTTCTAACTTTATTTTTAAATGTATTAGATATTACATCACTTGAAAAAATAGATTTATTCATCATAAACAGTAAAATATATAAAGTTGGCCATACAATACCAAATACATAACCAGGTGGTTGCCATAAAGCTTGATCTTCACTTATACCAAATTTATTAGCATCGGTAATAGTAAAGGGTAAAGAAACAAGAAAAGGAGAAGCACTAATAAAATTATCTTTTAAACTAGAAATAGGAGATAACATATATATTAAATAAATATAAATATTTTTATATCAGTTATATATATATAATAGCATAACGATGGGAGGAATTTTTGCTTCAATTAACTCAAAATATTTTGATTGTATTGATAGTAAAGAAGATAAAATGATTTGTATTATTTGTAATAATAAAATCATTGATTATCATTGTTGCAGGTGTATAAGTTGTAAATCGTTATCACATATCAATTGTCAATCAAAATTAAAAATAAAAAATAAATGTAAACTTTGTAATCATATACTAAAAATATATTCACAATATATTGAAAATTAATACTTAATATAATCATTATTAATAGCATATAAAGAGATACCATATGTATAGTATGTAAGCTCGGTTAGCTCAGTTGGTTAGAGCATCGGTCTTATGAGCCGAAGGTCAAGGGTTCGACCCCCTTATTGAGCAAACATGTCAACATACAGCAATCATAAATTATTATAATCGAATATTAAATAAAGTTGACAGCAATTTAGCATCGATGTCCGAGTGGTCTAAGGAGCCAGACTTAAGATCTGGTAGCGTCAGCTGCGTGGGTTCGAACCCCACTCGATGCACTTTTCCCACATAGTCTAATGGTTAGGATATGGCCCTTTCAAGGCCGGGGTCGGGGTTCAATTCCCCGTGTGGGAACGTTTGTTCATGTAGCTCAGTTGGTTAGAGCATCGGTCTTATGAGCCGAAGGTCCACGGTTCGAGCCCGTGTCTGAACACTTATCTCTCATAGCTCAGTTGGTTAGAGCATTCGACTGTTAATCGGGAGGTCAGAGGTTCGAATCCTCTTGGGAGAGAATGGAATGTGAAAGAAGACTACCTCCACGTGGTACATTCTGGATAAATTAGATACATCTAATAAACTAAAAGTCTTCTCTTCCCACCGTGGTTCTGGTAGCGAATAGCGATGATCTAGAACCCAAAATGGTAAAGCCCGTTAGGAGCTTGGAAGATGTATATTTGTATATAAAATGGAGGGAAGATGAATTAGCTACTCATCACTCCCATATGGCCCGGTTAGCTCAGTCGGTAGAGCGCACGCCTTTTAAGCGTGTGGTCGTGGGTTCGAGCCCCACATCGGGTGGGGGGAAGAGACGATCCCTTGGTCTAGAACCAGAAGTCTCAAGGAAATGGAGATATCAAGGCCTATACATGGTAAAAACGACTGCTACTATATACTTCGATGGATATGGGAGCAGTAGTTAGGGATATCACAGTAATATGCGGGGAGGGGCATATTACAATGAGGAAAAGGAGGAAGCATAAATAATCACACAATAAAACTAACTTTGATTAAAAAATCGGGCTTTCACAGTAATATGCGAGAAGATGGGGGCATATTACAGATTTTAAAAATGACCGGAACGTCTTAAAACTACCAGCATCGATGTCCGAGTGGTCTAAGGAGCCAGACTTAAGATCTGGTAGCGTCAGCTGCGTGGGTTCGAACCCCACTCGATGCATTTTTTTGCCCTATTGGCGCAACTGGATAGCGCGTATGACTTCTAATCATGAGGTTGCAGGTTCGAGTCCTGCATAGGGTGTCTTATATAGATTAGTACATGATTAATCTATATAATTATCGTCTTTTTTTATAAGATTTGCGGGATTTTTTAGATTTGCGTGGTTTACGTGTGTTTTTTCTTAATCTTTTCTTATTTTTTCGTGTTTTTCGTTTTCCACCAACAAATATTGGTTTATATTCATTTTGAAATGTATAAAATTGGTTACTGTCAATTTCCGTGTTTTGGTCATTGCGATATTGAATTCTCATGTGGAGATCCAGTGCCTTTTTCTGTCTTTCACCGACCAAACTGGCAAAATGCGCATTTTCGTGGGTTGGTTTCGGGTTCCCATACCGATCTACTCCTGCAGTTTCATTCAATGATTCAATGACTTTATCGTAACTTTTGAAATATTTATTTCTATCTTTTAGTGGTATCTTTGCTACCACTTTTGGAATACTGAAGCTATAAAATTTAAATTGTCCATTATCCGCAATATCTATTGTACCTATATGACTTACTATAATTTCTCCATTATCATCGTTTTTAGGTTCTAAAGTTCTATATAACTCTTTAGGAAATTCATTATCTGTGTTTTTTTTCATATAGTATCCATATTGAAAATTGGCTTGTCGGCGTGCTTTTTCATTATCTTGCATTATAAGTTTAGTGTTTACTACTTTTATATCAGTTAAGAGGTCTTGCAAGCTATCTGATGTTATCTCACGTTGGTATTTATTTTTTTTTTTACTTGAAAGTGCTTCTTTTACAAAATTTAAATAACGATGGGGGTCGTTTTTTGTGGGCTCTTCTTTTTGAGTAGTTACCATTGATCGTATAGACATAATTTTATAATATATTATGAGATTTTTATCAATATCAATAATAACTAAATACTTACAATATTTTTTCTACAAAGACAGCATAATTCACAATTCACATTATTTTGACGAATATTTGTCGTAAAACATCTAATACAAATGGAATGTCCACAACTTGGTGATACAAAGTTATTATTTAATGACTCAAAACATACTGGACATGTTTGTCTATTATCAATATTCTCTTTTAATACATTTTCTAAATTACGTAATTTATCTAAAATTGTGTGTTCAAGTTTAAATTCATATTTTGGTTGTATATCTTCTAAATAATCATTGTTTATTTTTAATTCATCTAATGGTAAAGGCTTATAATTATGTATCTTTTTTGGCTTTAAACTTTCAGGATAAATATTTTTATGTATATAATCGCTCATTTCTTGTTCTTCTTTCCATTTCTTTATAAATAGGTCAATTTCTTCCATTGTTATTTTCATTGTTTCTAAAGGATATGAGAAATTTTTGTTCAATTTTATAGTTATTTATGTAGTAGTCCAATATGTATTATAAAGTAGAATACATATTGTTTGATAAATTATTTCTTTTCACATTTTCCTGATTTTTTGTTTTTACGAGTACCATTAGGGCATCGAGATCTTTTTGTCTTTTCTCCTCGTGTTTTCATTACCATATGTGTATGTTCAAGTGTGGTCTTTTTATAAGACGCACATTTTGATTCAAGTGCCTTAATATTCATTATATATTAGATATAATTACTAAATTAAGCCAATTAAAAATACATGTAATATACAATATTCCATGTTAACAAATTTTATACTTTTTTAATTTATTTCTACAAACTCTTTCGTCTTTGGATGCATATCATCGATAGTAGAATCTTGATCATTGAAATATTGGGAAATTTCACTTCCAGTTAATGGAAACCAATCAGACCATTCGCCATATGAATGATGAACCACATAAATTTTTCCATTACTATGACGAAATAAGTTATGGGATCTCATATCAGAAGATGATGATCCGTATACTAACATTCGAATATCTTCATTTTCAAAGAATCTGTTAATTTGCTGACGAGCCCAATAAAATTTATATCCTGAGATACTTGCATGAACTGATAATAAAGATCCATCATTTTTATTAATTAAATTCTCAAGTTCTTTATAATATTCCTCAAAATAATCTTTTTCACTATTATTATTTTCCATATTTGTTGTAAATTATAAAAAACATACAATACAAAAAAAACCTTTCAATTTTATTTTGATTATAATTATTTTTACAATTTTTAGTAAAAAAAACTCATTTAGCTTTACCCAGGACACACCACGAGGAGGCGAGTTTTATTATGTCCCAATGCCCGTCGGCAACCCAGAAATAACTCCATATAACTTGACACTTAAGTCCTGAGTTATAATTCATTATTCCAGTTAAATATTAGGGAGGTAACCTAATACCACTACGCTAGGATTTTTTAAGCGCTATTCAGGATAAGTTTTGCTATCTATGACACGGCTTTCGAAATTAAGAGTCTCTTAAGGTTATCTCCCTACTAACCTTTTCCATGGTCACAAAGGTCGTAAGACCTGAACTCCTAGGCACCTACCACGGGTGTTAATTCACCTCCGCCTTCGGATCGTAGGATGTCCGCGTGTTCTTTAGAACTTTCCTCTTCATTCTAAAGTGGCCTAACACACACCCTTCCATACCCAAACTTGTTAGTTGCCCCCACCAACCGCAACTAACCGTGAACTCCTTCTCCCATCACACTACTAATTGCCATAATTGCTTACGCGTGTGAATTCAATCGAGTTCTCCGTTACTATTTATATAGGACTACTTGTTAATTGCCCCCGCCAACCGCAACTAACCGTGAACTCCTTCTCCCATCACACTACTAATTGCCATAATTGCTTACGCGTGTGAATTCAATCGAGTTCTCCGTCGTTACTATTTATATAGGACTAACTATGTATGCTCCAAATGCATGTGTAATTATAACTCAATCTAACTGTAAGTTACCACATCTTAATATCATTACAATACATAGACCGTCTTTATTAGTTTTACGTCATTTCGGACTAATATTTTTTTTATATCATAAAATCCTTTCAATTTTATAAATTTACTATTTATTTTTTGGCTTTTTTTTCATTTAGTGGGTAAATAAACTACAAACAATATTTATTTTTTGTTCATTTGATATACGGTATTTGAACCAATCAAGAGTATTTACGATTTCATCGCAGAGTTCATTGATACCCTTATTTGGATCTTCTTTGACCACTACATCCTTTTCTTGAAGCATCATAAGAGTTTCATCGACCGTTTTCTCAAATTCGGCCTTTTCCACTGGGTCAACTTTCAATGGACCAAAATAGGATTCAACATATTCATCGTCTGAATCATCAAAATCAATATCATCATTTGAAGCAGGACGAGGAGGTGTCGGTGGTCTAACTGGTGGTATTGCCCAAACAGGAAGTTTATCTTCTTCCCGTGTCCAATAACTATGACTAGCGACAATGTCCATAATATCATCATAGTCTGTATCGGGATAATCATCAACCATATCATCAACCATACTAATAAAGTATTTTGTTGTAACATCCTTTGGTAAACAATATTTATGAACCCATCGTGAACCAGTATAAGGTACTTTACGAAGTTCTAATCCACCAGATTCAAGAACTTGAGTGATTTCATCACCACGTTCAATTGTTTTATCACAAACAAAACAATGCATTTTAAAATTACTTCTACAACTTGAATTCATTATTCTAATTCTGTTAGTTTTATGTTGTTGATGTGTGTAAAAAAATCCTTTCAATTTTATACAGACACTAATAAAAAAAAGGCTTAATTTTTCAATTTTATAAAACAAATAATATGCTTAATTCTATTAATTTTTATAAAATTATAATATAGTATGATTTTGGTAAAAAGATGGAATCGTTTTGGAAATAGTATTATACAGTTACAAAATATATTACATATAGCGTTATATTTAAACGAAACTATTAAAGAGAATATTCAACATGAGTTCTTTGATATAAATCGTATAAATGATATTTTAAATAATGACCATAAAGATAATATTATAGAAGAAAAACACAATTTTTTTGTAAGAGAAGTATTAGACTATCCAAAAGAAGTATTTACTACAAATATACAAAAAGTACAACAAATACTTGAAGAGAGTTTTATTATAAAAGATATACCCAAATTAAATGAAAATGATTATGTTATACATATAAGAACTGGTGATATATTTGATGAAAATCCTCATCCAAAATATATCATGCCTCCTTTTTCATATTATAAAAATATTATAGAAAATACTAACTACAATAAAATAATCATTATAGCAGAAGATACAAAAAATCCAACCATTAATAAATTATTAAAAGAATATCCAAATATTGATTTTAAAATCCAAAGTTTTTACAAAGACATTCAAACAATTTTAGGGGCTACAAATATAATTAGTAGTTTTGGTACATTTATTCCCTATTTAGCATTATTATCAAAAAACATAAAAAATCTATATCAACCAGAATATCAAGGTTGGTATGGACACTTTAAACATACACATGTAAATGTATATAAAATAGAATTACCGGGTTATTATGAAAAAATGCACCCATGGAAAAATACACCTGAACAAATAGATGTTCTTTTAAATTATAATATTTAATGATTTATCTCAAATTTTAATACATTAGAATCTTCACCAAAAATAAAATCTCTACTATGAATTGGTACCATATATTGTACTAATTTAGAAACTGGAGGATCTGAATCAATTACTTCAACATACATATGAGCATATTTTAAACTTCTCAATTCTTCAATAGCTGGTACTAGATCGCGCTTGTGTGTTTCAATCATTGTTTTTAAAATTTTATTATTACCAGTTTTTTTGTATTCTTCTAACAATTTATGAATATCTTCTTTAATATTGGCTATTTTATCGAATTTTCTTTCAATAGCCAATTCTTTTTCTTTATTATTATAAATAGAATCATATCGATCAATCGTTTCTTTGTAAATATCACTAGTATCATTATAATCATTAATATGTTGTTTAAATTCATTTGAATAAGACATAGCATCCACATATTTAAATATAGAATTCATTTTATCAATAATAATTTGTTCTTTATCTTCTTCGATATCATATGAAAACATATTGATAACTTCTTCTATATTTGTATGATCACCTTCATATATTGAAATATCTAATTTACAAGAATTTTGTTCATCACCGCATTTTGCTATATAATATTTATCTTTATATGAAAATTGTGTTCCCACTTTACGTTTACAATTAACACATAAAGGTTTTACTTCATTTACTAAACGACGTTTTTCTTTTTTGGAACCACCTTTATAATAAGCTTTGCGTTTCGCGGTCATATATGCAGTTTCATATTCATTCTTTAGACGAAGATATTCATTTAAACTTTGTAAATAGTTTAATTTTTTTTTTCCAGATTTACTGGTTTTTGTATCATCATTATCAATTTCGATAAAAGGATTATTTTCCATCTCAATTTTAACAGAATCAGGGACTTTTTGTAATACTAATATTGGATTATTAGAACAAACAAGATGTTTTAAATTTTGGGTTGTCTCTAAATTTAATTGTTTTAATTGATTGTTCTCAACATTTAAATATTCAAGTGATTCAGGTAAATTAGAGAGTTCTTGTAATTCATTATCAGCAAGATTTAAATGTTTTAAGTTAGATATGTCTGATAAATCCAATTTTTTGATATTATTATGAGATAAATCCAATTCTTCTAATTCTTTTGGAAGACTACTAATATCTTGTAAAACATGTTCTTTGCAATGTATAATTTTAATAGAATCTGGAATATTAAAAAGATTTGTAATTTCACCTGGTTTTTCAATATAAATACTATTTACGTTTTTGATATCTTTATCTTTTAAAACAGAAAAATCAAGATCACCACGTAAAACATGGTTTATTCTTAATTCATTTGTTTGAGAAAAATTTATACTATCTACTATTTGTGATAATATATTTTGGTTATTATCTTTAAAAATTATTTCATCAAAACCTTCTTTGTTCATTTTATAATCAATTATAAAATAAATAGATATTATAAATTCCCTAATGGTGACGTCAAATTTCCAATAGGAGACGTCATTAAATTTTTTTGTTGTACTTGATAATAGCGAATTCTATCTAAAATATACTGTTGATCACGATATAATTTTTGTTGTTTTTCATAAGGTGTAGGTTGTTCTTTGTAACGATAATACAAAACTGTTCCTATAATAGTAATAAATAATAAAAATATTCCAATATTCAATGCATATGAATATATTTTTACTCTATTTTCATGACATGATTTTAATCGACTCAACATATAATCACCGAAACTGGATTCAGTTAATCGTGGACCGTCCATTATAGAATATTGCTAAAAAAATTTTCTTTTTTATCAGTAATATTGTATGGATTATCAGAAAAAATGATTGATTCTAAATTACAATTTTCTTTTAAAATAGCTTCAATATAAAATTTCATTTGCGATAAAGTATTAAATACTAATAAAATATTATTTTGATCAAATAATTTAAATAATTTTGCTTTTTCTAGAACATCTGTTTTTGAAATAATAATATGGGTAACACCTGATATTTGTATAGCTTCAATTAATTTTTTCATATTTAACCATTTTACTTTTCGCTTTCTACCAGTAGTAACACCATATTCTTCACCAATATTACCAATTAATTTTAGTTCTTCATTTTCAAATAAAGATTCTGGAAATTCTGGGTCAATTCCTGATCGTGTATCATATATTTTAATTGCTCCATAAATATTGTTAATTAATTTTGGAGAAAATCCAAGACTACATGCTCCGTATGGTAATGTAACACTAGATGTCGTATATGGATAATTTCCTTTATTAATATCTAACCAAAATCCTTGAGCACCCTCACACAACACATTACCATACAATTTCCCGTTCCACATAAAATCTCTTAATTCTTCTATTTGGGACGCTAAAGTACCTATACGTCTATATTTATCGCTATAACAAGGAGCAATACCTTTCGATGTACTACCTTGACTTATTTTCAATGTATCTATATCTTCCTGAATATGTTCTTGTGTAACAATATGTGCTCTAGGAGATACTTTAATAAGTGATACATTAAATTTATTATCTTGAAGATATTTTATTTCTTTTAAAAAAGACTCAACATGAATAACACAATCGGGTCCAATAATAGAAGGTATATTATAAAATATTCCACATGGAACTAAATGTGTTTTATATTGAATACCATTTACATAGACAGTATGTCCGGCATTATTTCCTCCAGACCATCTACATACAAAGTTATATTTTTTTGTCTTTGCTAATTCTGCTACTATTTTTCCTTTAGCCTCATCACCCCATGCTAAACCACAACAAACGTCAACACTTGAAATACTCATATATAAAAATAAAAAGAAATCATATTTATATATTTTACTTAAAATATACAGAATAGATTGGTATACAAAATCTTATTGTTATGTATAGAATGGCTGATAATCAAAAAGATAAAAAACCTTCAGGTACAATAGCATTAATAATTATATGTATAGCATTTATTGTACCATTGGGACTATGGTTTAGTATAGCATATAATTCTGCTGGTGGTATGTTAAATACATTTTTATTATTTATCGGTATTTATGGATTCGCATTTTTAGTAACACTTATGTATTATCGAATGGCGGTCCAAGATGATATGGAAGCAAAAATAGATAAAATTACAAGTGGTAAAGTGAAATCAATTGCTGCTACAACATTGGCGTCATTCTCGCTAGTTTTAATAACAATATTCATTTTAAGTGTAAATCCAGAATTAATTACAATTTTTGAAAATAGTATTGGTATTTGGTTTATTGGTGTAAGTGGAAATCGTTATTTCGCAAATGAGATATTTAAATCAGAAACATTTAGTAAATTAAAAGAATTTGAAAATAAAAACAGTGGTATTTTCGATCAATCCTTTTTATTAACTTGTTTTAACAATGAGAATATTGATCATTTCATTAAATATTTTAAGAAAACTTGTTCACAACAAGAACGTGATGAAGCTGGTGTAAGTTTACCATTTGATTTTATTCCGAAATTTGAAAACGAAGGTCAATTAAATAAACTACGTAATTTAGTATCTCTAAAACGTCTTGTTGGATATTTCTCTTGGATTTACTTTACATCAATAATGTCGTTAATTATTAGTATTATATCAGTTACTATGAAAACGATATAATCTATGTACGTAAATAATAGAGGATAAACATATAAGAAAATATAGCAATGGCTATAGAAACAAACCAAATAGGTACTACTGTTTTATTTTTATAACCTACACCAAATTGTCTAAATTCTCCATCTTTTCCATATGCGAAATCGGGTTTTATATAATGAAATAGTGTAAATAATATTAAAAAAAGAAAAATAGCAAAACTTGTTTTATTTTGTCGTACAAATGATTTTTCAAACATAAATAATTTATTGATATATTATTTATGCATAAATTTTTACTTATTAATCTTCCATAAAGTCATCGTCTCTATCTTCTTCATAATACATTCCATCACCATCAACTCCATTATAACCTCTTAAATCATTTGCTTCTTCGTCATAAAAATCTTCTACATCTTGAGCTTCTTCTGATTCTATTTCGGAAACATCTTTTTGAATAACTATATCATCCATATCAATATCTGTTTTGCTAGCTAATTGATCAAACAATTGTTTACGTTCTTCATTATATCGATCTTTACTGTATTCAACAAGACCTTTTTGTAATCCAACATTCCATCGTCCTAATTTTAAAGATTTTTGCATGTCTTCTACGCGACGTTCATCATCATCCATATTTTTCAAAAAATCTGTTATCATTTTCTTCTCATTTAATTTTGATCGAGTAATTTTTTTCTCAATATCACGATAAGAAAGATCAAATTTCTTTTTATTTGTAATGTCCATGTTAATAAAAATCAATAATAATTCACCTATACTTTTGTTTAATGCCGCTTTATCTCCTGTTTGTATTTGAATTTCAACCATATCACCTTCATACTCTGCTAATGTATCATCTTTAATTTCTTCAGAAGATTCACCAATCACTTGTTCACGTAATTCTCTAATATTACTACGTCTCATTTGATTTCTTTCAACTGTATTCAATAACAATAATTCTTCATCATCAGTTGCTTTAATATATTCATAAACAACAGAATACCAAACATAACTATACAACATGTATAAAGTTCGTTTTGTAAATAAAGAATAATAACTTTGTGCTGGAGTTTCTCCTTCAGGTGCACGATGAATAGGTAAAAAGGTAGGTATTAAATCTAAAAATTGATAAACATAGACTAATTCATCTTGGACATGTTTTAATAATAAACTTAATGAATCATCATTTTTAAACTGTGTTAACTGTTTATAATACCCTTCAATAAATTTTGATACATCTAAATTATGTAATTGTCCAAACCCCCAATGTTTATGTGATTTACTACTCATTATATGTTTGTTATTAATCATTTCAGGATACACTTTACTCATTAAATATACAGATTCACGCATAAATTGTGTAACAGAATACATATTAGTTTCTTCTTTTGGTGAAACACCATTACCATATTCATAAGTAGAGTCCATATTCCATAAATGTATATTCGCTAATTGTTCTTCTAATTGTTCCATTTTTCGTTTTGTTAAATTGGTATTTTTACTTAAAAAGTCTACAATGCGTTCTAATAAATTAGTATTCGCATGTGATAACCAATTATTTAGATTATATGTTTCATCACTGTCTTCTGCTACAAGTGTTTTTGGGTTATATTTATTTAAAACTCCTTTTAATAATTGACGCAAACGATTTGATAAAACAATATCTTCATCATCGCCATATTTTGTATTTACATGATCTAATAAATCTTCTAATGCAGAAATACGATTTCCTTTAAACGCCTGTTTTTTTGTATCAACAATATTACGTTTATTTACTATTTCCATCAATTGTAATAAATTATTTTTCGTAAATCGTTTCCCATTTTGTTTTAAAAAATCTATTTTTTCCATTAAAGAACGATCTCTTGGATAATCATGCATTTTTTCAGAAAATAAACCTTGTAGATCTTGAGGTATTGGTAAATCACTATCAAGGTTACAGTAACGTATAAATGCTAAATAAACGTTTTTTTCAAAATGTTCATTTTGAATATCAGATGAATAAGTAAGACCACTTTGTTTTGGATCAAATAAAAAGGGTGCAATCGTTCTTTGTTTTACATTTTCGATTATTTCACCCCAACCATAAATCATTCTTACGTAAACCATCAATTCTTTATTTTCATCAAAAAAATAATCCATAAAAGTTTTTGTATTACGATCATTACAGCATGCATTTTCAGTAAAATATACACCTGAACCGGTTTTCAATAATAAACCTTTTTGCTTTATAATACTATTAATATTCTCAACTAATGCATAAGAAAATAACACTGATTTTGTTTTAAACATATCGAGTTGTCTTTGTTGAGACATATTCGCAGTTTTAAGCATTTCATTTAATTCACTTTTATAGTCACTTGGTAAACCTTTTATTTTTTTCTCAACTGCATATGTTATGACTGGAGGCATAAAATGAATCCATTTTTCAATGGAATGTTCTTTTGGTAAATCAAGTTCTGGATGTTCACGAATATATTCAATTTTTTTTAAATAAAGATCTATAAATGTTTGTTTAGGTAGGACTATTCTTGTTATTAATTGTATTAATTGTTGTTTTAATACTTCTAATGGTAATGGTTTTATAGAATTCCATGGTTTTGAGCTTTTTGTCTTTAATGTATTTAAAATACAAGCAAGATAATCTACACCACTTGTATCCTCAATTGCGCCATTATTTTCAGGAAATCCACGGAAAGATTGAACACAACCAGGAAAAGTCTTTTGTATCTTAAAAGAAGGTATGGCTGTTTGAATACCTACTAAAATTACACTTGTTACAATTAAAATAATTAATTTGTTACGGTATATTTCATAAGGAGGTAAACGTTTTTTCTTATCCAACAATTCCTTTGCTTCTAGTTTATAAGCACGTTCTGATTTAACGACAGATGTATCATTTACAAAATTAATGGTTTCTCGTAAAACAAATTCTTCAATATCATCAGTTGTAATACCTATATGTCCGACAATTGTACGATACAATTTAAAAATTAACTGTGTTTCTGCATTATCAAATACACGATCTTTCATTTTAGTTTTCTTTTCTTGTGCAGCTATGGTGGTATCAAATGCATCTTTTTCAATTAATTCATTAGTAACTTGTCTAAAACCTTGTTCATCAAATCCATCTTCTTCTGCAAAATCAATTTTTCTTAGTAATCTTCCTGTATAGTCGTCGACAATTTTATCACCTTCAATACGACCTTGTTTTCGACATATTTCACTTAAAACAGACATATAATTGTTTTTTGATACAAAAGCCTTTGCTAATTTATATAATGATGTTGGTAAAAGAGGTTTATTTGTATCAACACAATATAAGTAATACATATTATCACCTAATTCATCAACCATAGGATCGCGACAATAATATTCAGCAAATTTTATAATATCATTTTGTTTTTTTACAAAATCGTCTTGTCCGAGAATTTCTTCCATATGTTGAAGGTGCGGTGATTTTAAAGTATCTATTTTTTTAACTAATTTACCCAAATCAAATGAATATGTATTATACCTTAATTGTTTCACTTCATTTAATCTAGTTTTATTTCGATTTGCTTTTCTACTTTCTTCTACTAGATTTTGAAGTTCTTCTTCTAGATTTTCAAAAGATTCTGTAAAACGTTCGTCAAATTCATCAATTAATTTTTTTCGTTGATCTATCTTCATTCTTTTTTCAGCATCATCAAGACTTTCACATCTTTTCTTTTTTTGATCTCTAAAACATATTTTACTCATATTGCAAAATAAAGTGTTACCATCAATAAATACACTATCATCTACACTTTCATCATGAACCCATTGATTATTAACACGTTTAAAATACGACATTTTCTTTAATATGTTAGCTTCATTTACAATAGATTCTTTTTCTTTTTCGGAAAATTCTGATTCACCTTTTTCTTCTTTTAAATGCGGTAATTCTTCTAACATAGCATATTCACCGTCTCGGATTAATTTATTTCCTTGTACAAGATTACGAGCCATTTCAGGAGCCATTTTAGGTGGACAATCGTGTTTTTGTATTAATGCCTCTTCTAAAAATTCAATCAAATCATCAGGACTATATTTTTTAATCTCTTCACTATAATCTTTCATAATATCATATGGAGTATCGTCCATTTCTTTATCGTAAAATATGTCTTTACCATTATCCTTTTGTAAGCTTTTCATAGAATCATATTTTTTAGCTAATACACGTCTTGAACAATCACCAGCTTTTATTTTTTCATATTTACCCATATCTTCATTTTCATCTAATTTGTCTTTCAATGCAGCAGATATACTTTCTGGTGTAATAAGAGAAATCATCAATAATCGTAATAAATTATTAAATAAAGAACCATCATCTGAATTATAAATTGTTTTTAACCATTCATATGAAGTACGATATGTGGTTTTATCTGAAGATTTATACTCAATAAGTTTATATAGATCAATAACGACAGATAAAATATCTTTTTTCTCATTGAATAAACTAGATACACGGTTTGGTACAGGGACATCATAATGATGATTTACACTAATTAATTTACTATATTCTTTACGTGCATCATCTAGAGAATTAATATATGCATTTCGTTTTTCTTTAATAAAATAACGTATCGCATTAAATTGACTATAATTAATATCTTTAATATAGACCAAAAATGGTTCTAATTTACTAACGGCATTACGTACATTCATCATAGAAAGATGTTCATTATTTTCATATAATAAATCAAACAAACAAATAATATTTTCACTATCAGGAATAATTGAATATAGATATTTTTTGAAACGATCTGAATGTTGATCTATTGTATCATCTAGTAAATAATTTTGTATATTACTATTAAAAGAACCATCTTTAAAAGGAATTTCCCAAAATTTTTGATCCATTTCTTTATCAAAGTTGGTTATTATGTTTTTATCAATGGTTCTTTTTTTTGATAATACTTTAAATAGGTACATATAATTTTGTCCTAACATGCTTTTTTTCAATATAGAAGTACCAGGTAAATCAATTGAAGAAAAATGAATAACTGGCTTTGGTAAAAACATGATCGATTTTACAGTAGCATTTTCATTATTCGTAATATTTGAACGGATAAATATTTTTTTACCTGTTTTTGATATAATCGGTTCCAAATAAGAAGAATGTAAATTAAATTTTTGTATTACATATTGACGTCTATCATAGTCTATTTTATCAGATGATTTCGACATAATAGTAGTGTGAAAATTCTCCAAATTATCTATAACACATTCTATAGCATCATGTATTTTTGTATCAGGTGATAAAAATAGATTTTTATCTGCTGGTTCTTCAAAAGGTATACCATATTCATTACACATTTGATGATATTTTACATAAAGACTTTCATCGCCATTTTGAATTCTATTTTTATAATAATCTTCTAATAAAGTTGCTTCTTTAATAATATCATCAGAAATATTTAATTTTACAATATCATTAAATTCACTAGTATCTTTTTTATCATCTGTATAAAGTTTCTTTTTTAAACAAACTACTGGTAAAATCCATTTTAATTTTTTATTGAATTGCAATAAACTTTCTTTAAGAGGTTTATGACCTAATCCATTTGATTTTCTATCATAAATATTATTATGTTCATCAAATAGAGAAAATTCTTTTCTTAATTCTTTAAAACGTTGAATTAAATGATGAATATTATCGATTACTTTTGGAGTTCTTTGTATATCCGGTATTTCAGACAACAAGACATCTAACATATCATTTACTTGTGTCTCAATTCCATGACGTCTTTGGTGTTCAGGAATTTCGGTTTCTCGTTCAAGATCATCTAGATCTTCACCATAAACATTTTCACGAGCAGTATTATATAATGTTTGCAATTTTTCATTTATTGTTTGATCTTTCTCAACATCTTCACTTACTTTAATATCATATTCGCCACTAGGTTGATACTCAACAACAGCCTCTTGATTGTCTGGTATAAATCCAGGATCAAATCCTTCACCATCTGGTATTGTTTCTTTAACATTTAAAAGTGATTCTATCTTATCTAAAGAAGTAGGTTTAGGTCGAATAGTAATACTTTCAATTTGTAAATAGAGAGGAATACCTTTATAACCAAAATCAATGTAAATTACATCAAGATCAGGATATGTTGTTATCTCTATCATATCTTCTTCTAAATTAGTAATTTCACCAGTAATAATAACAGGTGTTTCTCCGCCAAATTGTATATCAATCCATGTTTTTGGTAAAAGAGAATATTGTCTTGCATAACCTTTTTCATCACTTCGATTTAAAATAGTAATTGATTCAATGCTTTCATCTTTAATATTTCCATCATCATCTATATAAATAGTTATATTTTGATAACTTTCAATATTTGTTAAATGTATTTCTTTATCATCGATATATAAAATGAAAAAATTTTGATCATGATAATCTTTATTGTCTTTTGCTTGAATGGTTATAACATCACCTAATTCTAAATTACAATTTTGATAATCTTTTTGTTTTTCTATTTCTTTATTATCTATTTCTGAATCAGACATTATATAATAAGTACACAAATTTCATTTAGAAAGTTTTCACGTATTTAAATTCTTAAATCTATTTAAATAGAGTTTATTATTAAATTATAATGGAATCAATAGAAGATATATATAGATGTTACTCAATTTATGATAAAAAAGCAAAAAGAATAGATGAGAAATTGTATATTACAAATAATAATGTACAATATAAACTTTTAAACTATGATAAAAATCTTATATCATATGAAAATGTAAAACAAGTATATCTTTATCGTTCTGTTATATTTTCAATGCCTGAAAATCAATTAATATCATTTTCACCACAAAAAACTATTGATAAAAAAGAATTTTGTAATAAATATGATATCAATGATAATATTTATATTAATGAATATATTGACGGTACTCTAATTCATTTATTTTATGATTTTCGTATAAAAAGTTGGGAAATTGCTACAAAGAATGCTATTACAGGTAATTATAAATTATTTAATAAATCATTAGGTAGAAAAACATTTTTCACAGTACGTGAAATGTTTATAGATGCATTTACATGTCCCACATATTCCACGTATTCAAAGACAAATGATTTAAATAATAATTGTGTAATTAATAATTTTGCTAAAAACTATTGTTATATATTTGTTTTATTGCATCCAGATAATCCGATTATTTTTCCTATCTCAAAACCAAAATTATATTTAACCGGTGTTTATGATATAACGCCTAAAAGCAATCGTGCTATAAACATACCTCCCTTTATTTATGAAAATTGGGGTGAATTTAATGGTACGACAATTATGTTTCCTAGAAGAAGATTTTTTAAAAACTGGGAAATGTTACAATCAGAAAGACTGATACATTTAAAAGATAATGAAGAAAATTGTGGATTTATAGCCACACATATTTCTAGTGGTGAAAGATGTAAATTTTATAATGGTCATTATAAAGAACTATTACGTATGAAAACTATAAAATCACAGTTTTTGTTACAATATTTATGCTTAAGACGTACAGGTTTATTAAATAATTATTTGATACAATATCCAGGAAATAGAAAAACATTTCGGTTATTTAAAGATCATTTTAGCTGTTTTGTGGAAAATCTTCATACAGGATACTTAATGAAATATGTATGGAAAATAGAAACAGATACAAGTAATAAATTTAATCAATATATCGACCAAATTCACCGTGAAATATTTATACCAAATATAAAAAATCGTGAAATTATTTCAAAAAAAAAAGTATTTGATTTTTTAATGAAAAAACATCCTGGTGAAATCCTTTATGTTTTATTTAGTGATAAAAGAACATATTCGTAAAAATTTAGAAATATTTAATAATCCTATATATTGTGATGATTCACATTGCCTCTATGGCCAAGTGGTAAGGCGTCAGTCTTGTAAACTGAAGATCCCGAGTTCAAATCTCGGTGGAGGCTATCTATATTTTGCTTTTATAAATAGCAAAATATACAGAAAATTTAAAGTTTACTATACATCTCAGAAAGTTTACTTAAAACTTGCAAATATTTAACTGTATGTTTTTTATTTACTTCATCCATTTCACTAATTGGTTGTCTTAATGTATTTATAATTTTTAATACTTCACCATTATTTGCTAAAGATTTTAAATCTTGCTGATAATCTTTTTGTATAAAATATTCAACATCCCCATTATCAATACTCTCACGATAATTATTATAAACATGAGAAAACCATATTTTAATAATAATAGTTGGATTCGCACGTTTTATTGTTTCAAATGACCTTTTTCCAACAATTAATTCATCACGATCTGGAAAAACTTTTATAACATCATCAATAAAACTAAAAAACTGAATATTGAACGTTTTAAGTACGGTTGATTTATCACCCATTTAAATTAAGATATATATTTACTTTTATATATATTATTGTATTATATATAACGAATATGAATTATCAACAAAGAATAGTATACATAGTTATTTTAGCAATTATTGTAATTGCATTTTTTTATTATAACAAAAAAGATATAATTGAAGGATTAGATGTTACATCAGCGGTTCCTGCACCTGATGAGGGTGAATCATATGTTGAAAACAAAGAAAGAACAGGTGAAATGACTGATTCTACAACAAATACAAAATTAGATGATATAGCATCACAAATTAAAGAATGTCAGAATATTATTGATGAGATAAATCAAATTTTACCAAGACGTGTTGAAGATATTGTTGTGGGTACTGTAAATCAAACAGAAAATTTAGATCAAATTGGTTTTACAATTGAACAAGGTATTACAGAAACATTAAATCCAATTACAAATCAAAATGAGCCTTCTGGAACATGGAAGATTAATGCTGTGTTACCAAGAGGTAAACAAGGTCCTCCTGGTTTAAAAGGACCAAAAGGTAATATAGGTATTGTTGGTGATGTTGGTGATGAAGGTCCTCCTGGAAGACAAGGTCCATGGGGAAAAGAATGTTCCAATAATAAATGTAATTAATAAATATACAAATGTTAAAATACATATTCTTGTTAATATTGTTAATCATTATAATTTATTTAGCCAGAAATAAAATTATTGAACCTATTGGACCTATTGTTTTACGTTATGAAGCACCAAAAGAAGAAACTGAAGAGTCAAAATTAAATACTGATATATATATAACAAATAATCAAATTAATTATGATTTAATAGATAATGATATTGAGAAAATTATAAGACAGCAGCAATTATTAGAATACAATTACAATAATTTAGGATTTAAATTAGGCTATGTTGATAACAATATATTACAAACACAAGATCCAAAAATTACAATTGGTGGTAGTTATCCAAAAAATATAAAAATTAATTTTTCTTTTCCTCCTCCTAGACCTGGATATTCCGGTGTGAGAGGTGAAAAAGGTTCTCGAGGTCCAAAAGGTCCCAAAGGTCCAATTGGTCCTCGGGGACCATTAGGGGGTAATAATTATTGTTAATTTTATATAATATAGATATGTTCTTATATATTATATAAAAATGGCTGACGATTTTGCAAAATTACCTACTCCAACGGAGATGCCTGCGAAAATTGTACAACGCATTAAAGATTTAAAATGTCCACCTGCTATAAGACCAAGTCAAGTAAGTGCTCGTATTAATGCTTTAAACGCAGCTATGCAAAAACAAGCAGATGAAATTGAACTTTTAGAAAAACAAATAGATGATTTAGAAAAACGATATAAAATATCATTTACGTGTGAAAATAATCCAAAATTTGATCTTAAATCTAGTAACATGCCTCAAATGGATATTAGTGGTAGTTTAACCAACTTAATATTAGACTTTCATTTATGGCAAGCAAGGGCAGGTATACAAGGAATTAACGGTGACCAAGGAGAACAAGGTAAACGAGGAGATAATGCTGAACAAGGACCTCCTGGTATATCTGGTTATTATGGTATACGCGGTGATACGAAATAATATTTTTATAGTATATAATATAAATTATAAAATAAAATGTGGATTTTTTATTGGATTAGAGGTTATATAGAACGTGTTCGTGCATTAAGGGATGCAGCAAGTTATCCAGATATGTCTGTTTATAATAGTTATAAGGCAACTGAAAGAGAAAAACAAGCAACTGTATTATTAAAAATAGAACAGGTATCTGCGGCTATACGTAAAGCTCTTCCATATATGCCCAAAGATGTACAAGAAAAAATGTTTAATGATTTAAATATTTATAAAGATAATTTACCTATTTATTGTGAAAATGTACGACCTATCTATGTACCCCAATGGCGTGCTAACGCACAACACGTAAATCGTTCTGGTAGACGTTGGGGGAGAAGATGGAGAAGAAGATATTATACATGGGGATGGGTGAGTGAAATAAATAGATATGACTTTACAGTTAATAATAATTTTAATCAACAAATAGCTGCTTATATTCAAAAAGTTAGTGCTATGGAAACAGATATACCAACATATATTTATAATTATTGTCCAAATGAAAACTCATTAGTAAATACAGAAGGTCTTCAATTATGTGGTATAAATCCAATTATACAAGCATTTCGTGATAAAATTAAAATTTATAAAACACAATCAAATAATGTAATGGAAAAATTACAAAATACAGAAAATTTTCCACAATTTCAACAAGCGTTATCTGTTAATAATTACATAAACTATGCTTATAATTGGTATCCAATGGATCAAAGATCGAGTTATAATAATGGTTATGCATCATTAACACAAAAACAAATTAAAGAAACAATAAAATTATGGGAAGCTAGAATACCAACCTTGTATGATATGTGTGTATCAAAAGATACACATTGTGGTCTTGATACTAATGAAATACCTATATGTGTAAATGATGATTATTTAAAAGCTGCTGAAAGATGTGGACAAGCAATACAAATGTCTAAGACATATGAATATGGTACAGATAAATTAGAAAAGTTATGGACAGATGTATCAAATAGTATACCTGGAAATATGGTAAGACAATCAAGTTTGATTTTAAATACTAGTAATGATTCATGTAAAAAATGGGTAGATATGTTTAATGTATGGGAAGAAATGGAACGAGAAGCACTAGCAGAACCTTGTGTACCTGAAAGACCTATTACTTCTACAAATGATCCTGTATTAGTTAAATTAGCTGATGATTGGAACAAATCAGCTTCAGAACACATTCGACAATTGAGAATTCGTTTAGAAAAAATTCAAAAATATATCAAAAAATATCCAAATATTATCGATATTAATAAAAACAATGTTACATTAGCACCTCATTCAATGCCTGCAACAGCTATAATTAAAAATGATTTTTCAGAATCAAAAGATGGAGAAGGACCAATGCAATATTTAGAGATGATTATTCCAAATGGAAAACCAGGAAAATCTGGTAATATTGGTGTAACAGGTATAATTGGTGAAAAAGGACAACCCGGTAAAAGAGGTCCAGAAGGTAACGTTGGAAACAATTATGTACCATCTTTTTATAATATTTTTAACCCAATACAAAATAAATAAAATAATATTATAGTTTTGTATTATATACAAAATTATAAATGAATAAAGTTTATATATTACTGATAGTTACTGTATTAATCATTATTCCAATAGTTTTTTATAATTTTAAATTTAAAAAAGAAGAAAATAAAGAAGCATTTGATGATCCAGAAACGTTAAACATTAATCCTATATCTAATCAAATTGATACATATTATTTACAACAAAGAGGTAAATCGTTATATGATACAAAAATAAAATTAAATATTTTAAAGGAAAGGTTGTATGATCATAAGTTAGATGATATAGTACAATTAAAAGGTATTGTTAATGAAAAAAATAAAAATTTCGATGTAACTTTAAAATCAACAAACAATTATAATAATTTATACACGATTCAAATTCCGATTGGTGACCAAGGTCCAGAAGGACCTAAAGGTGAAAAAGGCGAAAAAGGTGAAAAAGGCGATCGTGGAGATAGAGGACCTGGAGGTAATTGTGGTTTATTAATTTGATAAATTTTTAAATAGAAGATAGATTTTGTTGTTTGTGTTCTATTTCATCCATTCTTTTTTGTTGTAAAGTATCAATAGTAATATCTCTATCTACTTTATCTGGTTGATAAGTATCAGGAGGTGTTTGAATACTGATAATATCATCATTAACTGATACATAATTATGTAAATTACGTCTTGAACTTGTTCCTTTAGCACTTAATTCTTCAGGTGTTAAATCAAATGCTGTATATGGTTCTGAAATTATGTTCATACCTCCATTTGATAATAATAAACCTGTTCCTATTGGCTCATGTATTTGATTTGAAATTTTCTTTTTTGTTTCTCTATTAGCATCTACTTGATAATGACGTATTATATCATCACCAAGAATAACACGATATCCTTGTCGTACTAATAAAAGAGAAGGTACACTTTGAATGTTTGGAGGCATTGCTACCTTTTTACCATTTTCTAATACAATAAAAATTTGATTATTAGCAGGATTTTTCTCGCGATTATCAATGCATAAAAAATTAATTTTTTCTACTAAATTTCCTTTTACTAAAAATTGTAGTACACGTTGAGAGTGTTGACAGAAATTGCTATAATACAAAGTATCCATAGATTTGTATTATATCTAGAGTAATACTATTTAGCTAAAACGCATTTATTTTAAACACATGGTGTATAAAAGACGATTTTGGAAATAAAATGCACCATACATAGCAGATGACCAAAGAACAGCTAAAACATATTCAGTTTTCATTTTCTTTTGCAATAAAACAAAAACACCACTTACAAGTGTTAATATCATAAAGATAAAAGCGACTAAAGACAAATAAAAAAACCAATCGCAGTATTTACGATCAAGAGGACCAAAAAGAGACTGAAGTTTAGATTCCATTATATAATATTATCGAGAAATTTTTCTTATTTAAAATAAAGATTGTATATATACAAATGGAAATTGTTAAATATTTATTTTTAAATTTTTTCGAAGAAAATCTACATGAAACTATTTTTTTAATCATATTATCTTTAACTGGAAATATTTTACATACAAATGTAATTACATATTTCAATTCTGCTCTTCAAACAAGTGTTCAAGATAATTCTTTTGATAAAAGCGTGATGTTTTTTAAATATTTTATGTATTCTCGACTATTTTTAGCATTATTTAACTACGGATACAAATTAACCCAAGATGTAATTTTAACTAAATTAAAACAATGGATGAGATTTAATCTAATTGACGTTATTTTTAAAACAAATAATGAAGGAATAAGTAATATAAATTTTACTAAATTGAGTACTCCTATTAATCGATTATCAAATACATGTTATTTAATTATTTCTGATTTAATGAATTATACATTACCTTATTTGATTTTTGTTTTAGTTACTATGGGTTATTTTGTCTATCAAAATAGAACGATTGGTATAATTTTTATTTTAGGTAACTTATTATGGATATCAATAATGTGCTATATGTGGAGTATTATGTGGAATAGAAGTAATAATTATGAAAAAAGCAATTTATTTTTTGAAAAACATTTGACCGAAGTATTAAATAATATTGATAAGATTTTTACACGTGGACAAAAAGGAATAGAAACAAATATTTTTTCACGAGAAGCAAAAGAAACCGAAGACGCTCATCGCGATTACTATTATAGTGTTTCTACTGCTAAATTTATGATTGAATTAATTACACTATTAACCATGTTTGTTTGTACAGGCTATGCTATTCATCTTTATATGGAAAATAAAATAGATGCTATACAATTTGTATCACTTTTTACACTTCTTATGGTTTTTAAAGAACGCATGAATTCATGTGCTAGTTTAGCTAGTGATTCCGTAGAACAATTAAGTAGATTAGATGCAGTTGTAGAACCATTTCAATCTTTTGAAGATAAAATTAAAAATATCAAAAAACAATATCAAACACAAAAATTAGATTTTAAAAAGTTTGATTTTAAAAACGTATGGTTTCGTTACAATAAAGATTTAGACTATGTATTTGAAGATAAAAATCTTGATTTTACTTGTGATAACCATAAAATTATTGGTGTTACAGGTGAATCAGGAAAAGGTAAAAGTTCTATATTAAAAATTATATTAAAATTGCATTTGATTGAGAAAGGAGAAATTACCATTGATGGTAAAGACTTAAAAGAAATTGACCCTGATTATATCCGTGATAATATCACTTATATTAATCAAAATTCACGTTTATTTGATAAAACAGTTTTAGAAAACATTTTATACGGTTGCAAAGACGATAATACTTGTAGAGATCTCTATAAAAAAATTCTCTCCTATCCAAGAATTAAAAATTTGTACAAAAACGTAGACTTAAACAATGATACAGCAGGTTATTCTGGAGAAAAATTATCTGGTGGTCAAAGACAAATAGTCAATATTATTAGTGGTCTCGTAAATCCATCCAAAATATTAATATTAGATGAACCGACTAATGCCCTTGATAAAGACTTGAAAATGGAATTATTAGAAATAATTAAATATTTTAAACCATACAAACAGTCAATTATTATTATTACACATGATAAAGATGTTTATAATCTATTTGATGAAAAAATAGAAATGTAAAAAAATACGTAAAGGTCTTATAAATATATATATAGTCAATTTATAAGACATATTTAGAATGGATAACGCTACCATATGGAATATTATCAACACTTATTTTCATGATAATCCAAAAGCTTTAGTACGACATCATATTGATTCGTATAATGACTTTTATAAAAACGGAATTTTTCAAATTTTCCGTGAAAAAAATCCAATTGTACTTTACTCAAAACTTGATCCTGAGACAAATGAATATTTATCGCAATGTAAAATGTATATGGGTGGTAAGGATGGTTCAAAAATTTACTTTGGTAAACCTGTAATTCATGATGAGTCTAATGTACATTATATGTATCCAAATGAAGCTAGATTAAGAAATATGAATTACAGTATGACTATTCATTATGATATCGATGTAGAATTTATTGATTATTTAAAACCAGGTGAATTACCTACTGTAATAGGTGCAGAATTAGTAAAACAAACAAAAGACGGACAAGTAACTATTGATAATTATCCCGAAGAAGTCCAAGAAAATAAAAAACTATCAGAATCAATAGGGAAAGATATTATTGAAGAAGAAGACGATATAAAACAAGGAAAAAAAGAACCGGAAAAAAAAGGTGGTGCAGGTACACCTAAAAAAACTAAAATCAAAAAGAAAAAAAAGGATGAGATGAAATTTCAAATGACTACAAAAGCCGCTGCTACATTAAGAGATGTATCACAAACATCTTTAAAAGGAAGTACACAAACAAGAATACATACTTTAGAAAAAATTTATCTTGGTAAATTTCCTATTATGTTACAATCCGAATTTTGTATATTAAATAATTTACCAAAGCATATACGTCATACATTAGGTGAATGTAGAAACGATTTAGGAGGGTATTTTATTGTAGATGGAAAAGAAAAAACAGTTGTAGCACAAGAAAAGTTTGCTGATAATATGCTTTATATTAAGAAAGTAGACGATGAAAAATATCTTTATTCCGCTGAGATGCGTTGTGTTTCAGAAAATGCTTCAAAACCTGTACGTACCTTTTCTGTGAAAATATGTACACCAACAAATAAATTTACAAACAAACAAATTGTTGTAAAAATACCTAACGTACGTTCACCTGTACCTCTTTTTATTGTTTTTCGTGCATTAGGGATAATTTCCGATAAAGAGATCATTTCTTATTGTCTCTTGGACTTAGAAAAATATGAATCCTTACTTGATCTATTTATCCCGTCAGTTCATGATGCATCAACTATTATGAATCAACAAAATGCATTAGAATATATAGCCCTTTTAACAAAAGGTAAGGGTGTTACACATGCGTTAGAAATATTATCGGATTATTTTTTGCCTCATGTCGGTGAAACAAATTATATAGCAAAAGCATATGCATTAGGTGATATTGTTTATCGATTACTATCTGTTTATACAGGTAATGAGTTACCAACAGATAGAGATAATTTCAAATATAAACGTGTTGAATTAGTCGGATCATTATTGTACGATCTTTTCCGCGAATATTGGACCATTCAATTACGTGCTGTCCATCTTGAATTTGAGAAACGATTGTATTATAATCAAGAATTATATGAAAACAATTTATTTGGATTAATAACACAAAACTACAAAGACGTCTTTAAAGAGCGTGAGTTGGAAAAGGGATTTAAAAAAGCCTTTAAAGGAAACTGGGGTGCCTATGCTCATACAAAACGTATAGGTGTTGTCCAAGATTTAAACCGTCTTTCTTTTAATTCTGCATTAAATCATCTTAGAAAAACAAATCTTCCCTTGGACAGTAGTGTTAAGTTAGTAGGACCACGTGTTTTACATAATTCTCAATGGGGATATATTGATCCAATAGATACTCCAGATGGTGGAAGTATCGGTTTACATAAACATCTTTCAGTATCAACATATATTACTCGTGGTGTCTCAAGAGAACCAATGATTGAATGGCTACGTGAAAAATGGGGTATGAAATTAATCGAAGAACATACTCCTCTTTCATTATCACAAATAACAAAAGTAGTAATCAATGGATTTATGGTGGGTGCAGTCGATGAACCTATTGAATGTATTAAAACATTTCGCTTATATAGACGTAATGCATTAATTCCAATTTATGCAAGTGCTACTTTTGATATACGTTTAAAAACAATTTTCGTATACACTGATGCAGGAAGATTATGTCGTCCTATCTTTTACAAAGATGAACAAAGTGGCGAGATGTCTTATCAATCCAAGAATGTAATGAAAAAATTACGTGATAATGGATTTTCATGGAATGAATTAATTACAGGATTCAATAAAAAACGAGAAGAAGCAATGTTTGAAGCATCTGAAATGAAAATATATAAATTAAACGAGTTATATGAAGGAGTTGATACAGAAACAAATCCTGCTAAGTTAGACCGATTTTTAAAAGATAAAGCTGTTTTAGATTATATTGATAATAGCGAAAGTGAGCATACACTTATTGCCTTGGACACAGATAGCTATGAAAATGCTGATTCAAATAGATATACTCATTGTGAAATACATAACTCTCTTATATTTGGTATGATGAGTAATATGATTATTTTTCCTGAAAATAACCCAGCAACACGTAATTCCTTTTCTTGTGGTCAAAGTAAACAAGCTTGTTCTATGTATCATACTAATTTCCAGGTTCGTATGGATAAGACAGCTGTTTTATTAAATTATGGACAAACACCATTAGTAAAGTCGAGATATTTAACACATATTACGCAAGAAGAAAATCCTTATGGAGAAAATATCATTGTCGCAATCGCATGTTATACTGGTTATAATGTGGAAGATGCAGTTTTAGTAAATGAGGGATCAATAAAACGTGGTCTTTTTAGAACATCATATATTTCATGTTATGAAGCACATGAAGAACATAGTACCACTTCTGATTTTATTAACGAAAAAAAATTTATGAATATTTATGATAATACTCAAATAACTGGTACAAAATTTGGTACAGACTATAGTAAATTAGATAAACATGGTCTAATAAAAGAAGGAACTCTTGTAAATGATGAAACTGCATTAATTGGACTTGTAGAAATTAGTTCACCTGTACCAGGAACAAGTTTAAATACTACTCCTACATATGTGGATAATTCTAAATTTCCAAAGAAAGGACAATTGGGTATTGTCGATAAAGCTTTTATTACTGACGATGAAGACGGTAAACGTATTGCTAAGATTAGAGTGTTAGAACAACGTATTCCTGCAATTGGCGATAAACTTGCATCACGTGCTGGTCAAAAAGGTACGGTTGGATTAGTAGTACCAGAACGAGATATGCCTTTTTCAAAAGACGGTATTCGTCCAGATATTATTGTAAATCCACATGCTATTCCTTCACGTATGACTATTGGACAACTTGTAGAGTGTATTACTGGAAAAGCTTGTGCTATGATGGGTGGATTTGGTGATTGTACAGCATTTAATAATAAAGGGTCCAAGATAGGGGTTTATGGTGAATTATTAACAAAAAACGGATTTCATAGTAATGGTAATGAAGTTTTATACAATGGTATGACGGGTGAACAAATGGAAACAGAAATTTTTATGGGACCAACTTACTACATGCGCTTAAAACATATGGTTAAAGATAAAATTAATTTTAGAAGTACAGGTCCAAGAACAGCATTAACAAAACAACCAGTTAGTGGTCGTGCTAATGATGGTGGTTTACGTATTGGAGAAATGGAACGTGATACAGTTATATCACATGGTATGAACGAATTTTTAACAGAATCTATGATGGAAAGAGCCGATAAATCTTATTTGGCTATATGTAATAAAACTGGTTTAATATCTATTTATAATCCATCAAAAAAATTGTTTATGAGTCCAATGGCTGATGGTCCAGTACAATATACTGGTTCTCTTGAAAATGATAATATGCGCATCGAACATGTTACAAAATATGGTCGTTCATTTAGCATTGTATCTATTCCTTATTCATTTAAACTTTTACTCCAAGAATTACAAACCATGAATATTCAATTAAGAATAATTACAGAAGATAATATTGAACAAATTGAAAATATGTCTTTTTCAGATAATATTAAAAAGGTTACTCAAAATGAATTGATGCAACCCAATGGAATTATACGTGCTATTTTTGATAAATTACAAAAGAAACAAAAAGATCTAAAAACTCCTGATCCTACATTTACACCAGAACCAGTAATTGAATTTAATAAAGACGATAAAGTTTATTATATTAATGATCAAAAATCAAATCGTGAATGGAGGGTAAAAGCGATTATGGATGATGAAAACATTGGTATTATTACACAAGATATGGAAAATATAGAATCAATACCATATAGTAAAATATTAAAGAAAACAGATGATAAAGTTTCAATTGCTGTTAGTAAAGATGAAATTAAACATATATCATTAATTGATGATAGTCCTCCATATGCACCATATAGTCCTCCTTATGCACCAAATACTCCTCCTTATGCACCAAATATTCCTGTTTATGATCCAAATAGTCCTCCATATTCTGCAATATTAGGAAGAACTATGACTGAACAAGAATTTAATGATGCTTATAAATCAACTGTTTATGATCCAAATAGTCCTCCTTATGCACCAAATAGTCCATATTATGATCCAAATAGTCCTCCTTATGCACCAAATAGTCCAGATTATGATCCAAATAGTCCTCCTTATGCACCTGATCGTGATAATATGCAAACAGGTGGTGGTGAAAATAAATATAAACAAGGAGATCGTGTTTGTATGAGAAATTGTAAAGATAATCATCCAAAAAGGCCTTGGGAGATTACACATGTAGGACCTAAGTTTATAACTATTAAAGCAATTGATACTACAGGTTTAAGTGATAACGATAGTGTAAATGTAGTTTCTGGATATGATATTTTCCCAGAATCACAATTACATATTTTTAAACCTGAATTATTTAAACCACCACAACCAAATATGCAAAATATGATTCAACAACAAGATATACAACCAAAACAACCTACTGTTATTATAGCACCAAAATTTTTTAATGGAGATGGAAGTGATAATTCAACATCAGAAATACCTCCTACTGTAGAAACTACAACAGATCAAAATATTATGCAAAATGAACCGTCTATTGTGGTAAAAGATAATATACCAAATACTACTACACAACAAGTTCCTCCAATTGAAACCGCTGCTGATGTTGATTTTTCGAATCTTGTAATCAAAAAAGTTGATAAATAAAATTGAAATAGAAAAAGGATATTAAGATATTATTATATATATTAATATTTAGTAAAATGTCTACCATAAGTTCGCGAATCACAAGTATATATAAATCACGCAAAACATTGCTTGAACAATTACAAAAACAAGGATATGATACTGAAGATTATATCAGTTTTAGTATGAATGAAATAGATGCTATGTTAACTAATTCTCAATTAGATATGTTACTAACACATAAAGAAAAGAAAACAAAGATCTATATTAAGTATTATTTTACTTTAAAACAAACAACCAAGCAAATCAAAAAAGAGGTATTAGATAATATTATTGAAGATTTGTTTTCCATTGACGAAGTATTAACAAAAAAAGATACATTAATGATTATTATTGATGATGAACCAAACGACACTATTTTAACAAAGTTGAGGTATCTATACGATCATGATGGTATATTTGTAGTTATTCACAATATTCAACGATTACAATATAATATTCTTGAGCATACTTTAGTTCCTTATTTACGTGTTTTAGATGAAAGTGAAGAAAAAGAATTTATGAAAATAAAACAAATTCGTGATAAATCACAACTTCCCGAAATATCACGTTTTGATCCACAAGCTTTAGTAAATGTTGTTCGACCAGGAAATATTTGTTTAATCGAAAGAACGAGTATGACTGCTATGAAAACCGATTATTATCGTGTATGTGTTTAATATAATTATACAAATAGTTATTATAGCAAGTATTTGTATATAATGTCGAATATTTCTAATAAACAATACAATTTTGAATTAAGTTACACACCTTATGATTTTTATTACTCTACAAAAAGAAAAGATTTACCAAATGATAATCAATGTAAAGTATTAGAAGAAGAAAAAAAATTAAATGCATTTAAGTGTGATGATGATTCTAATATTGAAAAGTGCTATCAATATGAGTTATGTAAAAATAACAATTTAGTAAATACTATGTACAACCGAAGAAATAACCATTTAACTTCTGGAGAAAGTTATGACGATCTTCATCAAAAATATAATTTCGCAGTACTTAAAACAATCAATCTATCTGTTGGTATTATTGGTACTTTAGTATTTATTTATCATCATTATAATAAATAATCCAATATATATATAATAGATTAATAATTATGTATGTACAATTTACGCCATCACCAGAAACAGCTAGTTTAACAAAATTTAAAGATGTTTTTGAATTACAGAACGCCGTTTCAGATAATTTAAATAAATTTCAGACAAAATATTCTCGTTATATTCGATGTCAAAACGAAGATACGGCAAAAAAAGTTGATCCACCTTGTCAGTTAACAACAGATGATAGTTTTAGTTCATTAAATGATGCTTATGTAGATTTATTTACTTCACTTCATGAATTAGAAGGCGTTTATGATACACAAACTACAATAAATGGTAAAACAGCAGATGTTTATAAAAAAAATGTTGAAGAAATTGAGAATAATCATGAAGAAGTTTTAAAGCTTAGAAAAGATCTAGATAAAAAACTCCAATATATTCAAGAAAACAAAGATATTCGAACTGCTCCTATATATAGAATGTTACATAGCCGTACATTAATAAACACTCTTTTAGTAATATTATTTTTTTATTTAGTATATATTTTAATTTTTGATATTATTAATGGATAATTTAATATAACAATATATATTCATCTAATATAAATATATATTATGGATTCAAATCATTTATTTACATATGATAGATTATCGGATTTTGTTAAAAATTATAAAGAATATGTCGAAAGAATAGAAACAGAAGAAAGTAATCCTGAGACTGAAAATTATAAATATTATCACTTTGAACAAAGTCCAGAAGGTATTACTATGTCTAATGTTGGTAGATTTGGAAGAGATGTATTCTCGAACAATTCTTCTTGGAAAGAATTACCGTTTAGTAACGGTATTGATGCATGGAGAATGAATTTAGCAAAATTATACAATGATTATAAAATAGAAGAGTTAAATCGAATTGATTCTTCAAGAACAGTTGGTTTAAAATATATTTTAAATAAAACTTCTGAAGGTAAATATGTAAATCCTCGTATATTACCAAATATAGATACAAGTAATTTATCTCATAATGCTACTATACAAAATGCTGATAGTAAAGTAGGTGTTATTGAGGATTTTTCACAATTTAAAAAAATGTTTAGTGAGTTATTACTTGATGTAGAGAACCATTCGAATAGTCAAGATGCTGAATCACAATTAATAAGTATTGACTTTACTGGATTGATTAATGTAAAACAAGGTAACTACAAATTTACAGGAAGTGGTGAAAATTGCAATTATTTTATTTGGATTGGAGATCAAGCAATTTGTGAATATTTATCAACTAATTCAACAATCAATAAAGGTAATAATAGTTATAATGAATATTATCCATTAGAATGTTATGTTCCTATAAGAATACAGTGTTACTTTAGTAATGAAGATAAAGATACAATCGATTTAAAATTTTCAGTTGTCCAAGAAAACATGGTTCAAAATAAAATTTCTAACACAAATGTTACAAAGACCTCATTGTTTAACTGTATTGACCCTCCATTATTATTGTATTGTGCATTTGTTTCAGAAAGTAATAACGACTTTTTAAATGATAATTTTAAATGTTTTGGTATTTTTACAATAAGAGACAATAAAATTGTTGTCGAAAATTATTCACAATTAACATTATTTTATAAGACGTTTAAAGAAAATTTAAACGATGTACTTAATAATAAGTATGATTACAATGAAGATAATCGTTTATCATATGGTGTAATTCCTAATATTAAGACAGAATATACTATTATTAATAAAGAAATAAATTTGTTACCATTTTGTTACTCTATTTATAAAATTAATAGTGATTATAGAATGGGAAAAACATTTCAAATTAAAACAAAAACTGATAATAATGGAACATACACAATGAATCAATTTAATGATAAATTAACAGATTCAATATTAGAATATTCAAACAGTTACCGTGAAAAACCTGGTTATTATCCAAATAAAGATAATCTTGATATACAATATTTTACTAGTGCGCAAGATTTATCTGGAGTAGAATGTAAAACTTTATGTAATGAAAATCCTAATTGTAGATATTATTTTACATACACTTCAAATGAAAAACCAAAATGTATTATTAATTCAGATAATTCATTACCTTACTATAATAGAATTCCTCCTAGTAATTCACAACATCCAGTAGATGAAAATTCTTCATCTGTTTTTTTAAGAAATTATAAATTAGACATTAGTGGAGGTTTAAATTGCGGTACGTTTAGTAATATTAACAGAGACTATGAAGTAAAAAATACAACAAACTTTTCTGATACATTTAAATATTCAAAATATGCAATTGATAAAAAACAAATCGTTACACCAAATAAAATTGGAATATGTGGTGATGTTGAGTATTTAACACATCAAAACGATGCTAAAAAAATATTATATGATAATGCACTTTATTATCGTGATGGTTCATGGAGAGAAAAAGAAGGATTTACTACTGACTCTAATGAAAAAGATAAAAACCAGAAAATTACACATGCTATTTCCGATACAGGAGATGCTATTCGTAAAAATCTCAAATCAGAACGTGGTTATAGTGGTAAAATGGTGAATATTGATGAAAAATATGAAAAACTACAACATAAAATACCAAAATATAATCAATTAAAAAATGAAATGATTGAAAATCCAAAATATGACTTTAAAGGTGATGAATTATTACATTTTCGAACTCACTTACAACCAGATGTACGAAAAAAGAAAATTATGGATAACAATGAATTATATGTGAATTCTCAATTATTATTTGCTTTAGGAACAGTTACAAGTGCAACTCTTATTGTATTTGCTATATTATTAGCAAGAGAATAATTGTTTCTCTTTTTAAAGATTTATATATTTCTAATATATACAATTAGTAATATATAATGTCGAATAAAGAAAAAGATAACAACAAAGGAAAATTTGATTTATCTGGAGTATTTCATGTACAAGATAAATATTTAACAGATTTATCAAATTCATACCCAAATGTAAACAATGCTCCTTTAGTAGCTAATTATGTTTTAGATCTACAAAAAAAAATGAAAAAGACAACAGACAGTTATAAAAAAGCAAATACATCTGCAGATAATGTTTTAACGGAACAAAACAAAATGATCAATATCGTAGACGAAGAACAGAAACGTCTTGAGAAAAAAAAAATGTTAATTGATCAAGCAGATGAAGAAGAAAGACGCAAAGCACTTTTAACAGAATCAAATCGATTACGCAAAGCAGCTTACACAAAAATTTTAATGGTAGGTATTTTTTGCATAGTTATTCATATTATATTATTATTATGTGTAAGATTCTTTTTCGAACCTCCTATTGATCCAGGTGTAAATACACTATTTGTTTTATTGCATATTTTTAATTTTGCTATATGGACTTTAGTTGCTTTTTATATTTATATTAATATTCAATCAAGAAGTCATATCAATTTTAATAAATTAGAATTACCTCCACCAGCTTTATTAGATGGCTCATCTGCACCTGGAGTAGCAGATTATAATAATTTGTTTAAAGATTTAGGTCTTTGTTATTCAGATGGTTGTTGTGGTGAAGATACTGTATGGGATGATAAATCGGGTGTTTGTACAACAAACGCACTATTAAATACACCTGTCGCTAGTGAAGAATCAAATGTTGAATCATTTGTCGTACAAAATTCATTAAATATATGTCCAAAATTTGTTCCTGGAAAAACAAGTCAACAAATAAAAATTGAAAATGAAATGGCTGAAAAGAAAAAAGCTGAAACATATGATCCTGAAACATACGATCCTAAAACAGCTACACGTGAACAACGTAAAATGCATAATAAAGCCGGTGTTAAAAAACAAATACAAAACATATTAGCACCTACAATGGACTCTATAAATAATATATCTTCTGGATTTACACAAACATTAAAAGATTTAGATGATCCTCAAAAACAATTGGATTCAAATGAATTACAATTAGATAGCAGTAGTTTATTAGATCAGGTTTTACCACAAGAAGAACCTCTTGGAAAGTGTTATTTTACAACAATGAAAGATTCTCCTGAAATAAATGGTTGTAAAAAAGCTGATCGTCGTGTTTTTTATCCTGTTAATGAAAACGAATTATTACCTTTAAACAATCAATATGATAATGATGTTTATTATAAAGGATTAAATCATAGCAAAGAATTAACAGATCGTTTTTCAAATTATAAATAAAAAATTTAATCACATAGAATTATATATGTCTGAAACAAAACGTGATTTATATAATTCAGTAAAATGGCAAAATGAAATGATAGATGTTGAAAATGCACGATTACGTGATAAATATTCTACTGATCTTCAACGTGTAAAACATATGCATCAAAATATTATGGGATGGAATGTATTTAATTTTTATCTTTGGTGGATATTTTATATTATTGTAGGTGTAGTGATTTATTTGATTATTAAGGAAAAAATAATCGTATCACCAAAACATAAATGGTATTTAATTGGTTGTTTAGTCGTTTATCCATTTTTGATATCTACATTGGAAGTTATTATTTATAATCTTTATCAATTTTTAATTAGCGTAATCAATGGTGTTCCTTATCCAAAATATTCTAGTAAACCAAAAACAGATTCTGTTTTTAATACATTACCTGCTTTTTATTATTAATAATTAATTATTTATTTATTATATACATAATTAATGAATAAAACATTTGAAGGTTATTTTGATGCAATTAAATCAAAAAAAAGTTATTTATTCAAAATTTTTACTGATATTAAATCGGGTCGCGATATGTTAGGAGGTTGGGAGGTAGAAACTTTACAATTAATAGAAGATTTGAGAGATGACCCTGAATTTGTTAAATTAAATTATAAAAGTTATCTTGACTTACGTGTTTTACATCCCAATTTAAAATTATCCATTTTACCTTTGTTTTTTGAAGAATGGAGTAGTTTAAATAAAAATATATTATCAGGATTATGGAATGAAGAATTGAAGAGATTTTTTATTGAAAACTCATTAATAAAAAAAAACGCAGAAGGTAATTATAGAACTACACCAGAATTATATATATTTTATTTTGGATTTTTAATACGTACTTATATTTTTGAATTTAAATATATTTCAAGTGATGATAAGAAAATTGAAAAAATTGAAGAGGCTATTCAACTTTTTTATGATAAAGCTTTTCCATCTAATTCAAAACCTACAATATCCAAAAAACCTACAACTGTATCAAAACCTCTAACACCTAAAAAAAATGAAAAATATAAAGGGTTTACACCAAAAGAACCATTATCAAAATCAGATATTGATACTACAATTAAACTAGATTCGATAAGTATTAAGTATTTATTTTTAAATTTATTTACATTAGATCCTATTCATGACTTTCAAGAAGGTGCAACTAGAATAAAAGACCATACAGATATCGTAAAAGATTTAAATGAATTAATACGTTTATTAAGATTGAAAACATCATCTGGTAGTAAATCAGGAACTAAACGACGTAATGATAGTTATGATGATGGTTTTATGAACAAAAGAGGAGGTGGTGTAACAGACTTAGTTAAAATGACTTCATATGAATTAACAATGTATTCAATACGAATGGTTGATAATTTTGTTGAAAATTTCACAAATTTTGTTTTTAGTGATAGTCTTTTAAATGTATTAGATATAATGCAGACTGTTAATAGAAAAAAAGAATTAGGTGTGTATAATTTACAAGAACTTATTATTCAACCGGCAATGAATAAATTAGAAAATTCAGAATACTCCTATATTGAAGTAGTCAAAGATAAATATATACCAAAAATAAAACCACTACTTGAAAAGGCCATTTTACAAGATGATTTAACTACAGAAATAAAAAAAGCAGAGTTAGAAATAAAGCAAGATCTATATCAATTAGTATTAACTAAAAATAATCCGGTTCTATTTGATGTTAATAAAATAATTCAAGATATAAATACACTTTCACCAAATAATCAAATTGTAATCACGGAAGCAGAAAAAAACAATCCTAATGCATTAAAAACAAAAATAGAATCATTAAAAAGAAAAATTTTACGACAATTTCATCCAGACAAAACTAAGTCAGATACTGCAGACCAATTTAATGATATAAATACCAATTTACTTGAAATTATACGGTGTATACAAGATCCAAATTGTCTTTCTACAATAAAAGGTGGACAAAATGGAGGAGTTAACCCAAAAGATCAAAAAGAATTCTTAAGGGAAATGTTAGCACATAACATTTTGTATTTTTTGAGATATATTAATGTTATCGAAGAAGAAAATGATGATGGTGATATTAGTGTAAAATTCGAACCAGTTACCGAAAGTATGTCTATAGAAAAAAAAAATAAGTATTATTTATATAATACACAATTATTTTTAATAGTAATCAATTATAAAAATATTATTTTTAAAACTACAAAAACTGAGTTAAAAGATGAACTATTATCAGAATTGCTAGATTTAGATTCATTATTTGGACCTTTTGTTGAAAAAAATAACATTATTATTGATCCAGGTAATATCGAAGAGAGTATTTACAATATGATTACAAAAATAGTAAAACAAAATGATGAAGAAGATGATATGGATGTAGAAGATGATGAAGATGATAGTAATATTTTATTACATGGTACAAATAATAAAAATATTCAAGCAAGTGAAATAATAAACAAGTTAATGAAAAATAGAGATATTAATCAAAATAGATTTGTTGTTAATAATGCAGCAAAAGCTACAGATAAAATATATGGAGCTTGGTTAAAAGAACAAACATTTTGTCCTATTCCATCAATATTAGATGGAATGGCTTTGTGTAAATTTAAACAAGATGAAACAGAAACTGTTATAGGAGACTATCTACATGATTCAAAACTGCAAGTAAAAGGAGGTGACTTGTATTATATAGTAGATTTACAATTACAAGAAAATGAAGTAGATGTTTTATTAACAATGCAATTTGGTAAAGAAGGAAAAAAAGATGTAGGATTTCAAGAATATATGGATTTAACTTCAGGAAAAGAAGATACAAGATTAAATGCAGCGAATTCTTTAAGAGAATTAATTGATTATATGTTAAAAAAATATAATGTACTACAAAATAAAATTAATACTAGATCTAAATATACCGATGTTTACAGAGATTTTTTTGAAGAATTAGGTGATGGATTAATTCGTCGTTTATTAATAAAAAGTATCGGAGATTGGAGTCAAGAAATGTATACTGTTTCAAAAAAATCTGGAATAACTGGACATTCAGTAGAAAAAATAAGTCCAAGTAGAACAAACTCCCAAAATAACCAACTTCTAATTGGAATTACAGAAGACCGACTATCTGCTTGTAGAATGATATTTTTACAAAAATTTGGTAAAAATACTAATGGACTAAGTATTGCGGGTGCATACAGTACAAACTATAAATTTTTATATGGTAAGGTCGATATATTATCATTATTACTACAAAGAGCATATGGTGGTAAAAAAACACGAAAAAAACGTAGTTATAATAAAAAATCTAGATCAAAACGTAAGAAATAAACGTAACGAACGTTTATTTTATTTTTGTTTGATTTAATATGTTTTCTTCATTGTTCGTCTTTTTATTTTTCGTTTTAATAATTTTAGTTTATCAATATCTATAACTAACTTTAATTTACTTTCTATCTCATTTTTGCAACTTTTACAAATTGCGAACACACTGTCTCCATGATGTGGAAATAGAATACAGCATGTAGAGTTTGTACAAACTGCATTCGCACATTTATCACAACATACTATTTGTCGTTTTTCATCACATTCATTGCAATTATCCATTTCAGTCAAATTACTAATACTCCGTGTGATTTCTAAATTTTCGTCATTCATATTCATAGTGTACACTTGTTTACAATAAAATAAACGATAAAAAACCTATCAATTTTATAGTGTTACATTTTTTTACAAATTTCTTTTAAAAAAGATTTATCGTCTTGTTGATTATTTAAATAAATATTCATTATTTTTGCCGGAGTATATTTATAATCTGGTAATTTTTTAATCATAGTTTTTGGTATATTTTTCTCGTATAAGTGTTTGTAAATCTGTTGTATAGATTGTTTCGATAAATAAGACATTTCTAACTTTATATCTATTCTTCCTGGCCGAGTTAATGCTGGATCTAATTTATCATAATGATTACTTGTAATAATCATTATTCGACCATAATGTTCTTGTATTCCATCCCATATATTTAAAACATCATCAAGTGTAATAGGATCACTCGGAGATGATGATATTTTTACAGACGTTTTTTCACCATCCTCTCCTTTTTCTGAATTCTCTAATATTGTTTGTAACATTTTCTTTGTATCGTCTTCTTTTGCTTCTTTTGCAATTTGTTTTTCTCTTTTTAATACAATATCACCTAAGCAATCAATATCTTCAATAACAATGATTTTTTTATCATAAGTAATTGATTCTGATACATTTTTACGATTGTATGTAGTTTCATAAAAAAATTGATAGAGCTGTTTTCGGGACTTAAATAATTTCATAGATAGATTAATAATATGTCTATTTGTATATTGTGCAATAGCTTTTATAATTGAAGTTTTTCCAGTACCAGGTTCTCCAGATAATCCAATACCTAATGTATAAGGAATTCCTTTCTCATGATACCATTCTTTATTATTTAAAAAAAAATTTATTTTTTTTAACAAACATTCTTTTTCATTAAAGAATAAATTATCAAATGTTCGTGTTGTAGAAAATTCTGACTCATACCACGAGTCGTAATAATCTTCATTATCAATATGTTTAATACTGTAAATAAACTGTTTTTTTTCACGTTCTGTTTTAATTTTTTCAACATATTTATGTGTAATATCATTTAAAAATACTTTAATTTTTTCAATAGGTGTCGTATAAGAAAACAATTCAATTGTAATCATATTACTATCTATTGTACCGCCCCCTTTTTTTTCTTGTGTATCGATTTTTAAATTCGTTTTACCATATAATTTTAAGCTTTTATCAATTAAAAATTTTTTATTTTGCGATACATAATAAAATGTTTTTTGTTCTTTATCAATTCGAGAACTAGATTTATTATTTAATTCTGTAATTTCTAATATATCCGTATATTCATGAGAATTAATAATATATTCCCAGAGTGCTGAAAACGTATTTGTAAATGATTCAACAATATTTGCTTCTCCTGAATACTGACATACACTCCTTATACGTTCTCCCTTTAAACATATTGTATAACGTTTATTAAAAACATTATTATAATCAATTTCTTGAAGTGATTCAATTAAAGTTGTTAAACTAAAATTTTCTATTCGCGAGAGCAGTTGTGTTATTAAGCTCATTACAAAAGGAATTATAAAAAATTGTAATATATGTTCATAATCCATTACGTTTAACACCGAATATATTTTTAAGTTTTTTCATTTTTTATTTTATTAAATAATAAAGTTAAACCACTTAATAAAATACCTCTTTACATTATAAGTAGTAATGTATCTACAATCATTTTTTCTTTGCGCACTCGCACTACCTGTTATAAACGCCAATTTTTTTGATGGTCGTTTCGAAGAATGGCTACAGAAATTTTCAGTACATGTTTCTGACGATGCACACCGTGAACACCTATTTTCTAATTGGTTAGAAAATGATAAGTATATTACAGAAATGAATGGACGTAATTTATCCTACACACTCGGTCATAATCATTTTTCTGGTATGAACGACGAAGAATTTAGCAAGTATATTAATCTTAATAACGGATATTTAGGAAAAATAGATAGAGAAAAGATTAAACATACCATCGATGAAGTGAAATGTTTAAATGAATGTGTTAAAAATTATAATAGTGAACATAAATTAGATACTCTTTCTTGTGTAAAAGAATGTTTATCTCAAGATACCATTTTAACTTCAACTCCCAGTTCTATCAATTGGGTAGAAAAAGGTGCAGTTACACCAGTAAAAGATCAAGGTCAATGTGGTTCTTGTTGGAGTTTCTCAACTACAGGTGCTCTCGAAGGAGCTTATTATATTGCACATGGTAAACTTCTTTCTTTTTCTGAACAACAATTAGTTTCTTGTGATAACTTGAGAAATGGTGGAAGAGACCATGGATGCAATGGTGGATTAATGGACAATGCTTTTTCATGGATTCAAAAAAATGATGGATTATGTCTTGAAGAAGATTATCCATATACATCTGGAACAACAAAAAGTGCAGGAAACTGCGAAACTACATGTTCTGTTGTATCTGATAGTGATATTCAAAGTTATCATGATGTAGATGCTAATTCAGATAGTGCTATGATGAGTGCATTATCTCAACAACCTGTTTCTATTGCTATTCAAGCAGATCAAAAAGATTTCCAATTATATCAGTCTGGTGTTTTTACTGGTTCATGTGGTACACAACTTGATCACGGTGTATTGGCTGTTGGATATGGTAGTGAAAATGGCGAAGACTATTACCTTATTAAAAATTCCTGGAGTGAGGAATGGGGTGATGGTGGATATATCAAATTAGGACGTGGATCTCAATATAATAATGGTGCAGGACAATGTGGTATGCTAATGCAAGCAAGTTATCCAACTGTATAAATATGTATATTTATATATATAATGAAATCCCCAAAAATATTAAATAAAAAAGAACTCGATAAACGTAAAGCTGAAGTATATAAAATGATAAAACATCAAGAATTAAATGATCGTGATGAAAAAAGGTTAAAAATTCAAGCAAAACGCGAAGTAAAATTATTACATGAGCAATTTAAAAAAAATAATAATATAAAAGAAGAACCTTTATATGATCCAAAAGTATTATTCAACGAATTAATAGATTTTGTTAACGATAAAAATGTTTAATAAATTTCGTATTTATAAACAACGCTTTGTTTGTCCCATGTTTGACTAACTTTTATTTCATGTTTTAAATGTTGTATTGAAAGGTAAATGTCTTTACTTGAAAATACAATTGTACCGGTAGTTATTTCTTGATCTAATTTTTCTCCAATTCGTCTATTAATCTTATCACTAAAACATAAATTACTTATATAAATAATATCTGCATTTCGTAAAGAAACATTAAATAAATCATCTTGAATAAATTGTATTTTGTCTTTCAATCGTTTATTTTTTCGCAATTGTTGATTTGCTATTTCTGTACGTTCTTCTGAAAACTCCACACCAATACATTTTTTTAAATGTGAAAATCGTTTACATGCATTTAAAATAACATTTCCTATACCACTACCTAAATCATAAAAAATTTTATTATTTGTATTAATATTTTTCAAAATCGTATCAACACCACTTATTGTTAATTCACCATAAGTTGAATCAAAACCATTTTTTTGAAAACGTATATTTTCTTCTTTATTTATTTTGTATCCTAGTTTCATTTGATAATATAATCATATTATGTTTATATTATTAACTTATTATACAAATATCACATACGCTATGTACTTCAATTGGATAATAATAATCACCTTTATTATTAAACCATACCTTTGCTTCACATAGTTTTACCTTTTTACCATCAAGGTCATAAACTAAGCAATTTTTCCCCCTTTCTTTTATATCACGTTGCCTTTCTTGTGATATAAACATCGCCTGTTGTACTATATATAATTTTTTCTATATATATTATATAATAAATTTAACATTATTATACTTAAAACAATATGTATAAAAAAATATAGAAAATATTTTATCTAATATATAAATGATGTCGTTACCATATGAAATAGAAAAACATATTTTAGAATTCATACCAGATTGTTACTGTAAATTTTGTAATAAAAAATTATCTAAAATTAATAATAATTTTTGTAATAAATTATGTTTAATACGATTAAATGATTGTATATGGGGAGATTACATGTATATACGCAATAGTATTATGATTATAACACTTTGTTATAGCCCATTAGTATTATCGCCTTCAGTTAGTGATAATGAATATATTACAGAGAAAAAGTATATTTGGTATTGTGGTATTATATCATTTATTTTTTTAACACTCTATACAGAACAATATTTTTTTTACAGAGCTTTTTTAGTATTTCAATATAAATAAAAAATATTCTAAATAATATATTTTTTATTTATTTAAACAGCAGACAATTCTTCAAATACAATATTATCAGCTTCGTCTTCCTCTTGTTCATCAGTAACTTCTGCGAAATCACTTTCATCATATAATTTAATTTTTACATTCTTCCAAATACCATTTTTGTTTTTACCAAATTTTCTATCCATATAATCATGAATCTCTTTTGGTTTTGGATTCTTTGTACCAACATTTGTAATAAACCATTGTTTAAATTCGTTTGATAATTCACCTTTACGAATACTGTAACCATCGGCGCGTACAACTTTATCTGTAATAAATTCTGATAGATAATCTTGACGTTCTCTATAAGCCAAACTTGCCTGTTGTACAATACTACAGTCATTAACTTTTCCTTGATTTTTATATGCGATGTCTGTAAGAATAGCAAGCATTGTCTCACACCAAACAGGATATTTTTCCATAAGATTTGGATCTACTTGATATTGATAACGACATTCATCATCATCGTTTACAGGATTTTCTGTGAATTTTGCTACAAATGGTACTACTTTTAATCTTCTCCATGTACCATCATCTTGAGTTCTTACAGTCATATGTGTATTACAACATACAATCAATGCACATTGAGGTGTAAATACAATTGATTTAGTCATATAAGGAGCACGTGCGGTAATCGGTTCAATACCTGATACCAATTCTTTCATAGGTCCCTCATGAATAACATCAGTAGATTCGGGTTCTTGCATAACTACATAACGAGCACCTTTTAAAGCTACAATTTCTGGTGCTAATCCGCCAACCTTACCTCTTCCTTGTGTAATAATGGAAATAGGAGCCATTGCTTTATAAGTACCTAATACTTTTTGCATTAAATCGGTCAATGCAGATTTTCCATTTCTACCACGTCCAATATAGTTGTAAAGAGATTGATTTAACGAGGGTTTTCCAATCAAGACAGAAGCCAAATGATTCCACATATATTCTCTTAATTCTTCTTCTGGGAATAGTTTTTCCATAAAATCATGAATTTCTCCAATAACATTTTTATGTCTAGAAGATGTTAGAGGATAGTAATTAATATCTGTGCATTTTGTTAAATAATCTTCAGGATATCCTTTTCGAAAACATTTATTTTTAAAATCAATAACACCGTTTTTACAACATAATAGATAAGGATCGCTATCAAGACGGTCGTAAAATTCATCATCATAAAATAGATCTTTTGCTTCTTTCATAATATTTGTTTTATCACCAGTTTGTCCTAATCGTAAAATAATCTTCATAGCAGTATCTATCTTTGCCTTAATGGATTTGTATTTTTCATCTTCAGGATCTAGTGAAACCAAATAATTTTGTAATTCTACTACTCTTGATTTATATAATTCTCTGAGATCTGTTGAAATTGCTTTTCTAAGTGTTGTACCACTATCAATTTCATACCAACGATGACGCTTATATCTCCACCAATGTCCATTTTTAACATCTGAACAAATATATTCATCTTTAAACATTTGGTGTAATACTACCGCGATATCATAATCTCCTGCACCTTTTGTACTATTGGTTGGATTGGCTATAGAAGAAGCAGTCATGCTATTAATAGTATTATCTACGTAAAATCCAATAGTATTTTCACGTACAGCTTTGGCTCCATCTGGATTATCATTTTTTGCCCAATAAATAACCGATCTTTTTGAAACACCAGAATCACGTTTGATATCAAAATTATTCCATTGTTCACATAAATCAGGTATACTATCATAATCAAATGTACTGGATTTTGCACTAAATGCTATCCAGACAATAAGTAAACGATTAGAAGTATTTTTCAAAGCCCATCCAACACGAACCCATTTCGCATAAGAACCAGCACCATAATATGACTCCGGTAAAATATTTGTATATTCATATAGTTCTTTCAATGGATAATCATGCATTGGAAGTGTTTCAAGAAATCTTTGTAAATACATATCAAGATCTTCGGCATTTTTAATAGTAGATATAATACCCGATCCAGATCCTTCTTCTATAGTCATATATGTTTTTTCAATATTACTTGATTTAACACGTTGTAATGTAGGACCTTCTGGTATTTCAGCCGTTTCTATTAGATTCGCAAAATCACTTTTATAAAAGTAATGTTGACTATCTTTGGAACGAGCAAGTAATTGTGAAAATTTTTCACTTGTTAAATATTCCTCTACGTTTCCTCTATTATTAATCAATTCACCATCGTCTGTATCAACACTAATATTATAAACTTGTGTTAATTTATATGGTTCATGATGTGGTTTACGTGAACCATACATCTGCCAATTAGTATATCCTTCGGAAATTCCATGATCTAATACTTCATCCCATGTATTTACAATTGGAAATTCACCCCAACATTCACCGATTTTTTCTAATATTCTTTTACGTAATATCAACTGTCCAGCATGTTCCATTTGTAAACCAATTTTCATGTGAATTCCATCTTTTGTAATATTTTTATCTTTTACTCTATTTACATCATCTTTTTCAAAGATAAATATTTGAAATGCTGCATCATCGTCAAATTGATAAATTTTTGGTAATTCAGCTAAATATAAATCGACCAAATCGTCAAGATGATCTCTTGTGTATACACGTTCTGGAATATTAAACGCAAAATGAAGATCTATATCAATCATAATTGATGCAGAATTATCATGAAATTGAGTTTCTGTAAGATATTCTTTTTTATTTTTTTTTATGATATCTTGAAAATATAAATTATGAAATGTATCTAATTTATCATCTGGAATATAATAAGATCCACCATATATATTTGCTTCTTTATCTCCTATTCTAGTATGTGTTATTCCATTTAAATGAATATTTTTATCATATTTATGGTCTTGTAGAAAATCAAATAATTTTTTGTATGTTTTTTCTTGAATTTTTGTATTTTTTGGATTTCCGTCTATTTCCATTTTTATAAATATAAGATACTCCTATATTTATTTCCTTTTGATAAATCAATTTTATGGTTTGATTTGGTTACAATCTATATACTATTATATTTTATTTATACTTATTTAACGAATATTAAAATAGCATGTTAAATAAAATTGAAACAACATAAAAAATATTTTACAGACAATATACTACACAATAAATATGGGAATTATTACATCAATTTGCAATAATAACACTTCAAATGTATCTACATTGGAATCTAATCCAATTTCAAAAACTAATAAAGAAGAAAATTCTACTTTTGACGTTAATGAAGGTGCAGGAAAATCATTAGGTAAACTATATGATAATATGGATGAAAACAATAAAAAAGCAGCAGATGTTTTGGTTTCACAAGGTACAGAAAAAGCAATAGACTTTATGTTTAAACATCCAGAAACAGGAGAAAGGATGGATTATGCTACAATGCGATCTTATTATGGGTAATAAAATAAAATTGAAGTAAAAAGATATAGAATTTTATATCTATACAAGTTATATTAATTATTAACAATGAAATTTTGCATTAAATGTGATAATATGTATTATATTGGGATCAATGAAAAAAATCCTAATTCATTAAATCATTATTGCCGTAATTGTGGATATGTAGATAATACAAATATTGACGAAAACTCCTGTATTTTAACAAATAATATTAAAAAAGGAGAACAAAAATATAATCATATTATTAATGAATATACAAAGTTAGATCCTACATTACCTCGTGTTTACAATATAAAATGTCCAAATGTAAATTGCGAAACAAACACAGAAAGTGATAAAAAAACTGAAATTATTTATATTCGTTATGACGAAGATAATTTAAAATATCTTTATCTTTGTCCTTCATGTGATACTACATGGAAAACAAACGACAGTAACTAATTTTATAAAAAAATAGTATGTTGTATTTTTTATAAAATTGATTTATTCTTTATGAAATGATTTAGAAATATCTAGCGAATATATAATCATTTAACATATGGATCCTAGTGACGATGAAATTTCAGTATCATCTCTTGTTTCAAATGAAGAACAAGAGAATGTAGAAGGAGGAGTTAATGAAGCAACAATAGAAAGTGACGATGATAGCTTTGTTCCTCCACCACCGCCCCCAGAAGAAGATGATGATAATGAAAGTATTGAATCTTTACAAGAAAACGATGAAGAAGATATTGAAGACGATAAATCAAGTGTCGCACCTATAGATTATAGTAGTGAATATAATGAAGATGATAGCGACGATAGCGATGATGATGATGATTACTTGAAAAAATTAGATGAATTAAATAAAAAAAATATTATTCAAGAATTTCATCCAGAATTATTACAACATAATCATTTTGAAATAGAATCATTGACGCGTATTGTTCGTAATGAACAAGGTACAATAATAGATCCACTACATAAAACATTACCTTTTATTACAAAATATGAGAAAGCAAGAATATTAGGTGAAAGAGCAAAACAAATTAATATGGGCGCAAAACCATTAATTGAAATTGGTCAAGAAATAATTGATGGATATATTATTGCAGAAATGGAATACAAAGAAAAAAAAATTCCGTTTATAATTAAACGACCAATGCCTAATGGTGGTTGTGAATATTGGAAATTTAAAGATCTTGAAACAATATAAAAAATAAAAATAGTATAAAATTGAATGTTTTTTATACTATTACTAACCTTTATACAAAGCAAATTATGGATAGAACAATCGATATTTTCATACCATTTATAGATAGCAACATTTCAAAGAAATGCGTTGAAAAAATTTTACTTGACCAAAATTTTGGTCAAATTATGGATATTAAAATGAACGATAAAAAAATAAATCAAAATGGAAAATTAAAATCAGCTCATCATAAATACGCATTTATAAAAATATTTATATTTAACACTCTTCCTGGTAATAATATGTTAAATAATTTAAAAGAAGGTAAAACCACACATATTATATACAACGATGTTAAAAATACTATTAACCTAGATATTAAGCCCTATTTAAGTCTTAATGAAAGAAGTCAAAAAGGGTTTGAATTACATGTTAAAAATTTTAAACAATCGTTTTACGATAATATATTAGAAAAACGTGAATGTGAAAATGACTATAATGAACTTGAAAAAGAACTAAATCAATATTACACTGGAGAATTACAATAATCGAATTATAGTGGAAAATATTATTAATATTATTATAATGTAAAACCAATAATCAACACAGTGACCTATAAAAGCAACGACATTGTTATAGTCCATACGTTCAATTGCTTTTTTTATAAAATAATACAAAAAATACATAATAATAAAAGAAGCAATAAAATCACTAAATGGACCACTTATGTTCAATGAAAACATTTGTTGTAATCTCCTTTGTGTATTACCTAACCCATGTCTTGCTATTTTAATATTTCTTGAAACATTTGATCCTAATTCTTTTACAGAATTTAAATTAGCAATTGGACTAAAAAATGTTTTTACTTTTGATGTTAAATTTGTTTCAGACATTTATATTATAATTCTATAAAATGTCTCGAGGATTTTATTATCCAAATTGAAATATTTTTATTGTTAATAATTTGATGATAATAAATACTATCATTGTTTTCTGATAATTTTAATATTTCTACAGCATCATCATCTTCGGTTTCATCCTCGTCTTCGGTTTCATCTTCGTCTTCGGTTTCATCATCATCTTCGGTTTCATCATCATCTTCGGTTTCATCATTATCTTCGGTTTCATCATTATCTTCGGTTTCACTTTTTTCATTGGAAAAATATTCGACCATATTTGGTATCACTTTTCCTAATGTTAAACCTTCTTCTATTGTATTTGAACCTAATGTACTAAATGTATATAGAGGATTTTCAATAAAAACAGCAAATCTCTTTAAAGACAATACATTTTCATCTTTTATAGGAATAGACGTAAAAAGTGTTCCTACATTAGAAAAAATATTTTCATCAGATGGTTTATCAATTAATGAAATATAGTCATCATCATCATTGTATTCATTTTGCATTATATTGTCTTGAAATATGCATTTATATAATGTAAATGGTGTTCTAACTAATTTATTATGATTATCTTTAATATTTAATAAGTTATGATTCTCGATAAATAGATTATTTACTGATTTACTTACATTGTAGTCAAATACTTTTTGAGCATTTATGATATCAAATATAGTACTAGGTATTAATGTATCTTTTTTATCAAAATAAATAATATTAAATATCACATATATTACATTCTTGTTGTTTTTTTCTTGTACAAATCCTTTGTAAGATAAATCAAAGTCAAATTCTTTTTTTGTATCAGGTGTAGCGTATTTAAAAAGAGCCTTTGAGCATTCATTTTGAAAGTAAACATCTTTAGCAGTTAATTCATTTTCTGATGAAATAATATTATTAGCACATTGAAATTCAAAACTAGGAAATTGTAATTCATTATCTTGTTTTATTAAATAATATTGTAAAAAAGGATATAACCCTTCGTTATTTATTTGATACGGACATACATATACAGTAAAACGTTCTAATATATCAGTTTTATTATCACAAATATCAAATATTGTACTTAATTCTTTATCAGAATCTAAATAAAAGTAATTATCTTGTGATAATGTTTTTTCTAAACTAGTATCAGATACTTCACTATCAATACTTATATCATCATCTAAATCAATATCATATTTTTTTTGCTTTACTTTAATTAAATCAGATTTTTCATCAAAAAATTCTTCAGTTATTTGTTTAATTAAATATTGTGATTGAATATAATGTTCAGACATTTCTACCTATAAATAATATATAGTTTTTTATATTAAAATTATAATATAAAAAAAGAATGTTATTATATATATGTTAATTAATCTTTTTTTACATAATCCTATTAAGTATAAAGATATCGAAAAATATCAATATGGTACTTTATTTTGTATATCAATATATAGTTTGTATACAATAAAATATGCTGATGATTATAAATTTTTAAGCGATATCATGTTGTGGTTTTTATCTTGTGAAACATTTTTTATCCCATATTATCGATTAGATACTATTATACATCACTTATTAGGAATAGGATTTATTTATTATCCTCGTATTTACTCTATTCCGTTAAAACAAATAACTCCTCATTTTATAACATTTACAAGTGTTGAAACAAGTAGTATTTTTCTATCAACAAGTTATTTTTTAAAAGAAAAGATTAAAAAGCATAAAGAAAATAAAATTTACCAATATTCATTCGCAGTAAGCAATATATTATTATTATCTACTTTTTTAAAATTCCGTATATATGATTTTATATCAAAAATAATATTTAATAAAGATTTTTATAATGATATGATTATTAAAAATACAAATAGTCATATATATTTATATAGTACAACTGCTTCGTTTTTTTTATTAAATAGTTATTGGTTTGGAAAAATGCTTGCTGTAGCATATAAAATGATACAATAAATATTAAATTATAAACAACTGTTTTATAATATTGTATTGATTTTTAAAATTAAAATGCAATTGATTATCTTTTTCATATAATTGAAGAAAATAATTATCGCTATTATCATAAAAGTCACTATGAAACTGATTACAATACTCATCTTTACGGTTTTCACTAGAACTCCCAATAATAAATTGATGAAATGTATAATCCTGTGAAATAAACCGTTTAATATACTGAATATTATGTTCATGTCCACTTATATATGCATCAATTTTATATTTTTCAAATATTGGTATCAATGTTTTATATATAGGATTTAAATCATTATGATAGTACCCATTTGAAATAATAGGATAATGTCCAAAAACAATTCGTCTTTTCCATTTTTCACTTTTTTCTAATTCAGAAGTAAACCAATCTAATTGTTCTTTCTTTAAATCATTTATCGATTTACCATGAATTGAAGTTATCATTTTATCTGTAATATAACAATGACCTTTATATAAAGGTGTTGTATCTAAAAAATATAAATCAAAATTTTGAAAAGATCGTTTAAAATAAAACTGATTATTTTCAAAACGTCGAGAATGTAATTGTAAAATTGGATTACCCATATAATCATGATTTCCCATAATAGCATTTACACGTTTATATGGTATATCGCGTAATGCGATTTCATAATTTTCCCATTGTGTATCTTGTTTACTTTTTATTCCTTCTGGATAAAAATTATCTCCTAATAAAACCACGCGATGATCATTTAAACTTACATCAACACGGAAATTATCGATTAACTTTATTAGTGGACGTCCAAAAAATCCAATATCACCTAATATATATATCGATTGCATGATTGGAAAAAATCGCATTTATTTATATATATAATTTTTAATTTAAATATATATTTTTATAATATATATATAATGAAAATCGTACTTTATTTAGTTTTATCTCTTGTTGGTGCTTTAAACATCAATCCCAATATTTTACCTTCAATCAAAAAGTTAGACTTGTTTAAAAACAATAGAGAAGATTTATTAAAAGGTAATGATCAACGCGATATAGATGATAATGAACCTACAATTGAGTATTTGCTCTATATACATGATAGAAATCGTCTTTATACACGTTTATCTAATCCATATATATCATTCACTGAAAAAGAACAATTATCAAGACAAATTTTAAATGAAAATGGTACAATGGGTATATCAATAGAAAGTGGAGGACTATTAGATGACTGGAACTTTGAGATACTTTAAATATAATATTATTTTTGATTGTCTAAAATTTCTTCTAACCAAGGATTTTTTTTCAAGTTTTGATAATATAAATCAATATCATGATCACTAATATTATTTAATTTATTTAAAGCGGTCGAAATAAATTTGCAATGCAATTTGTCTTGATTTTTTGGAAATATTTAAATTGTTTTTCTCGACATATCTTAAAAATCTTCCATAAGAATTGATTAGCGGCCTTGTTTTACCATAAAAGAAAAAAGAATCACATGAAATACTTTTACGCATATATAGATATAATTAAAAAAAATTATGGGTAAACTGTATTATTATCTAAATCATATTTAATTTCTAATTTTTCTTCTAATTGATTTTCATTTACTGTAGTAAAATCTATAAGTAACTCTGATAATTTATCTAACGATTTTCGATTTCCTTCTATTATTTTTAAAGCCATTTTTAACGCATTATCGATTAATTTTTCAATTTCTTTATCGATTCTTTCTTTTGAATAATCAGACAATTTATTATTATAATGATCATCGTTATCATAAATACCGATATTTTCACCTAAACCATATTTTGTTACAAATCCTCTTGCTAGACGATTTGCTTGTTTCAAATCATTTGACGCACCAGTTGTTACATCCAAATCAAAATGATCTTTAAATATTACCGATTCGTCATATTTATACAACTTATTATTTTTTTCTTTATGTAATATGATTTCAGCTGCTCTTCCACCCAGTGAAATAATAATATTTGCTAACATATATCTCTTTGTAGGAAACTGAACAAACTCTTCTTTTGGTGTAAAAAGAGTATAACCACCTGCACCTGTATTATTCGCATTAATTGTAACTCTACGCACGTCAAAAATATGTTTAAAATACAAAGCTGCTAAAGTATGACCAGCTTCATGATACGCAACCATTTTGATATTATCTTTTGGTCGATTATCTTCTTTTTTAGGTAATCCAATTGTATTTTTCTCAAAAGCATCTATAAAGCATTTTTCAGTAATATGTGGTAATTTATATCGTACTGATAAAATTGCTGCTTCATTTGCTAAATTCGCAAGTTCTGCTCCTGAAAATCCTGTTGTTAATTCATATACACTATCTAAATTACAATTTTTCGCTAAAGTTTTATTTTCTAAATGTACATTTAATATTTGTTTTCTTCCTTTTCGATCAGGAAGACCAACTGTAACTTTTCGGTCAAATCTACCATTTCTTGTTAAGGCAGGATCTAAAATTTCAGATCTATTTGTAGCAGCTAAAACAATAATACCGTCTTTTGTTTGAAACCCATCCATTAGTGTTAATAATTGATTTAATGTTTGATCTCTTTCATCATTACGTCCGTGTCCATTTGAACGTGCAGCTCCAATAGCATCAATTTCATCAATAAATACAATACATGGTTTGTGATCTTGCGCAGTTTCAAATAATTTTCTCACACGACTAGCTCCAACACCAACATACATTTCAATAAATTCAGAACCATTAGCGTAAACAAAGTTAACATCTGCTTCAGTAGCAGTTGCCTTGGCTAATAATGTTTTACCTGTACCTGGTGGTCCTTCTAATAAAACCCCTGCTGGTATTTTCGCACCTGCATCTTCAAATGCTTCTGGATTTTTTAAAAACTCTACCACTTCTTGTAATTCTTCTTTGGCTTCATCGCAACCAGCTACATCATCAAATGTTTTAGAATTACTATTATCATTTTTACTCTCTTTACTTATAAAATTTTCTTTACTATCTATCTTATGTATATGGTATAAAATATATAAAATGCGCATTACCCCACGTAAAAGTATAAAATACCATAAATAAAGAAATATCTTAGAAAATAAATAAACAATCCATGATAGAAAAAAATTAGGTTCCGGGTAATATTTTTCTATAACAAAAGTCTTATTATGTTCTTTTAATAAATTCAATATATCATCGGCAAACGATGGTACAATATTCATATGATGTATATTCGTTTTAGAAGCATATTTTTTAAAATTATCATCAACAAACACTATTTTATCTGAATTACTATACATTACAGCACAATTAATATTATCTATATTTTTCATAATATCTCCATAATTCCAATCTACACCAGTTATTGGTTTTTCAAATGTATATAATTGATCACTTAAAAAATTTACACAGTCTATAGGTGGATTACTTGATTTTTCTACTTGAGATGTATCAGTATTAAACCAAGTATGGGCTGGATTTATCAATAAAAAGGGTAACAAGTAAATTAAATACATATAACTTGTCATATGATAATATAATAGCTTTATATTATAATTTTTATTACAAAATTTAGGAGCAGAGTAAAATTATATAATTATATTATAGTATATAATATATGAGTTCAAATTCAGGATCAGGAATTACTAGCATATTACCGCAAAATATTTTTAGTACTGTGAATAATTTTATAACAAATAATAAAACATTGGATTTTCTTATGAATCGTGGTAGTTACGATATACCATATGGATTTATGGGAATTGCTACCATTGCTGCTGGTACTTTTACATATGTCACTTATACAGATTATGCGAATGAGATATCTAGTGGTATTTCTGAAACATTAGACACCGTCCAATCAAGTGAATTATTTATACCTTCTACCGAAAAAACAGACGAAGAACCTCTTTTTCCAACAGTAGATGAACCACAGCAAGATGAAATTGTAAATGACGACATTATTTTAGAAGAAGACTCTTCAAATAAAGAACCTGATCAAGAAGAAAAAAACGACAAGCCACAAATAAAGGAAGAAGAACCAAATGCGCCTCCTGAAGAAAATGATAAACAAGAAGAACCAGGAGAAAAATATAAAATGGGCGGTAAATCAAAAAAACGTAGAAAAAAAAAGAATAAAACAAAAAAGAAACGACAAAATTGAATAATTATATAATTTATTTATAGCATCTTAATAAATTATACAAAATGAATAAAGTATCTACATTTGATACGTTTAGAGAGGTTTTATTTCAACTATTTCGTGAAAATAAATATAATTATATTTATGTATCTCTAGGTAGTAAGATTAATGAAAAAACCGTTTTATTTCATTATCCGTCATCACATTTAAAATTAAATAGTAATGCTCCATACCAAATGATTCCTATGTTTCTTCGACAACAACCAGAAACAAACAAAATTTTATGTATTATTATAGATGATTTTCATGATAACGAATTATTAGAAATAAATAATGCCTTTATTGATAAAACTAAAAACACTTATTCTAATATGTCTTTTATAACTCTTGACTGTATAATTACTATAAAATCTATTCAAGAATATTTAACACTAATATTTGATACATTAATTTACTATAAAATATCACCTACACGATTTATGTTTACCAATTTTATCTGTTTTAAATCTCCAAATCATTTGCAAATAGATTTTGAATCCAAATTAATCGGTACACTTGAAAAAATATTTAATAATGCGAATAATGGAATTTACAATATTTGTTATTATCAATGGTATAATTACTCATATTACACTTACAACTATATTTATTGCTATAAAAATTATAGTATACATCGATTAATGTTTATACAACAATTACAACATATTATGAAAAATACAATAAAAAACGAGACATTAAATAACATAAATTGTAATATTATCACAAATTATATAGAAAGTTGTGATGATCGAATTAAAAGTAAATGGATGTTATTTCTCGACAATTCAATTAATTTTGTAGAATCATAGAGATTTTACTTCTTCTACACATCTTACAAAAAAGGAATTGTTTTCATTTTCATCACTACCAAAACACATATCATCTGGGATGTAATGTGTATTTTCTTTATAATAAGCTAATATTGTAGGGACTCCTTTTACAACACGTTTTTTCTTTAGAAAACCATAAAGGTCAATACATTCATCAATATCTAAAACTACACGTGATATATGTTCATGATCTAATTTTTCTAACCAACTTAAAACTACTGGTTCAATTTTTTTACAAGGCTGACACCAGGTAGCACCGAGTTTTACGATAACAATACCAGGATTTTTTTCTAAATGATCAGATAAATCATTTGCTGTTTTTAAATTTGAAATAATAGGATTCGACATCTTTTATATTAATATAAATTTATTTTTATATTCATATTACTATTTATTTGTTAAATTAAAAACATCCTTTCAAACATGAAAATAATCCACCTCCATTACTATCATCACCGGTCTGAGATAAATGAACACTCATTTCGATAATGTTGTATAAACAACGTAATAATTCGGCTTCTTTTTCATTAATAGGAATGATTTTTTCTTTGATTAATACTGTAAAAATAACTTTTAATACTTCACCACAATTAGTTAAACTAAAAGTAAATTGTTTCGTTTTCAATGTAAGGTATAATTCTACTAATAAATTCATAACCAAAGGAACATCATTCGCATCTATTTTATCATCCTGAATAATGCTTTTAAATAATTCTTCTATTGTATCAAAATATTTATTATCAACATCTAATAGATTTTCTAGAATTGCTCTTGTTTTTTTATCGATTACCAAAGAGTATTTGTTTAAATCATCATTGCTAACTAATAAAATAGATATACATTGTGATAATGTTTTAATATCATTACGCAAATCATCATCACTACTGAAAAATTTTTCACTATTTGCTCTTTCTTTAGCTTCTTCCCATGTAGCGGGTTGTAATGGTGGTAAATCAACAACATTTGTAATATGTTCATTAAATTCAGGAATTTCTAATGGAGGTAATTTAGAAACCTTTTCTTCGACAGGTTCTTCAACCTTTTCTTCGACAGGTTCTTCAACCTTTTCTTCGACAGGTTCTTCAACCTTTTCTTCGACAGGTTCTTCAACATTTTCTTCGACAGGTTCTTCAACCTTTTCTTCGACAGGTTCTTCTACCTTTTCTTCTATAGGTTCTTCACAACACTTTTTTTCTTCGCAACACTTTTTTTCTTCGCAACACTCTTTGTCTTCGCAACAATCTTTTGGACAACATAATTCGTCGTCACTTGGAGGAGCAGGAGGCAAGGTATATTCTTCTTCAGTAGGAGGAACTGGTAGATTATGATTATTTTCGCTCATTGATACAGGGCTATTTCTAGGGGGATTAGTAGAATCCATATTTTCAACAGGAAGAGTATTTGGTGATTCACTCATATAAATTTATTAAACAAAAAAAAGATAATTAATTACTTTAAATTAAAACTTAACTAAATCTACTACTAAATCTACTAAATCACTTAGACGGTCACCTCCGTCTTTTCAATTTCAACATCTACGTCAAGCTCTGAAAGAGACATCTTTGACGTATTTGGTACATAGTCATCCTCTTTGGATACTACTTCACCATCTTCCTGATTCATTTTAGGAAGCATAGCACGACGAAGACGAGCCATTTGATTTCCCTCTGCGAGATGAATCCATTTATCCACCATATCGCATGTTTTGCGATTTGATGAGAGTAGCATATTATACTCGTTAAAGAGTATTTGGTTATTCATCTGCAATTGAGCCATCGCATTGCGAAGATTGTAAATATCAACCTCAAGTGCTTCTGCGTATTCAGCATCAACAAGAGACATATCTGGCTCCATATGGGAATCCATAAAAGCCAACTCCTCTTCGGTGAACTCGACTGAATTTTCAATAAACTCACCTGCATTGCTTGTTCCATCATACTCACGATGGCTTTGCAACATAATCCAGAACACATGCTCATTCTTAGCATATGAAAGTTTACATGTCTTTCCATTCAAGACATCGTTCTGGATATCTTTTGAGGCATCAGTATTGTACATTTCACTAAAGAAGACATGGGCACGATTAGTGTTACCCTTTGCCTTAATCAACTCAATGTGTTTTACTTTACCAATTTCCATACGATGGAATGTCTTAGACATCATCGACTCGGTAATATTTGCGTAAACGCTGGGAATATAGATTGCGAAAAGAGACATTATTTGCTGTTACTTAATTTGCTTGTTTGATTAACACTGATTACAACCAAAAAAGGCCTTTCAATTTTATGTAGATTTTATTATTTTTTTATGCTTTTTTTTGATTCTCTAAAAAGAAGATATCATAAAAATGTATTTATAATGTATAATGGTACAAAAAGGAAAAAAAACTAGAAGATATAGACCTCGTTCAATTAAAAAAACTTTAGGAGGAAATTCTAAAGGAGAACATTTCAGTAATACTGTGGATGCTGCAATAGCAGAGGGTAATGTTCTATTACATGAATACAATTGGGAAGCGAACCCATATAATGATAAATCTGTCGGAGACATTGAAACTTTTATGCAAAAATTAGAAAATATGAAAACATTTGGTAAACAAGACAAGTGTAGGATGGATAAATGGATGAAGAAAACAGAGAAAGACCAAGAATGTGAGAAATACAAATATGCCGGATATTTCGATTTATATAAAATCACCTTCCTTGTCGCTAATCACGAAAATTATAAAAAAGAAAAAGATAAACTTATGGAATTTGCCAATTACTTTAATAAAAAGGCTAAAGAACACAAAGAGCAGATTAAAAAAGTGGAGGATCAAGAACATGCAATAGATAATGAGAAATACACGAATAAAGCACTAGAAGAGAAATACTCATCATTCATAAATAATTTAATAACAACAGGAGGAAAAAAAACTAGAAGACGAATAAAAAACAAACAGAAATCAAGAAGGGTTAAAAAACACTAACAATGTATTATAATAGAACAAGTGTTCCATTATAATAAGGAGGGATCATAAGGGAACCTGGGTTCCCTTACTTTGGTTCCCTTACAATGGTTCCAAACCATACTCAGTATTATAAATTTCTAATACAGACGGGGTATCAAAATATCCACAAATACAATATCTTCCACAAGGACTACCTTGGTGTAAATAAATAAAAGCATTTATTAAACGTTTTCGCTTACTCTTTAATGCTATAAATCGTCTTTCATCACGTGTACAAATAACTCTATCAATATCTTTTATAAAAGGGCAAATTATTGTATAATAGTAATAATCATTCATATATAATATATTAGAAATCGTAATATTTTTTTAATAAAAATATAGTAATTATAAAATGGATGATCGTATAAACTATTATCTAGGAAAAAATATTTACAATTATATTAAAAAAAACGACGATGAATTTATAACGATAAATGATTTAACAGAAACAATCGATGTGTATAAATACCTTTTTATTGATCTTTTAAAAGAAACAAATAATGATGAAAAAAAATTCAAGTTTAAAGAAGGTGATATTGAAGTAATCACAGATGAAATTACCCTGATTAAAAACCGTTGTGAAGGGAATGAAAATGGTGTTATATTACGTTGTTTAGAAAAAGGAAGACATTGGGATAATTATTATAATAAACCAAATGATATTCCATTTCATAACAAAAAGAACGCTATTTTTTGGAGAGGTACTACAACAGGAAGAGAAGAATACATTGGAAACCGTTTTGAATTAGTTAAAAAATGGTTTCATAAAAATCAAAACATAGATGTAGGATTTTCATTTATATGTCAGGGAAAAGAAGCCTATAAAAAATATGTCTTAGGAATTAGCAAAGAAGAAGATTTTTTAAACTATAAATATATTTTATCTGTTCGTGGAAATGATAAAGATAGTGGTTTACAATGGAAATTAAATAGCAACTCATTAGTGTTAATGCCTAGACCAAGAATTGTTTCATGGTTAATGGAATCAACATTAATACCAAATGTTCATTACATAGAATTACAAGACGACTTTAGTGACTTAGAAGAAAAACTTTGTTGGTGTAATAATAATCAAGATAAATGTGAAGAAATTATAAAAAATGCTAATTTATTTATGGAACAATTTAAAGATGAGAAAAAAGAAGAAGAACTAGAAAAAGCTGTTATTAATAAATACTTCTCAATTTTACAAACATTACATTGAAACATTATATAATTAATCAAATAATATTATACAATGTTTAAAAATCACAACTAAAATTAAAACAATCATCATCTACTTTTTTGTTTGCCATGGCGTATTCAGAATTTGTACGTTCAAAAAAGTTTACTTTTGATTCCACACTAATTAACTCCATAAAATCAAAAGGATTTGACGAATTGTAAATTTTTTCATATCCTAATTGCATACATAAACGATCTGCTACAAATTGGATATACTGAGTCATTAATTTGCTATTCATACCAATCATTTTACATGGTATAGCTTCTGTAATAAACTCTGTTTCAATATCAACTGCTTCCTTTATAATTTCATGAATACGTTTTTTCGATAATTTCGCATTCATTTTTTTATAAAGCATAATAGCAAATTCAGTATGTAACGCTTCATCACGTGATATTAATTCATTTGAAAAAGTTAAACCTGGTAAAATACCACGTTTCTTTAACCAATAAATAGAAGCAAAAGAAGAAGAAAAGAAAATTCCTTCAATGGCTGCAAAAGCTACTAAACGTGAAGCAAAAGATGATCTATTATCAGCTATCCATTTTTTTGCCCAATCTGCTTTTTTTGTAATGCACGGGAAATTAGAAGTAGCATGAAACAAACGATCTTTTTCTACACTATCATTTACATAAGTATCTATCAATAAACTATACATTTCGGAATGAATATTTTCCATAGCAATTTGAAATCCATAAAAAGAACGAGCTTCTGCTACTTGAACATCACCCATAAATCGTAAGGCTAAATTTTCTAAAACTATTCCATCAGATGCGGCAAAAAAAGCTAAAACCATTGTTATAAAATGCTTTTCGTCCGGTGTTAGCTTTGCCCAATCAGTCAAATCTTTTGAAAGATCAACTTCTTCTGCTCTCCAAAAACAATCGACCTGTTTTTTATATAATTCCCAAATGTCTGCATACTGCAGTGGAAACATAACATAACGTTCATCCGTTGGCTCGAGTATAGGTTCAGGTGTTTTACTAGACATTCTCTCTAAATAATATATTCCAGATATATTTATGTGGTTTCAATAAATAAATTCTCCAACTGGAGATTTTCACAAAAATTATTATAAATGTACCTATAAAAGGTAGTGGATATATCAATATTTATAGGTTAAATTTTTCCTCTGTATAATATAAATGAAATCTTTCAATAAAATTGTTATATTTTTATTGATTTGTATTCTTGTAGTTATGTTGATAATAGGTAACAAAAATAAAAACCATGTTAAAGAAATGTTTCAAGGTGATGATTTTAACTTGCCTGTTTATATAATCAACATGGATAAAGACGAAGATCGTTACAAAAAATTTTTATTAAAATACAATAATTCAGATATCAGTAATAAAAAACTTATCCGTTTTCCTGCTATTGTAGGAAAAAACGAAGATCCAACAAAATGGCTAACGGATAAATCTTTAAATGAATTGAAATTAACAGAAGAAAATGGTTATAGAACTCATCATCATAGTTTAACACGTGGTGCTATTGGTTGTTTTTTAAGTCATTATAATTTAGCAAAAAAATTATTGAAAGATCCTGATAATAATGCTTATTTAGTTTTCGAAGATGATACAAGTGTATTACCATTTACATACAAAAAAATAACAAAATCACTAAAAGAAGTACCATACGATTGGGATTATCTTTTATTTTATACAATTCGTGCAGTTGGACGTGAGGAAAATAAATTATTTAATAGATTGAAATCGTTTTGGGGTATGAATTGTTATATTATAAATAAGAAAGGAGCACAAAAATTAATAAATGAAGTAGAAAAAAACAAAATTGACGGTCAAATTGATTGTTATTTATCGAAAATGATACAGCAAAATAAAATAAACATCTATTCGTCAAGATCACAATATGTTATGTGTAATTCACAAGACACAAATATTCAAATGTTATTAAAACCTATAAAAGGAGTAGATCCATATGATTACCATGGATATAAAATGTAAAACTTTCTAAAATTATTATATTTATTTAATTCAGATGAATATAATAAATGGTAAACTTCCTATTGATTTTAATTGGAAAGAATATCTAGATTTAAATGATGATGTTAGAGAATGTTATCCAACAAAAGAAGGTGCTATTAATCATTATTTACAAGATGGTATAAGACAAAATAGAATATATAAAAAGAAAAATTTACCAAATGATTTTGATTGGGAAATATATCTAGCTATAAATCCAGATGTTTATTCTGTATGTAAAAATAAAATAAGTGCTATTATGCATTATGAAAATCACGGTTTTGATGAAAAAAGAAAATATAGATTTAAAGAAGTCAATATTCCTAATGATTTTGATTGGGAAAATTATTGTATCAATAATCCATCTTTAAACATACATAATAAAATCACTGCTGTAGCACATTATTATAAAATAGGAAAACGAAAAAAACTTTCTTATAGTGTTAATAATACAAGTTTACCTGTTAATTTTGATTGGAAAGTGTATACAAAATTAAATAACATAGAAAATATTTGCACTACAAAAGAAAGTGCTATAAAACATTATCTAAAAATAGGAAAGGTTCAAAAATTAGATTATCAAGTTCCAAGAATAAAAATACCACCTGACTTTAATTGGATTACATATCTAGAATTAAATACCGATGTAAAGCAACAATATAATAGTAAATCATTAGCAGAATATCATTATTTTATAACAGGTCAGCGGGAAAAACGTATTTATAAATACGCTCATGTCCCACATGATTTTAATCATAAAATATATCTTGAGATCAATCCTAATATACCAGAAAATTACAAAGTAAATGAATATACAGTTAAATTACATTATGATCTATTTGGATATGGTCAAAGATTATGTTATAAATATGATTTTTCAAACTTACCAAACAATTTCGATTGGGAAAAATATCGAGATTTAAATACAGATTTAAAAAACATTTGCTGTAATGAATTACAATATAAAAATCATTATAGTAATTATGGTATTTATCAAAATAGATCATTTTCACACGATGTTAAAAAAAAATCTATTGTAGACAAGGCATATGGAAAGTTCCCATTTTTATTTCATAAATATATTTTAAATATAAGTGAAAAAACAGATAAAATAAATTATGAACAAAAAAACAAATTATCGCTTAAGAAAAAATATTTACTTGTAACACACATTCACTGTTATAATATTGATATTTTTGATAAATTTTTTAAAATATACTTTGAAAAGATTTCACAATATAGTGAACTAATTATAATTACTTATAGTATTGGTACTTGTAATAATAACAAAGAAAAATGTATCTATTTAAAATGTTTAAATAAAGGTATGGATATTGGAGGAAAATTTGTGTGTATTGATTTTTTAAAAACCCAAAATATCAAATATGATTCTATTTTATTTTTACATTCTAAAACAGATGATTATATACGTAAACTTTATTGTGAACCTTTAATTAATAGTATAGATGAAATTATATCTAATTTAAAAGATAATAGTATTGGTATATATGTACCACCATTAATATATATGGGTGATTATGCTTCGATTATTTACAAAGAACAGTTTGTAGATCCAAAAAATGTAACATATAAGTGGAACTTTGGTAATTCTATGTATTTAAATGAATTAGATAAATACCATAATTTTAATCCAAATAATTATTGTTTTCCTGAAGGCAATTGTTTTATATGTAAATCAGATATTGCTGAAAGCCTATACGGAGATAAACACTTGTATAATCTATTAAATGATAAATTTACGATCGATATTGTATGGATAAAAGCACTATATGGTACACGTGGATTTACCTTTGGAAATACAATAGAAGAAATATATCAATTCTTTCAGAGTATAAATACTGTAAAATTATATCCAAATAATATAGCATGGGGTGCAGGTCATGAAGGACATGCAGATAATATGTTTGAACACAGCTTTGAACGTATTGTATTCAAAGTTGTACAAAAATTAAGATACAAAATAAAAATATTACCATTTAAAAAAGACAGTGATTATCTAATAAAATTAAAAGACATGAATAATCAAATAAATCAAATTCTTGGACTTTAATCTATTTTTTTTGTTTTCTTTTTTGTCGTTTTCTACGACGTATACGTTTTTTTTTCCACTTATCGCGCATATAAAAAACCTTTATATTAATATTTGTTAAAATAAAACTAAAATCTAATCTTTCTTTTTATATTTTTCAATAGCACTTAGTAATGTATTTTGTATAACTTCTTCATTACATGGACTCACTCTAAATATAATTTTTTCTGCATAATCACTTTTTACACCACTAAGCTTAATTTTTGAAGCTTTCATAAAATCTTTTTTCCATTGATCGCATGTATATATTTCTAATTCCATTGTAAATTAATACAAATAAGTATTTAAAATATCTAAACTTCAATTTTATATATCTACTTCAACATCATTTTTTTCTCTGCATAAACTTCTTGCTAAATGTCTACATTTACATTTACATGATTTATCATTTTTAAAAGACGTTGTAGAATATTCCGGTACAAATCCATCAATATACATTTGTGTTGTCGGTCTTCGTTTTTGATGCTCCAAACAGCATTTACAATTAGATAATAAATCCATATAATGAATAGATTGTTCTATAGTAATATAATTAAACCATTCAAAACCTGTAAAGCTATATAAAAGATTACATATAGCTTTAAATTCCAATTGTGGTTTTATTTTGTTTAATCTTTCGCGATGCTCTAAACTATATTTCATATCCATAATATAATCTTCAATCTCATAAGGCAATTTATCTAGTAAATATCTCATTTTTATATGATAGTAAAAATGAGATTGTTGTTTAAAATCAATTTTATAAATCAAAATTTCGACAATACATACATTTTTCCATAATTATAAATATGAATAGCTTTATTTAACACTCCGATCATTCTACCTGATCCTGAAAAATAATTATTTTGAAAAATGCTTTCTTTATTTCCAATATAACCTACTTGACCTTTACTACTATATTCAAATGGTTGTAGAGTAAATTTATTGTTAAATTGTTTCGCCAAATATTCTCCTTGTTTATATGCTACTTGTGCCGTAGGAGGATATCCTGAAACTGCACAATCACCTATTGCGAATAATTTATCTTGATTTTTAATATGTAGGTAATTATCAACAGGTATTCCTTTTAAACAACTTAATTGTAATTGTTTATTTACAGTTTGACTTAATTTATTTGATTTAATACCACCACACCATATAGCTAAATCAAAAGAGATAGATGGACTATCTTTAATATCTATAGAATTTTTATTTATTTTTTTCACCATACTATTTAAATGGATATTAACATTATTTTTCTTCCATAATTCGATTGCGTCATTAGAAAGTTTTTCACAAAATGTAGAAAGAGGACGTTTTAATGCATCTATTGCTATGATATTATGTTTATTTAAATCATTTAATGTACCTATTAACTCTGAACCAGTTAATCCACAACCAATCACGGCTATATTTGAAGGTGTTTTTAACTTCAATAATTGATCGCGTATTTTTATATAATCATTGTGCGTTTTTAAAAAGAAAGTGTTTTCTTGGACACCTTGTATATTAAATGTGTTAACATCAGAACCATGTGAAAAAACAGCATAATTATATTTATATATATCTTTATCTGATATCAATTCATTTTTTTTAATATCTAAATCTATGATTTTCCCTTTAATGTAACTGCATTTATGTTGTAATTCTTTAATATTTATTGTTAAATCCTTATCTTGGACAACATTTTGTGCTAAAAGTGGTGTATATAAAAAGTAATCTTTATCAGAGATTACTATGGTAGTATATTTTGTATTGTCTATATTATGCAGAAATCCTATACTTGCCCATCCAAATCCAACAATATAAATAATTTCTTTTTCCATTATATAATAAAATAGAAATGAAATATGGAACTTCTGGCTTTCGCGACCATCATTCAAAAATTTTACATATATCAGAAAAAATAGGTAGTGCTATAGCATTATTATCTTGCTATAAACGTACTTCATTTGGAATAATGATTACTGCATCGCATAACCACTATGATGATAATGGTGTAAAAATAATGGATAAAAATGGTAATATGATATCACATGATCTTGAAGATTACATGGAAAATTTTATTAACAATGCCCACGAAGAAACACCTCCTATTGAAGATAGTATTGTGTACGATTCTATGAAAATAATAATTGGATACGATTCACGTGAAAGTAGTCCATCTATATGTAACCAAATTTTAAAAGGAATAAAAAAACTAAATTGTAACTTTCCTGTCCAAGTACTTGATTTGGTAACAACACCACAATTACATGCATATTTTTCTCATCTTGGAAAAAATTATATTTCCCATTTAAAATCATTAGCTAAAATGGTATCATTTCCTTGTATATTAGATTGTGCAAATGGTATAGGTGCTAAGGTAATGCGTACAATTAATAGTCGAAATATATATCTAGCAAACAATTCTTGGACAGAACCTACTAAATTAAATAAGGAATGTAGTTCTGATTATGTATGTTCTCAAGAAAAATTGCCTATTACTCCTGTTTTTTTAAAAGAATTACCTTATCTACGTGCTTCTCTCGATGGAGATGCCGATCGTATTGTATTTTATTATACAGAACATAAAAATCTTAATATTTTAAACGGTGATTACATAGCAGCCTTGATTTTAACTTATTTATCAAAAATTGTCCAAGAAACAGACAATCTGGAAATTTGTTATGTTTATACAGGTTACACAAATCAGGCTTGTGTAGATTATATTAAATCGTTAACATTTCCTAAAAACAATAGGATTTCTCATTTTTGTACAGCTACAGGTGTGAAACATCTACATAATAAGGCATGTAAATATGATATTGGTGTTTATTTTGAACAAAATGGCCATGGAAATGTTATTTTTAATAAAAAACCAAAACATTTAGAAACAATCGCCATGTTTTTTCATCCAAACATAGGGGATGGGATTATGGACATGTTCGCGGTTTTGTTTATTTTACAAGAATTGAAAATTTCGATAAAACAATGGTATCGTCTATTTTTCAACACCCCATCTATTTTAACAAAACACAATGTCCAAGATAAAAGTGTTTTAAAAACAACAGAAAATGAACTACGTTTAACAAAGCCTGAATATCTACAAAATTACATCGATAAACAATGTAATGAAAATAACTGTCGTGCATTTGTTCGACCATCTGGTACAGAAAATTGTGTGAGATTATATGTTGAAGGAAATGATGAATTAATGAATAAGATTGTTCAAAATAAAATCTCCCGTTTTATTCAGAAATACATGAATAATTATGTATTTACTATAAACGACACTGATTTTTCAATACGTCATATTGATGATACTGATATTAATAATGAATATATAAAACTTCTTGGACAATTAACTCAAATTGATTCTTTAGATAAAACAAAAACATTTGATTTTTTACGTTCTTTAAACAAAAATCATGCTGTTTTTATAATGGAAGATTATGATACAAGTAAAATAGTAGCATCAGGAACTATTTTAATTGAAAATAAATTAATTCACAATAATGGAAAGATTGGACATATTGAAGACATTGTTGTAGATCATACGTATCGAGGATATGGGTTAGGAAAAAAGATAATAGATTATCTTTCACAATATGCTAAAAATGAGGGATGTTATAAATGTATCTTAGACTGTTCAAAAGATAATATTGGTTTTTATGAGAAATGTGGTTATGATAATAAAGGAGCTCAAATGTCCATGTATTTTTAGTGTTTTTCTGAAAATCGAATATCGTTTTTTGAAACTGTTTTTTCAGAGAACCATCCAGACGGATTATAACCAATTGTATTACTTACATACCGACCTTTTATTGACTTTGGTAAAGACATAATTGTTATCTCATCTAATTGATATGGTTGACCATTTTCTTTTATAATATGGAAATCCACCCATTTTTCTTTATAAAGTATTTCAGCTTTAAATTTTGAGTTTTCATGATTATGCAACATTATAGTTAATTTTGTTTTCTTTTTCTTATATTTATTAATTAACAATCAATTTTATGCATCTCTATAAAATTGATTCAAAATAAATGCTTTTATCACTAAAATAAAAGAAAAAATGTTTAAAATTACTGTTCTATTTATGCTTTTATCAATGATGTATGCTATGAAAACAAGCATCAATATTGGTAAAAAAAGTTATGCTATTTCACAACCATATTATATACAAAAAGTACCTAGACATATTCCTAAAACAGAGCTCCTTCCTCCATATGAAATACCAAAATGGGTTTATCACAAAGTATTTAAGAAAAATAAGCCAAATAAATATAAATACTAGTTTATTTTAGTTTACTTTCAAGTTCTTCTAATTGTTCTTTTGTATTTATTCCTACTAATTCAATACCACGTTGTTTTGGTAGATCAACAACTCCAATAGAAATATTTTCGTGTGTTTTTATTATTTCAAAAATATCGGTTAAATAAAATTCATTTTGAGCATTATTATTCGATATCATTGGTAAATACTTTGTTAATAATGATATATTAAACATATAGACCCCTGCATTAATAATTTTAACAGCTTTTTCTTTTTCATCGCAATCTTTTTGTTCAACTATTTTTACAAAATTGTTATTAATATCTTGTATAATACGACCATAGCCAGTAGGATTTTCATATTCAGTTGCTAATAAAGAAACGCTATGTTGTGTATTTAAAGAATTAATTGTATTTGTTTTTAATAAAGGAACATCTCCTGATAAAATAACAACTTTTTCATTTACATTGTGTTCTAAAAGATAAGGTCTTACACATTGAATTGCATGTCCTGTTCCTAATGCTTCCGGTTGATCAACAAATATTATGTTATGAATATCAATATACTGACACAATGTTGTTTTAATAATTTCTTTAAATTTTCCAACCACAATGTAAATTTTATTTACATGTAATTTATTTGCCGTTTCTAACACATGAACTAACATTGGTTTACCAGATAGTTTATGTAAAACTTTTGGAATTTCAGATTTCATACGTTTTCCTAAACCACCAGCCATTATAATTACATTTAACTGCATGATTATATAATATTTTTCTATTATAAAATGAATACAGAAACTATCTCATTATTTTCTTTTGATCATGATTTTTATATTTCTACATATAAGGATCTTAATTTAGATGAATATAATACAAAAGAAAAGAGTTTAGCGCATTATCTTCGATGGGGCAAAAATGAAGGAAGATGTTGTTGTGAAAAAGAAATGATACAAAAGCATCAAAAAAATTTGGAAAATGCAATTTTAAAAAACAATGCATTTCCAGTATTAAAAGACAAATTGTTTAATATACTCATACGTACAAGTAATCGTTCCGAATATTTTAAATCATGTATAAAAAGTATTTTAAATCAGACATATAGTCATTTTAAAATATTTGTTTGTTACGATACAAGCAATTCAGAAGAATATATAAAAGAATATGAATGTGAAAAACTTGTTTATTTTCCTGTTCAAAATTCGTCAAATGAAAAATATAAATTTAATCTTTATTGTAATTCTCTGTTACAATGCGTAGATAATGGGTACATATTATTTATTGATGATGATAATTATTTTTTAACAAATCGTGCTTTAGAAATGTTAAATTGGTGTTCAGGTGATCATAAAATCATAACATGGACGTTTCTGCGTCCAGATATGTTAATAAAAAAAAATAACAGCACTCCTCTTTCTTTAGGAGAGGTAGATACTTCTAATGTTTGTTTTTGTTCTTCTATTAAAGATGAATCTAAATGGATAGATAAACAATATGGTGATTATAATTATTTTAAACCATTGTTTGATAAGTATGGATCGTTTTACTTTGATTATATATTAACAGGAACACAATTTAATAATAAAATAGGAAATTTTGGAAAAAATTAATGAGTCATTTATATATATATGTGCGGTATTTCTGGATTTATAGGTAATGAAAATGCATATCAAAAAATATTAGATGCATTACGACAATTGCAAAATCGTGGTTACGATTCTGCTGGTATTTCTATTATACATGAACAAAAATTAATTACACATAAGTATGCTTCAGTAAATGATAAAACAGCACTAGATTTATTAGATAATTTTTCATATAATTCAACTATAGGTATTGGACATACAAGATGGGCAACACATGGTGTGAAAACAGATTTAAACTCACATCCTCATATTTCTCATGATGGAAAATTTTCTCTTGTTCATAATGGTATTATTGAAAATTACCAAGATATTAAAATTTTCCTTTCTGAAAAAGGAATAGAAAATAAATCACAAACAGATACCGAAGTAATAGTTAATTTATTAGCTTATCATTATAATATTTTAAACGATATTCCAAAAGCAATAGAAGATACCTCAAAACAACTTACAGGTACATGGGGTATTGGTATAATATGTATTGATAAACCCGATACAATTTTTTGTACGAGACATGGTAGTCCTCTACTAATTGGTGTTGATGATAATATGGCTATGGTTACAAGTGAACAAAGTGGTTTTTGTAATTTATTTCAAAAATATATTGTCTTAAACAATAAAGATATATGTTCTATTTGCTTTGAAGATAATAAAATTTCTATAAAAACAATAGATGTTTATATTGAAAAAAACACTTTAAACACAAATAATCAATTAACTCCTGCACCATATCCACATTGGACAATAAAAGAAATAAATGAACAAATCGATTCCTCTCTAAGAGCTATTAGTTTAGGCGGTAGACTTTTATCAAATAATAGTGTTAAATTAGGAGGATTAACCGGAAATACAGATATTTTAAAAGACATGGATAATTTAATTATATTAGGTTGCGGTACTTCATATCATGCAGGTATGTTTGGTATTAATTATTTTAAAGAATTATGTTCATTTAATTGCGTATTATTATTTGACGGTGCTGAATTTACAAAATACGATATACCTAAAAAAGGCAAAACGTGTTTATTATTGTTATCACAATCAGGTGAAACAAAAGACTTACATCGATGCATTAAAATTGCTAATGAGACAAATCTTTATATGATTGGTGTTGTAAATGTGGTAGATTCATTGATTGCTCGTGAAGTACATTGTGGATGTTACCTAAATGCCGGTCGTGAAGTCGCAGTAGCAAGTACAAAAGCTTATACATCCCAAGTCATATTATTAAGTATGATTTCAGTATGGTTTTCACAAGTAAACAATACAAATGAATTATTACGTGACCGAATTGTAAAAGATTTAAGAAAATTGTATCTAGACATTGCAAAAACAATATCTACTTGTGAAAATAAAATAGATAATCTAGTGCATTTATTTGATAATAAAAATAGTTGCTTTTTATTAGGCAAAAACAAGGGTGAAAGTGTTGCTCGTGAAGGTGCATTGAAGATAAAAGAAATATCTTATATTCATGCAGAAGGATATAGTACAAGTAGTTTAAAACATGGCCCTTTTGCACTTTTAGACAAAGGTTTTCCGGTTATTTTAATCGCACCTGAAGATGAATACTATTCTAAATCTTTAAATGCCTATGAAGAGATAAAATCGAGACACGCAGAAATTATAATGATTACGGATCATGAAAAATGCGACAAAGAAAATTCCATTATTATTCCATACAATTTAACATTTAGACATCTTTTATCAATAATACCTTTACAAATTTTAGCGTATAAATTATCTCTTTCACGTGGATTAAATCCTGATATGCCCCGTAATTTAGCAAAAGTAGTTACGGTTGAATAAACTGAATGTCTAAAGTACGTAAATAAGTATGTAATCCAGCATCTTGAACTGGAAAAACCCATGCAGGTTTATTCGATTCATTATGATGTGAATGCCACCATCCAGGTGGAGTTGTAAATGTACAATTTTTCTTCCAAGGAATTTTTACAGGATTGATTAGATTACCATCTTTATCAATCTCTTTGCTCATTAAAGTATAAACTTGTTCTTTTTTTTCAGCTTTAAAATCAATATCTACACAAAGATCAATCGCGATTGAATTATGTCGATGCGGTTTCTGTATTGTTTTAGCAGGAGTCATATTCATTAATGACCACATTGTATGTGTTAATGTGTTCATATTTTCTTTTACCATTTCTGGATTTGTTAATAAAACACCATTTCGGTTTCTATCTTTAGCACCCTCCTCTTTAGAGAATCTAGCAATTTCATTTAGCATAGTATCGTTTTTATAATGAACATGAGAAAAACGTGATTTATTTGGTAATGCGTTTAAAAAACGTAGTAGAGGACTATCATCTACTGTAAATAAAATAGTGTCTTTCATAAAACTATTATGCACAACTTTTGTTTTTGTATATGGTATGATAAAAACGTCCCCTTTTTTCCAAACAAATGTTTTTGAATTAGAAATTTTTGTCTTACCACTGCCGTTTACAACATAATAAACATGACTTGATGCTTCTAATAAGTTATCTTCAAGTATATCATTTTTATCAAAATGAAAATAACGAGCAAACAAATTAGGTGTTTCAATGCATGTATTTTCTTTATAAGAGATTGTTTGTGGTTCTAATTTTGAGATAACAGGAACTGCTGCGTTCGTATATTCTAAATATATTTCACTCATATTTATAATTAATAATCTTATGTTTAAATTAATAATTGCGTAATTATTTTTGAAAAAATATAATTATAATATAATTCTATATAATGAAAATATCAATAATGGGATTAGGTTTTGTGGGTGGTTCTATGTATAAAAGTTTTACATTAAAAAAAGCTCACGTTAAAGGTTATGATAAATATAAAAAAAATACAGATTCATTTGATGATTGTTTAGATAGTGATATTTGTTTTTTGGCTCTTCCTACTATCTTTGATGAAGAAAAAATGTCGTATGATCATTCATGTATTGAAGAAGTTTGTAAAAATTTAACAGATTCACAATTTAATGGCGTGGTAGTAATTAAAAGTACAGTAGAACCAACAACAACAGATAAACTTTCAGATAAATTTCCATTAAGGTTTGTACATAATCCTGAATTTTTAACTGCAGCTACTGCCTTTGAAGATTTTCATAATCAAAAACATATTGTATTAGGAAAAGGAAAAAACGCGAGTGATAATGATATAGAATATTTAAAAGTATTTTATTCAAAACATTATCCTGATGCTGAAATATCAATCTGTACTAGTACAGAATCAGAATCGATGAAAAGTTTTGTAAATTGTTTTTACTCGGTAAAAATTCAATTTTTTAATGAATTATATGCTTTATGCGATAAAATGGGATGTGATTACAACATAGTTAAAAATTTGATGCTTAAAAATAAATGGATAAATCCTATGCACACAGATGTTCCTGGTCCCGACGGAAAAATGAGCTATGGTGGTTATTGTTTTCCAAAAGATACAAATGCATTATTACATCATATGAAAAGAGAAAATAGTCCTCATTTAGTTTTACAAGCAACTGTTGATGAACGCAATGAAATGAGAGATGATCATGTTAATGTGAAACAAAAAAACAAAAAAGATTTTAAAGAAGGATTCGATTAAATTCGTTTAAAAAAAACTCTAGTATATGCAATTTAAATATATATATTTATATTGCGTTTTAATGGATGAAATAGGTGAAGAAGAAATAAAGAAAGTTATAAAAATTCAAGCGGTATTCAGAGGTTTTTCATGCCGTAAAAAAAATAATACATTTACAAATAACAATTTTAGGAGAGGACTTGATACAGGATTTTCAGGTAGAGGATTTCCTGGTAGAGGACCTCCTGGTAGAGGACCTCCAGGTAGAGGATTTCCAGGTAGAGGATTTCCAGGTAGAGGACCTCCAGGTAGAGGATTTCCAGGTAGAGGACCTCCTGGAATGAGTAATTATTATACACAATCAGATAATAATGTAGATAAAGAAAAAAAAACAGACGAAGAAGCCGATGAGGAAAAAAGTAGTGATCGAGATAAACATACTAGAAAAAAAAGTATTAGTATGAATAATATAATATCTTTAGCAAAATTAGTTCAAAAAGAAGTAGTAAATGAAGACGAATTTAGAGACATAGTAAAAAGAATTAGAAAACGTAATGAAGAAGTAGAATGGTCATTAAAACAAGAACTTATTTTAAAATCAATTGGTGAAAAGTCATGTTGTTATTTCTTATTACATAGAGATATTTCTGAAAATTATAGAAAAATGTATCAAAAATCCATGATGTGGATATTCACACAAACCATGTTTTCAAGTGTTATTATGTTTATAGCATCTGGTATACACAACAGTTGTGAAGAAAATGCTTTATTAATAATTCCTTTAATTGCTGGAGCTTTAAACTTATTAATAGCATTTCAACAAAAAATACTTGAATTTAAACAACCCGAAAGGTACATGTTAGAACATGCAACCACTTCAAAAAGTTTCAGAGAAATATATGATGATATAAATATTCAATTAGGATTAGCAAGAAAAGAAAGAAATCCAATGCCTTTATATTTATCAACCATAAGAGATAAATACATTATGTGTAAAAAAATAGCACCTTACATTTCAAAAACCAATTATAGAGATTTTGAAGATATGTATTTAAATAGAGATGATCCTTCTTCTATTGATGGTAAAAATAGAGGAAATTTTATAAATGCTTATCAAAATAGTAATATAGATATAGAAGTAGACGTAGATAGTTTAGAAATACTATCGAGAAAAAAACAAAATGGAATACCAGAAGATATTTTAGGTCTTACTCCAATTGATATATCTAGACGTGATATATTACTATCTGATATGAAAAGAGAATTAGACAATGATGAAGAAAAACTTGATTATCAACTAAGAAGTAAACATAAAAAAAAATTATTAGAAAAAAAATATGAACAAGATGAAGAATATGGAATTGATATAAATTTTAATAATGAGTCAGATTCATCAGATGATGAAATCGATGATAAAAAAATTTTATATTTGAAAGGTTCAGTAGATACAAGAGATGTAAAACAACATTCTTATGTAGTTTAGTTATTTGAAATTCGTATTATAAATATGTTTTCAATATTTTTTTTTATATATAGCCTATGTTTCGATTAAAACAATATAAAAGTCAAGAAAAAGATATTCAATATGAAAAAATTTATTCATTAATTCCATTAAATATATTTCAAACATGGTATACACTTGATTTACCTGAAAATATGCGAAGAAATATTGATTTATTGAAACAAACTAATCCTGAATTTAAACACTATTTATATGATGATGAAATGTGTCGAAATTTTATTAAAGAAAATTTTAATAATGATACATTATGGGCATTTGATAAATTAAGACCAGGTGCATATAAAGCAGATTTATGGAGATATTGTGTTTTGTATATTCACGGTGGTATATATTTAGATATAAAATTTAGATCTGTAAATAATTTTCGATTGATTGAATTAACAGATAAAGAATACTGGGTAAAAGATAGAAAAAGAGATATTAATGGTATTTATCAAGCTTTAATGATTACATTTCCAAAAAATGAAATTTTACAGAAAGCTATAGAATCAATTATAGTTAACTGTAAAAATAATTTTTATAGTTTAAATCCGTTAGCAGTTTCAGGACCATCTTTATTAGGAAAATATTTTAATGAAAAGGAATTTCAAAAATTTCCGTTAGAAAATATAGGTGATATTATCATAAAAAACAATATTTCAATATTACATCATTACTCACAATATAGAAAAGAACAAAATGATAAACAAAAAACCCCACATTATGATTTTATGTGGAATATGTTAGATATATATAATTATCCTACACTCAATAGTATAAAGAAAATAGACATAACATACAATTTAAATTTAAATGTTGATAATAGAGAAACCACATTTTATTCATTTCTACCTATTGTTATTAAAAAAGAAGATCAAATAATTATTTTTATTGAACATGTTGTTAATAATAAAGTTAAATCACAATATTTTACTATTACACAATCAACAATCGATTTTGATTTAAATAATCAAAGTGAAAATAAATTATTACAATATAATTTTAATAAAAATATTACATATAATTTAAGAATTTTTTATACTAATAACAATTTATACTATTTATGTAATCATATATATCAACAAGATTTTTTATATATCTCAAGTCATAAATTAGATAAAGATAATACATTTATTTATAATCCAATCAATGAAGATCATTACAGAAAATCAAAAAATCAAAAAGAATTACAGTTTTTTTTATTTCAAAATAAATTATCTATAATTAATGGTTGGTATCCTCTTCAAATTGGTAATATTGATTATGATAATAGAAATTTAAAAGTTAATCATATAAAATATGATACGCCATCTTTTTTTTATAATATTACACACTCATCAAATGGTGTTACTATTAAAGATGAAATATGGTTTATTTTAGGTGAAGAAAAAAGTAAAAACAATCGTATTTTGAGCAAACATTTATTTGCTGTTTTTGATTTAGATATGAATTTTAAAAAACACTCTGAATTTTTTTCGTTTGAAAATGAAATACATGAGACATGTAAAAGTTTTTTTGTAGAAAAAAATCAAATGTTTATTGCTTATACTGTTTTCTATAATAAATGTTATATCGCAAAATATAAAATATCACATATTTTAGAAGCATTAAAATGGTTTGAATAATATCATTATTTTATTTGTATAATATAATGATTACTAAAAATTTAAGAATTTTAGTAACTGGTGGAGCTGGATTTATTGGTTCTAATATTGTTGAAACACTTTTAAAACAAGGTGTAAAACATGTACGCATTTTAGACAATTTAATTACAGGAAAAATGGAAAATATTCAATTTTTATTAGATAAATACGATAATGTGGAATTTATGTATGGTAGTATTGCTGATTTGGAAACATGTCGTAAAGCAGTAAAAGATATGGACGTAATTACAAACCAGGCTGCGCTAGGTTCTGTTCCAAGATCTATTGCAGATCCTTTATCTAGTCATATCGCAAATGTAAATGGATTTTTAAACATATTAATCGCTGCTAAGGAAGAAGGTATAAAACGTGTCGTTTATGCGTCATCATCAAGTGTTTATGGGGACCATCCAGTTTTACCAAAAGTAGAAGAAAATACTGGAAATGTATTGTCTCCTTATGCTGCTACAAAGGCAATTGATGAGATTTATGCTGGTGTTTTTTATCGTTGTTACGGAATGGAATGTATTGGATTACGTTATTTTAATATTTTCGGTCCAAGACAAGATCCAAATGGTGCATATGCTGCTGTTATTCCCAAATTTATTAGTTTAATGCGTTCTGGACAACAACCAATCATTAATGGTGATGGTACATTTTCTCGTGATTTTACTTATGTAGAAAATGCTGTCCAAGCAAATATACTAGGATTAACAACTGAAAATGAAAAATGTTTTGGAGAAGCCATGAATATTGGTGCGGGAGGACAAACTAGTCTTTTAGAATTAATTGAAGTTTTGAAAAAAGAATTGGATGTAGATATTGATCCTATTTTTGGACCAGAACGACCTGGAGATATTCCACACAGCAATGCAGATATCTCAAAAGCACAAAATATGTTAGGATACGATCCTAAAATAAGTTTTGAAATGGGAATGAAGAAATATGTGAATTAAAGTTGAAATTAAGGTTGATGAATTGTTTTCCAAAAAGAATATATTTCTAATAAATAATCACCCCAACAACCTAACCACGTATATCCATTACGCATTTCATCTGGAATTTGATTAAAAGATTCTAAATTATATGTTATACCCTCACGGTCAAAAAATATAGGACCATTATTTTCTAAACTATAATAACGAGCATATAAATTACGTTCATTATTTAAATTAGTTATTATAGAATGATGACCATCATTTATTACTTGTTTGTAATTTGTGATACCATTTTGTTTAAACCAATCGCAACCATTATAAATAGCGGTTTTTATTTTAACATCTGGTTTGGGTAAAGACATTAAATAAATAAGCAATTGAGCCGATTCTAAACTACATAATGATTCTTTTTCAAAACTACGTGCTGAAGTAGGTAATAAAGTTACTGGATCATATTGTTGTGCCCAGATTGTTTTTTTACCATTTACCGTTATCTGTAAGTATAATATACAATCCAATGCTTTATTATAATTTTGTTTTAATAAATTAATTTTACCTTCATTTATTTCATTTTTAATTTCTGTGTTTAATATGAAATCACAACAACGTAAATAATCTATAAATGCACCATCATTTAAACAAATATTATCAAAAGTATTTCCCTGTAATGGAAAATATTCTGGAATACCGCCATTATCATATATCATTTCATTTAAATAATCTATAAATAGATTAATGGAGGTGAAACAATCTGAAATTAAAGAACTATTTTGTTCTTTATATTTCAAATAATAGTCAATTATTAGTTTTATAAATACACCAGTACCATCTTGTAATGAACCATAATTATATTTAATTTCTCCATTACTATGTGTCCAACTCATTCCTTTACCTGTATATTTTTCAAAAAAATTACATTCTCTTTTAGACCAAAAACCAATTGTAGAAGTTTCAATGACTTTGGGATACTCATCTTGATACATACCAAACTGCCATGATATGATATTTTCTACTATATTGTGAATATTTTCATCTTCTAATACTTTTTCATTAATATTGGTATTATTATCAATCAGAGGTTTAATATCATTTAAAGATAAAGAATTCAATTTCACAATTTCATTATAATTACTTTTAGTATAATTTACAAACAAATTATCATTATAAATGTATGTTATATTATTAAAATTAAATCTATAATTTAATACAGAAACATTAAATATATTTAATAATTTACTACATTTATCATTAAAATAATACGCGTAAATGTCTTTATGAATTAATTGATTTATATTTGTAATATTCAATTCATTATTATATAATTTAAAAAATTTAACAGATTGTGATAAATCATCTAAATAATAATACTTTGATTTACCTATAGTAATTGTATTATTAATTAAATTAACTTTTCCAACACTATAAGTTCTATGTAATTTACCATTTACATAAACATATATATGATCATTATTTCTTGTAAAACAAACATGGGAATATTTGTTATATGGGAGTCTTCCAGTATATGCAGAGTATTTTGCGTGTTCATTTTCTATTTTTGTTCCGTTTCCACAATAAAAACTAATTTGATTACTTATTGATTTTTCTAATACAATACCAATATCATAAAATGGATTATTACCACATAAAAATTCTCTTTGTAATCTGTTTTCATCCATTTGAATCCAGAACATTATTGTAACTGATTGAGTTATTTGTAAATTAATCTTTTCAAATTTATCGATTTTATTTGAAATATACATAATGTATAATAATTATATATAATGTGTGGTATATTATTTTCCTCAAAAGAAATAAAAGAAATAAAAAAAACATTACAATTTTTAAAAAAACGTGGCCCAGATCATACTGAACATAGAATAATTAAAGATTATCATTTTATACACGTTTTATTATCTATGACTGGAGAAAATTATACTATTCAACCTTTTGTATATGATAACGTAGTTATAATGTTTAATGGAGAAATATATAATTTTAAAGAATTTGGTGATTTCAACTCTGATGGTGAATGTATCATCGAAGCCTATAAAAAATATGGTGATAATTTTGTTAGATATTTAGATGGTGAATTCGCATTAATGTTAGTTGATTTTTCTAAGGACATTTTGTATTATTCTACTGATGTATTTTCTATAAAGCCATTATGGTTCGCACAAGATGGTGATGATATAGGATTATGTAGTTATGCTTCTTCATTGGAATATTTGGGATTTCAAAATATTAAACAGGTTGATCCAAATACAACTATTAAAATGAAACTTTCTACACGAGAAGTATTAACCAAACAAAGTGTATATGATTTTGATTTAAATCAACATAAAACAAATTTTGATGATTGGAATAAAGCTTTTGAAAATGCTATTACCAAACGAACTTCCGGTATAAAACACGGAATTTTTATTGGACTTAGTGGTGGTTATGATAGCGGATTGATATCATGTGTATTAAATAAATTAAATGTGGATTATACCGCATATACAATTTTAGGTAGTGAAGATTTAAACTTAATAAATAAACGTCATAGTTTATTAAAAACTGGTAAGATTTTAGATGTAAGTCAAGAAGATTTTTTAAATCAACACGAATTTTTAAAACAATATAGTGAAGAATATTCATTAAAAATAGACAATGGAGAACAAAGACAATATGAATTAGCATTGGATGCTTTAAGTAAATGTGTTGAACCGTCCGAAAGAAACGAATTAGAAAGAAAAATAAATTCATTAAAAAAAAAAATCGATTATCGTAATACAGGACAAAAAGTAACTGCTGATAATGGTAGTATAGGTATGTCTTATATATGTTCATTGGCAAAACATTGTGGACAAATAATATATCTTTCTGGAAGTGGTGCAGACGAAACGATAAGTGATTATGGTTTTAATAAAGTAAAACATTATGGACACAGTACAATCGGAGGTTATTTTCCTGCAGATTTATCAAGTGTGTTTCCTTGGAAAAATTTCTTTGGTAATACACAAAGAGCATATTTAATGAAAGAAGAAACCGTAACCGGAACATGGGGTATAGAAGGTAGATACCCATTTTTAGATAAGTATGTAGTCCAAGAATTTTTATGGTTATTGAATGACTTGAAAAATAAGCATTATAAATCAGTAATACATAATTATTTAACATCAAATAATTATCCATTTGAAGAAAATCAAAAAGTTGGGTTTAATTGTGGATTTAAAGGAGACAGTGATGGTTTTGAAAAGAAAGATACGGCAAATTTAAATATCGATAAAACACCTGTTGGAGTTCCAAAGGGAGGTAGAAAAGATTTGATAGTAGATATTTAGTTATATTTGTTTGTTATATTTTTTGTTTTAAAAACCAATGTGTTCCAGGAGATAAGGTAATTTTATAATTATAAATTTATAATTATAAATTTATTATATTCAAAATCTTTTTTAAATTAATTTTATATTTTTAAAAAATATATTAAAATCTTCATTTAACTGTTTATAATCTACAAAAAATCTGAACTTATCAATATTAAATATATTTTTAAATATAAATGTATTATAGTTTGCATTTATTTTATTTTTATGATTCAAATATTCTTTTCCATTATAATAAATTAATGATTTATCTTGTTCGCTATCAATTTTAATATCAATTTGAATATTAAATTCACGTGAAGATATATTACCATTAAATCCAATTCCAGTTGAATGTATGTCTTTGTTTTCATTCTCATACATATGTTTTACATTAATTACAAATTCATTTTCATAAAATGTTATATTAATATATTTATTATTATTGCATAATCGAAATAGGTTCAAATAAATTACATCCGTATTATATTCAATATTTAAAATATCTGAATTACATAATAATTTTTTTTCTAATATATTATCAAAATAATTAATATAGTCTTTTTTTATATTCTCAATAGTTAAATTTGAAAACAAATTTAGAATATTTTTATTAAAATAGACAGATAAATTTTTATAATTAATTAATGTATTATTTATTTTATCATTTAAATCACTATTATCGTATTTATAAAATATACATGTTTCATTATTATTATATATATTTGGATAAGAACAATAATGATTTTTGTCACTATAAAAACTAGGTTTAAATAAAATGCAACCCAATAAAATACTTTCATAATCTTTTCCTGAATATTCACCAATCCCCCACGGAGATATAAATATTTTTGTTTTTAACATTAATTCAATCATATTCTCTTTTGTAATTTTTTTGTCTGATACAAAAATATTATATGTAGACTTTTTTTTTAAATCGTTCAAATATTTTACTAATTTTTTTCTATGCTCTGTAGGTATAGTCTGTTCTCCATAGTCTAAACAACCTACAAATGAAATATCATATATTTTTTTTGAAAAATCTATATTATTTATATTTATCATTTTATCAATATTTTGAATTAATAAATTTTTTGTATATTTTTCTCCATTTAAGTTATTAAATGGTATTAGATAATGATTTTTATCATGATAAAAATAAAATCTTAAAAAATGTGGTATTAAACATTGTTTTATTGATGTATTATAATTATAGTCTGTTTTACTATTTAAAAATGATGGATCTTTATAAGCTGTATAAAAATATCTTGTATTTAAATTCTTTAAATAATTATTTTTATCAGTAAAACTATTTGCTTCTAAGAATAATATAGTATTTGCTAAAATATTAAAACTTTTATTTTGTATTAAATTATAACACATTGAATCAACATGATCTGTTAGAAGTATTAAAATTAATTTTTTATTTTTAATATCATCATAAATTTTTTGATCGTAAGTAAAATTGATTGGGATAATAACTATATCTGATTGTTTTAAATTATCTATTAAATTAAATTGATAATATTTTGTATTTAATGGAAATAAATTTTCAAATACATATGTATAATGATCTTTATAACAAGATTCGCCTTTGTATAAATTTTCATAATATAAATAACAATTAAATAATTTCATTATATTTTTATATATATATATATATATATATATATATATATATATATGAAAAAATTCAATTATGATTATCTAATTGTAGGATGCGGTTTAAGTGGTGCTGTTATTGCAGAACAGATAGCATCAAATAAAAATAAAACATCTTTAATTATTGAAAAAAGAGATCATATAGGAGGTAATTGTTATGATTATGTTGATGATGAAACAAATATTTTAGTTAATAAATATGGAGCACATTTATTTCATACAAATAATGAAAAAGTTTGGGATTACATAACCAAATTTGATACATGGAAAAGATGGGAACATAAAGTTTTATCTTACGTTGATAACAGATTTGTATCAATACCTGTTAATATTACTACTATAAATGAAGTTTTAAATGAAAATTTACAAGATGAAAAAGATATACAAAAATGGTTAGAAAAAAATCAAATTAAATATGACGAAATTAAAAACAGTGAGGAAATGGCTAAATCAAGAATTGGCGAAAAATTATACGAAAAAATGGTGAAAAATTATACATTTAAACAATGGAATAAATATCCAAACGAATTAGATAAATCTGTACTAGCACGTATTCCTATTAGACCAAATTTTGATACCAGATATTTTTCCGATAAGTATCAAGCGTTACCTGAAAAAGGATATACAAAATTTTTTGAAAAATTACTTGATAATGAATTAATTGAATATAGATTAAATGTAGACTTTTTTGAATTTAAAAAAGAATATGATTTAAAAGATATACCAATAATTTATACCGGCCCAATTGATAGTTATTTTTCAGATATAGGACTAGAAAAACTTGAATATAGAAGTATTGATTTTCATATTGAAAGACATCAAAATATGAATTTTTATCAACCATGTGGTGCTGTTAATTATCCTGGTAATGAAAAATTATATACCAGAATTATAGAATATAAACATTTTTTAAATCAACAATCTCCCCATACAATTACAGTTGGAGAAACTACCAATGATGAAGGGGAACCATATTATCCTGTTCCTAATGAAAGAAATTTACAATTATATGAAAAATATAAAAAAATGGCTGATGAAGAACAAAAAACAAAAAAAATATTTTTTGTAGGTAGATTAGCCAATTATAAATATTTTAATATGGATCAAGCAATTGATAATGCTATAAATTTTTTTGAGACAGAAATTAATTAATAAAATAAATAAAAATTTAAATTGTTAAATTAAATTTTTAATATTCGTCAAATTAAATTTCTATAAATATATTTTTAAAATAAAGGCTATTATTTTCCATATTTATAAATCCAATTCTATATGTAGATGCTTTAAAAAAATTAAAATTGTCTAAAAATTCTATTGTTTGATAATCTTTTGTTAATTTATTATCTAATATAACCCATTTTTCTCCCGTATAAATTTTTATTTTACTTTCATTGTTTATTTTATCCGTTTTAACATCAAATGTTAACTTACATTTATACAATTGTTCTGTTAAATCAGTATAAACATAATTGATTGGAAAGTATATTCCTGCACTTGCAGTTATATTTTCTTGAAATTTTAATTCTATTACTTGTTGTTCTTTATCACAAATTACTTTATCTTTAATATTTGCGAATGCTATTGTTTTATATAATTTAAATTGTTTTGAGAATGGAATTATTTCAACATCATTATTAATTTTTTTTATAGCAAAATAATCCCCGATTTGTTTTATAATTGAATAGTTTTTCAAATTTTCTAATAAATAATTAAATTCTTTTAGTCCGCTACCATATTTACTATGTATTATTAATAATTTATCTTGATCAATAAAGTGTTGATATTTTTCTACTTGTTTATCTAATCTATTACATAAACTTGTATTAATACTATTACCAAAAAAACATATATCATAATCATTTAAATTTACATCATAAAAGTTAGAAACTAATGGAGTTATATTTTCATAATTATCAATTTCTTTATAAAAATTACAACGTTTATCATCAAAATCAGAAATTGTTAAATTATTAAATCCTAATTCGTGTAAAAATAAAGAACACTGACCAATTCCTGCGAATAATTCAATCATTTTTGAACGTTTATCATAAAAATTGAATAACCATAATGATAATTCAAAAAACTCTTTTCCTATACATTGTTTTAAACTAATATAATAAGTATCATTGGGTATTTTTTCTTTGATGTTGTTTTTTATATTTTCTTCTAATTGTTTATGTTTTTTTTCAAAAAATAATTTTTGCATTTGTCTTATATCTATAAATTCAATATCGTATTGTAAATCCTTAATATTTTGAATTACTTTATCAAATTCGGGTACTAACTCGTCATACTGCCAATGATGTATTTGAAGTTTTATAAAACATAAATTATCATATTCTTCACATTTTTTAATATGACTTATCACTTTATCGACACGAATTTCAGGTATTTCTAATATAACCCCACCATTTTTACATTTTATTAAAAAAGGTTCTGTACCAATAGGAATATTAGTATCATCATAATATATTTTACCATTTTCAAAATTTTTATTATTTATATCCATTGTTGTATCTATTGAAAATAAATTATCGGCCAATGTATCAAATAATACATCATTACGTATGTGATTTCCAGCTTTATAAATAAAATTATTATAGTCTAAAAATGTATTAATGTTTTTATTCGCAACCCTTATACCAAGTTCTTCCCAATCATTACGATTTTCAGACATATTATACGATTCTGCATTAAATTTTTTTGAATTTAGATGTGTATGTAAACCTAATTCACCAGATTCAGCACATCTTTTTAAAATATTATTATGAAAGATTGAAATTAAATAATCCGCTTCATTTACAAACCATGTTACCGATTTATTATATTTATTTTCTTCAAAATACGTTAATAATTTATTTGTATATTGAATAAAATTATCTTTATGAGCTCGTATTTTTTTATAATCAGGATGAGATTTGGGGATAAATTGTCCGTGTGTATTACAATCACAATATGCTCGATCCATATCAACTGAAAAACCAATATAAACTTTCATTAATATAATATTAAAGTTATATTTTTTTTATTACTAAAAATATAATATTCTATTATATGAATAAAAGTTTGTTAATTTCTTTATGTAAGGAATGGGGATATTTTTATAAGGGGGGTATCCATGATAGGAAAGATCTTTTCAGAGATAAGAATGTTTTAGACGTAGGAATGGGTCAGGGACCTCATTCTATTTTCTATATAGAAAATGGAGCAAAATCATATACAGGTGTCGATCCAGATATGAGTTTAGATGGAAATGGAACTGTAAGAAATCATACACATAATGATTTAAGAGCAAAATTTCCTTTTTCTCCAAATGATATGATGCAATTATATTCCAATATTAAATTATATAACTGTTTATTAGAAGAATTACAAGATGACCATTTAGAACAATACGATTTAATAATAATGACTATGGTAACAGAACATTTACAAAACAATCCTGAAGTCATAAAACAATGTTATAGATATTTAAAAAAAGGTGGGATAATTTGGTCGAGTCATGCTAATTATTATTTTTGGGATGGGCACCACGAGTTACCAAGATATTCCCAAATTAATTCTAATGAGAATAATGGTACATTTACATATTGGAAACATTTATATCCAGATAGCCCTGTATATTATCAAACAAATCTAAATAGAATTAAACTTAAAGATTTGCAAATTATTTTTGAAAAATATTTCGAAGTAGATTATGATTTAGATTTATGTAATGACTTAATTCCAATTATTCCAGAAAATATTAAAAATGATTTTCCTGAATTATCAATTGAAGATTTAATTGCACATCATCCGATTTTTATCGGAAAAAAAAGAGAAAATATTTTAGATATTGATGTAAATAATATAGAATATTATCATCCAGTTTCAAATATTGAAAAAAAAATAACTAATCTATTTATTGAAAGTGACTTGAAACATACAAATTATTCAAATAATAAATGGGATATTATATATCAAAAACGATTATTTAAAAATTTAAAATATCAAAATAATGAATTAGTATGTGAAACTATTGAAGAAAATGAAATCAATAGCAGTGAATTTAAATCATGTGGTATACATATTAGATTATATGATATTAATTTAACTGATAATAATAATTATAAATTAAAATTTGAGATAAAATCTTTACATAGTAACACTAATAATAAAAAAGTAAAAATATATACTGGAATAAAATGGGAAGTTGTTAATATTCCATTAAATCAAGAATATCAAATAATTGAATTTATTCAACCATTTAAATTTTCTGGAAAGTCCAAATTTAGAATTGGAATTGAAGATTTGAGTTTTAATGATAGTTTTTCCATAAAAAATATTTCATTTACAAAATGTTAGTTTTTATACCAATAATTTATCAATATCTAAACTTGTATTAAAGTCAATGACTGTATTTTTAACATTATCGTAATTATCTAAAACATATTTTACTTTATTTAGCCATTCATTAACCTTAAAATCATTACATATCAAATAATCAGGAAACAATTCATTATAACCTACATTTCGTGTTATCATAGGTAAACATTTATGATAATATGCTTCTCGTATTGTATTAGAATTCGATTCATATAAAGCTGGATGTAATAATATTTTACTCTTACACATATATTCAATTGCATTTTTATGTATTTGTAAAGGTAACAATGTAACATTTTTAACATTTTTAAATAAATCACTCTTTTCACCAATAATTATTTTTCTATAATTATCAAATTTTTTGTTTTTTATTACATCTAATAAAAATAACATATTTTTACTTTCTCTTTCAAAATTACTACAAATTAATATAATATCAAATTCTTTTTCAAATGTTTGATCCAGTTGTTTTATGCAAAATGTTGTATCTAAATGTGGTTTTAATTTATAAACGTATTCTGGATATATTTTTGTAAAAATATTATGGGTCAGTTGACTGTTTACAATGATTGATTCACAAAGATTACATGTTTTAATTTCTTCCTTGATTATATTATTTTTATCAATTACAAATGAATTTCCCATTAATTTTAAAGCACTCGTTGTTGGATAAAACAAATTAAAATGATTTATACCTGAAACAAGATAAACTGTATAGCAATTGAAGAGTTCTTTACAAAGATATGGAGCTCTATAATTTTTCGCCAAACAATAATTTGGTTCTCTTTTTAAATATGATTTTACATCATTTCTAACATTATCTGCTTTATAATCGTTGGTTAAATATAAAAATATGCCTCCAATATCTTCTGGATCATAATTCACATCTAAACGATTATGAAAAAATACCCCCACAGTATTCACACCATTTTGTCTTAAAAATTTTATTATTTGATAAGCATTTGTAGCAGCACCTCCATATCCTGGATATTGCGTAGAACTTACTACAACATTGTATTCGTGATATTTTTGTTTTATTTTGCATCCATTAAAAATTCCTTCTATCATTACATTACTACAACCTTCAAAATGACCATCTTGGACAATATATTTTATTTGTTTGTAATATTGTATCATTTGAAACCGATCGACTAATTCAATACAACTAAACCCTTCTTGCTTATATTTACTTGATCCTTCACCTATTAAAATAACATCTTGTTTACCTTTTAAAAATTCTATACTTTTTTCTACATTTTTAATTTTTCTTGTAAAATCACTTACGATTAATCCATAATTATATTTTCTTTTTAAGAAATCTATATCATCATTTATCATTTTTCCATAATAAGGTACAAATGAACTGCAAAATAATCCTACATCTAAATTATACCATTTTTTCAATATTTCTTTTACATGTATACTATTACAAAAAGAATAATCACATTTTTTTATTTGTTCTATAGTAGGTGTATTAATATACTTACTTTGTAATTCAATTGTATCTAATTCGGTATAATTCATATCTAAATTATTTGTATAAATACCTGGTATCAAAAATATAGTAGGACAATTAAATATTGTTTGTATATTAAAATCACATACATTTTTATAAACAATGATATCGGGTTTCATTTTTAAATTTTTTAAAGTATCTGATAAATTGTATTTATCTACGATAGTACTATATTCATCTTCGTGATAATGTTTATTTTGTGAAAAATCCCAGTTCCAATAGACTGAATAAACATTATGTGTAGATTTATAATAATTCGCTATATTTTCACAATTTGTAGCAGCACCACCATATCCAGGATAATCACTGCATATAAATAATATATTTTTGTATGGTCTTAAAAATTCTGAAAAATAATCTATATTCTTATATACATTACTCAATTTTAGATTATTTATCGTTTTTGTTGAATCAAAATCAGAATTTAAAGAATAGAATTTTAATTTTTGCTCATAAATTTTCTTTTCAGCAGCTATCCTAGCTTCTTCAGCTTTTTTCTTTTCAGCAGCTATCCTAGCTTCTTCAGCCTTTTTCTTTTCAGCAGCTATCCTAGCTTCTTCTGCATTTTTCTTTTCAGCAGCTATCCTAGCTTCTTCAGCCTTTTTCTTTTCAGCAGCTATCCTAGCTTCTTCTGCCTTTTTCTTTTCAGCAGCTATCCTAGCTTCTTCTGCCTTTTTCTTTTCAGCAGCTATCCTAGCTTCTTCTGCCTTTTTCTTTTCAGCAGCTATCCTAGCTTCTTCTGCCTTTTTCTTTTCAGCAGCTATCCTAGCTTCTTCTGCTTTTTTCTTTTCTTCTTCGGCCTTTTTCTTTTCAGCAGCTATCTTTGTTTTGTATAGATTATCACAATTATTAATAAATTCTACATTATCTTTTTCATTTACAAATAATACATCAATATTAGTATATTTTGTTATTGTACGTAAAATATAATCATAATCTATTAAAAGTGACTTATAAATACTAGTTATATCTATATATTTATAAAATAATCTTATATTACTATTATTACACCAATCTATATATGCATGTACTTCTGAATCAAATTTTTTTTTTGTAATATTCTCATAATGTTCACTGTTAAAGATATAAACAAAATCATTTCCATTCATATCATATAATTTTCTATTATTAAATCTTCCATGATAGATCATATGATAGATCGCATCAAATTCATTTGAAATACCACAATCTTTAAGATCTGTATAATAATCTATATATCTTTTCCAATCAAATATTTTTACATAAGAAGATTTTACTTCAAATATTTCTTTTACTATTTTTTCCATTCTATAATATATCAAAATATAAATACATTATTATATTTACCATTATTCTTAAATCCATCCAAAAAAACTTGTTCTCCTTTTTTATAAAAACATACATTATTATTTACATAATTTAAACTTATCATCTTTATGTACGAACACCATAGAGAATAATTATATAAATCTATGTCTTTTACATTACATGATTTTGGACGATGAATAGTATTATTATTTGTTATTAAATAAATTAATCCATTTGCAATTAATTCTTTATCATAATAAAAATTTGATTGATTATTTATTACTACAAAATAATCGGTTTCACAATATGAAATGTCTTTAATTGATTTTACAATACAAAAATCATAATATAATTTCGGTTTATTATCTATATCAAATAAATATACAGTTATTGGTATATCTAAATTATAATTCACATAATAATCTTCACTATTACTAAAATTATTTGTTACCAATGATGGATAAATATGATAATGATTCTGGATAACTGTTTTTTCCATTATCTTATTTTCTTCATAAACATAAGCTTTATTATTTATAGTATACGATAAAATAGTTTCTATAGCGTTTCTATTGTATGCTACTGCAAACGTATTATCATTTGAAATATCTCTTGTTAAGATAAATATACCTTCCTTATCTTTGCTTACATTATTTTGTCCAAGATATAGTATATCCCATTTTGTAGGTAAATTACAAATATATTTATCAAATAAATAATGAAAAAATTTATGAAATATAATATCTTGATTTAATAGCAAAATAGATGTAAATGAATTTTGGATAGCATCAATAAATAAGTTTGGAATAGTTACATTGCGATTTTCTGAAAAAATAAAAGTGACACAAATGTTAAATTTCAAAAACATTTTTTTCAAAAAAGGAATCTTTTTATAATCATGAAATAAAACATATATTTTTGAAAAAAAACTGTTAACTGTGATACATGATTTTTGATTTTCTAAAACATTCCAATTATAATTTTGAGACAAATTATTAAATAATAAAGGTTTATCAAATTTACATTGTGTCCAAGTCATATTTTCTGTATTATTTCTATCAATACATTCTTTTGGATGATAAATCATACGATTTAATGGGATATTAAGATATTTATCGAATACAAAACTTAACCAAATATCATCTAATTTAAAAATTAAATCAGAATATTTGCGAAAATCATATAATTCATTAAATAAAAATAAATTTACATCAAATATGCATCCACCAGGACCAAAATATTTAAATTTATTAATATCTGGACGTGTTAGTCGTTCAATATTTGTGTAAGTTAATATTTTCTTATAATCGGAACCCTTAAACCAATAATTACCGTTATCAAATATTTTACCATACCATGATAATGTAGAAAGAGGTGATTTTTGTTTTACTAAATTTTCGACCCAATAATTATGGTGAATCTGATCATCATCAAACAATATAATATATTCAACCGCACCAATTAACATTAAATTGTGTATAATATATAGTCTCGCAATGCAATGATAATTATGATTATACCGATGTAACGATATATTTATTTTATCACTAAATCTATCAATAATACCGTTAATCTCGTTTTGTTTTGTTTTATCTTCATTATTGTCTAATAAATGAAAACAAAAATGTTTTTCAGTTTGTTCACACAGTGATTTTAATATACATTCTAAATTTTTATTACGATCAAAGGTAGCCATAATTATGTGAATTGTATTTAAAATTGGCTCAAAACGAATCCTGTTTGTTTTATCGTCACAAAGTATATTATTCTTCACAGAGAATAATTCATTTACTAAAACATTTTCTTTTCCTGAAATATCAACTGATGATAGTAATAAATTTGTTTTTTCCAGATCCTTATTTAATGCCTGTTTTTTAAATTCACGAATAATGTAATTTTTACAACACCAATATTCTGGATTTTTAAACGATTTTTCATATATATTACTATTTGTGACCAATCTTGGTTTTTTTTTTAGAAAAATATCATTTAGATTGGTTAAAAGATCACAAGTTATTTGGTTTGTAAATAAAATAATATCATTCGGTATTTTATTTTCACAATAATTAATAATAGTATCATTTATAGAATTTGTGATTAATATATATTCTGCGAAATCACTAGAAGGAGAAAGATCTTCTTTTTTATCACATAATACCACAAACGTATAATTTGTGTAGTTTATTTTTTCAAATAACTGAATAGTATTATCTTGATTTTTTATGAAAACAATAAAATGTTGATATAAAAAATTAACCATTATATAATATTGAAACTATATAAATATTTGTATCTATATAAAAATATTATACAAAATGACTAAACATGCAAAATTGTTTCTTTGTATTACTACTGATGACCTTAGTATTCACGATAAATATACCGAACAAATTCAAAAACATAATGAAACCACTTTAAATAGTCAATATCCTAATGCTGGTTTTGATGTGTATTTTACTCGTGATGTAACAATTGCACCCGATAATAAAGCCGAATTTGTTAAAATGAACATTATATGTGAAATGCACATATTTAATGAGAAAAAGGAACGTTGGGAACCTGTTAGTTACTATAGTTATCCACGTTCAAGTATTTCTAAAACACCATTATTGTTAGCAAATAGTGTTGGTATAATAGATAGTGGTTATAGAGGTGAACTTATTGGTGCATTTAGAAACATTGGGTCGTCTGAACCTTATATTGTAGAAAAATATAGTCGTCTTTTACAAATATGTGCACCTGATTTACGCCCGATTTATGTAGAACTCGTTACTCAAAATTTCTTTGAACACACGGATCGTGGGGCAGGCGGTTTTGGATCTACGGGAAAATAATATAATTGAAATATATAATGAGATTTGAATATATCGAAACAAAAGATAAAACAATATTTAAAGCATTTATAGAAAATGACGATGAAAAAAATGGTTTTCGTGGTCAAGGTCCATATGTGCCTATTGAATTGACTAATAATGCGTTAGAAGTATACTATGTTTCAAAAAAAAAATTGCATCCAGATATTGTGGCCGCAATTTGCTTAACTTGTTTTTATCCGTGGATAAAATATTCAGCTACGATGCCTTTTCCTGTATCTAAAACATTTGCTCTAAATCTAGGGTTAGATGTTCTTCCGCAACATGAAGTTATAGATGGTGTATATCGAGCAACAAAACCAATTACTATTACAAATATTGATTATAATTTAGAACCATATAAGGGTGGTTCAAAAACAGTTATCGCGTATGGCGGTGGAGTTGATTCTACTAGTGTAGCATTAATGTTTCCTGATATTCCGTTAATTCATTCTATTAATGTTTGCGATGTTTCTAAAGATAAGGTAAAAAGATTTGTTGAAAAAAATCTTGAAAATAGTATTTATGCTATTGAATCGAATTGTAAATTATTATGTAAACCAAGTGGATTTACAACATTTACAAACATCTTTATCATTCCATTAATATTATCTGCGGATTTATCTATTTCAAATGTAATGTGTGGATCGATATTAGGCTCTATGTGTCTTTCTAATGGTATAAAATATTTCCCACAATTTAATGAAATCAGAAGAAATAGATGGGAACGTTTTTATAAACAGATAGGATTGAATATTTTTTCACCAATATCCGGTTGTTCAGAATTATTTACATCAAAAATTAATTATCAATGTAATCTTTCTGATAAAGTACTTTATTGTGAAATAAATAAAGGTGAGCCTTGTAACAAATGTACAAAATGTCTACGTAAACAATTACAATTTAGCTATCATGGTAATACCTCTATCAATTTTGATACATTTGATGAGAAAAAAATTACTTTATTTTTGAAAAAACGACCTCTTTATTTTAGTCATATTTTCACAGAAACAATAAAAAATAATAAAAATGTACCAGAATACATGAGACAAGCGATTCAAGAATATATACCACTTAAAACAGATTTGTTTAATAAAATCTATTCAAAAAGTTTTGTTTATTTTCCAGAAGATATTAAAGATGAAATTATTGAAAAATTAAAATCATATGCTGAATTTATGAATGATGAGGAAGAAAAATATCTAGAAAATTGGGATATTACAGTTTAAAATATGAAAATGTTTATTTTGATTTTCATATTTTGATTTTAAAAATAAAATCCACGATTACAATTATCTACATCAGATTTATAAAAAATATGTTTATTGTCGTATTTTGAACAAAATATAGGCCTACCTGTTTTGTACATTATTTTGATCCATTTTTCGCGTTTTTTTAATTGTAACGCTATATGTGGAAGGGGGTCTATTACCTTTCTTTCCATATACCTATTTACGATATTTTATTTGACTCTATTGGTTATTTTAAATCAAACCCATAATAGACTAAATCGTCAATTCTATTTAAATATGTATGATTATCACGTACAAATTCCATTACTTTTATCATTTTATCTATAAATTCTTCACTATGATTTTTAATTATCTCACTGTATTCAAGCGATTTGTAAAACAATTTTTCTATATCTTCATGGTAAATAATATGATAATCTTTAAAAAATCTTCTCACACCTGGATTATTTGTTATACCTAAACTACCATAACTTATATTTTTTAATATACGACAAGGAATATAAAACCACTTATCTGATTCTCTTTGTGAAGATCCTTGAAATGCAGGTGATATTAATGATTCTCTTACTTTTTTTTGATGTTCTTCTTCATCATTTTCTCTTTCAAAAATACAATTTAAACGATTTTGAATACATAATAATTTCCATTTATCAACTTCTTTTTTATTTGTATTCCAGATAGTTCCACAAAAATAACTCTGTTTGTTATATTCAATCCCTTTTTTTACTAATTCAATATTTTTATTAATATCTTCTGGAAAAATATTTGTAGCCCAACACATATGTAACTCATTTGTAGGTTGGTAAAAGTATGTATAATTTTCTTTTTCTTTAATATCTAAATCATAAATATCATCTTCTTCTGGAATATAATTATAATACCAGAAAAACCCATTTGATAAGTATCTTACATTTTTTTTATCGAAATTTTTATTAGGGCCTCCTCTATATTCAACATATTTTACAGCTTTCCGATTTAAAAGTAAATCATTATATTTGGTGATTAATTTATTTGTTATTTTATTATGTGTTCTATAATGCAATATATAATAAACATTGTCTAATACAGGTAAAAATGCATCGGTGTTATAATGAGGACTTGAGAAAACTAAATAGTTTTTATCATAATTATATAAATTATATGAAAATTCATCGTCTTCACACCATATTAATTTTATATCTAATGAATAATAATCAATAATATATGAAAAAGCTTCATATACAGCTTCATGAATAAATCTATGTGTATGTATTGTATTAAATAAACCATGTACAACTAATATTTCAATTTTTCTTTCGATAATAAAATTATACACATTATTGATCATAATTATAATATAATATTATACAAAAATATTATGTTATTTTTATGTCATATATTGAATATTATTATAAGTATTAATTTTATTAATATAAAAATGCAATTCACTTCCTTTTACTAAAAATAAATCTGCTTTATTGTAATAATGTTGTTTATAATTATTTATCAATTCTTTATATTTACTATCTTCAATGTCTAATATTACGACTGAATCATTTCTAATATTTGAAAAATAGGGTTTTTGTCCTCTTACCTTTCTTTGTATTTGTTGTTTTAATTCTTTATTACTATCATTGTAATGCGATGTACTATAATTAACTGAATTATCTTTATTATAAATCATTAATATTTCATCAGTCATTTTATGTCTACCTTTACATAGTTCTAAACCAGCAAAGCTTTCAACTAAATCAGTACAACAAATTATAAAGTCACCATTATCTTGAATAAAATCCAAAGCATTTATAAATTTCAAATGTTGTGCTTTTATAACTCTTAAATGCATTGCTCTCCAACTATCTTTTCTATATGCTAATTCACTTATTACTTTTTCAGTATAATCTTTTGGAAAATTATATTTTTGTATTTTATTATCTAAAAACCAGTTAAATCTTCCATAGGTTAAATCAAGATCATACATTTTAATAAATATCGATAAATATTGTAATACATATTTATGAGGTAACCAATCATCACCATCAAGCATAATACAATATTCATTATCTTCACACATATTGTATGCTCTATATCTATTAAATGCTTGTCCATATTTTATATCATTGTGAATATAAATCGATTTATCTTTTATTGGTAAATATAACTCATTATATTTGCTATGAGTATTATCTGTAGAATTATCATTCAAATATATAAGTCTCCAATTATGGTATGTCTGACATATCATAGACATTATATTTCTTTCGATCCATTTTTCATTGTTATAACTAGGTACAATAAAAACAAATTGAATATCTGATTCTGGTTTTGAAATATAATTTTCACATTTTATAAATCGATCTAGGTAAAATTTTTCTTTGTTTTCTCTTTTATTATTTATACAATCTGGATCAAATACATCTGGAAAAACCAACGGTTCTCCTGTAACAACATGTGAAATAATTTCTTCATCCCATGTTAATATATTGTAACCATAATCAATTGTAGCATTATTCTGAATAAACCAATCAATACCTAAATCAATTATTTTTTTTCGAAATCTAGAAGTACAAATATATCCAAATGTACCATAAAAAGCAGAAAGTGTACCATCACATGGTATATCTTTTGTAATACAAGTATTACAACCAACTAATAATTCATTTATATGTTTTTTATGATTATTGTAACCAATATATAATAAATCAATATCTTTTAATATTGTTTTTAAAGGCTTCAACATATAGATCCATGCTTTATGTAATTGAACATCATCTTCTAATATAATAACATTATCTAATCCTTTAGACTCAATTATTTTAAATAATTCTATGGTTGATGCAATTAATCCAATTGCACCTACTGATTTTATTACTTTTGTTTTCCAGTTTGAATTATAAATTGTTTGTTTTATTGTACCTTTATCATAACCATCTACATATTCTTTAAATTTCGATGTTACAATATCTTTTGTTTTATCCCATGCTTCAAAAAATTCGTAGTTACTAATATTTAATTCATTCATTTGATGAATTATCTCAATCTTTTTATCAATACGTTCTTTTAAATTTATTATAAATATAGGAATTTCACTTAAGGATTCGTTGTCTTTATTCTCTGTTTCTTGTATTTCTTCTTGTTGCTTTTGTTCATTATTTTCATTTATTTTTTTTTTTGCTAACCTTTCCTTTTTTTTACAAATTCTACCTTCTTCTTTTCCGTGCATAATCCAATGATAAAAACTTTGACTATAACTAATTATATTAGCGTTTAAAAATTCATCTTTATAAAAATTTACATAAAATTTCCAATCAAATTCTTCTTTTAGTGTATTTAATGTATTTACCCATAACTCATTTATCTCATCTATTTTAAATATATTAACCATCTTTTGTATCAAAATATCTTCAACAGTTGTTGAAGAATTTAAAATTGTCTCTATATTAGTAACAATTCTATTTTCATATATACCATTATTACACCAATGATTATATAATTCTAAATGATCAGTTATGGAAATTAAATCTGGATTGTTTTCACTATATGATTTATAATCAAAACAGTCATACGGTTCTTGTGAAAATTTTTTTCCTGCACATCTATTCTCATTTTTTCCTATTTCAATCCAATGTTTATATAATGTAAATTCATTAATATCTTCAATAGTATCCTTTAAATCAGGGTAATTTAATAAATATTTCTCCCAATCAAAATTATTTAAATAACAATATTCAATAAAAATTGACTCCTGTAGGTGTTGATTAAAAGTATTATCGTTATTTTTTTCGTTATTAGACCATATCTCAAATAAAGACAATTCTTTTTTAACCATATTTATAATATTACTAAACAATAAAATTTGTAGATTTAAATAAATTTATATCGAGAATATATATCTACTATGACTACAAAAGACAATAGTTTCAATATATACAATAAATTTGATCCAAATTTTGTAAATTATGGGGAACTTTATAAAAGTCCAAGAGAAATGAAACAAAATTCAAAACTATTGATTAATCATTATGCTGATGCTCTTGTAAAAGGTGAATCACCAGTTTATGTAGATTCACCTCATTTAGTTGGTAATCGTTATTTTATAAGTACAAATAGCCAATGTTTAGACAAGAATGATAATACTAAAACACATACAAGATCTATTTTAGTTGATAATGTAAATACTAGTGCTATGGAAACTACAAAAGATAATAATACTGGTCTCATTTACTCTCTATTAGCATCACTAAAAACAATCAATGGTGATGAAATGTTTCAAGATATTAGTAATAATCAACCCATGGAATATTTAAATAATTCCACTGATTATTTGAATGATATTAGCAATGCACCTATGCCTGTATGTAGTAAAATTACAGTGTTTGCTGATGATAAAAAAGATAAAGATGTTTCAGGATGGATAACAGACAAAGACAGACAAGACATTGACCCAAAAGCCATTAAAGAAGGATTTATAGATGTATCAGATAGTATGTCCGGAGATCTTCATCCAGATGAATGGAGAGAAGCAGCGGAAAGAACAAATGAACAAATGCAAGACCAAGCAGAAGCTGTTTCAGAAGAAGCACAAAGATCTGCAGATGATGCTATGTCTTCTGCAAATGCAGCAAAAGACGATGGACCTAAAAGATCAAATAATATTAAATCCAGTAGTGGTAAAAGTACTCAAGATGAAATTGGTAAGCAATCAGCTACAGCTACAAAAGCTTTTAATGAAGCTAGAAGACGTGGTGCTAAAAAAATGTTAGAAGGTGATGCCGAAGAATATATGAAAAAACATAAAGATGAAAATATCTTTTTTTTTATTAAAGAGGCAATTAATTCTACTTATAATTGTAAAGGCGAAATACATAAAGTTGCTGAGAAAAAAGTTACACCATCACCTCCTAAAATATCTTCTGAACAACAAAAATTATATGATAAATATAAAATATGGCATGAAATGGGAATTGCAGAAAACATTATACGTGATAAAATGATCAAAGACGGATTAGATCCAAAACTTGTATTAGATGTTAAAGAACCAGAATCTAAACCAGAAGAAAAAAAATCTACTGAAAATAGTGATGGTAGTAAAACTGTTCGCATTCCATCAAAATGTCTTTATACTATTTTTACTGATAATCCTGTTGGTGATGTAGAAAGTGAAGATAATAAACGTTCTGATATTTGTGATCGAAATCATGGTAAAATTTCTGTAAAAAATGTATTTAATGCTATCTCAAATCTTATTAATAAAAATAAAACAAATTTAGCCACACTTGAAGTACCCGGAATACCTAACCCAACAGTATGTGTTTGGGGCTGGGAAACAGTTGGTGTACTACATTCATTGGGTATTGGAACTAGAAAAAAAGTACGAAAAGATGTTGAATCTTATGATTACAAAAAAATGATGCAACTACTTGAACGTTATAGAAAGCGTTTTGCTATGGAAATTGTACGGTATTCAAACTATGACTTTTACGGTGCGTGTAATGTTATTGAAAACCAAGAAGCTTTTACAACTATGAAATCTAAACTTGTTGTAACTCCATATAAATCAAATAATGTAATTAACATGGGGGCATATTTATTTATAATTGCTATGATTTTCTTAATATTTTACATTGTCTATAAAACCATGTTTCGAGCATTTGATTTTAAATCTGTATTAAAAAAAATGAAAGTAATGAAAAAATAATTTATAAATTACTTTGAAAAAAATTATAAATTATTTATAGATTGTAACGTTTATAAACTTCTAAAGCAACCAAACCTGCTAATATTTGAACTGCACATAATGGTACAATTTCACTTGGTGCTATTTTTCCAGCTGCAGCTAATGTTATAGTAATTGCAGGGTTAGCTGTTACGGAACTGAAACGATAACTCAATAATAAAACAAGAGTTAATGCTGCACCAATTGCTAAAGGATTACCTGTTGCGATAACAATATAGGCAAAAAATAAAGTGGCTAAGAACTCTGCTAAATATGCGTACATTTTATATATAAATATTAGGAAATAAATGTGGAAATATTTATAAAATATTACGATTCATTGTAATTTTTGCCGGTACACGTGCACCACCACTTCGTGTTCTAGTTAATGCCTGTCTTTGTACATTGATTGAATTATTTGTTGTAAATGATGTAGGTCTTTGTTGAGAATTAAATACATTATTATCAAAATCCAAACGTCTTGTATTTGTTGAATTTAATACGCGTCTAGATCTATCTTGACTATTTCCATACCATTTTTTATTTTGTTCTGATTTCAAATCATTTCCACGTGAATATAGCATTCTACCCATTGAAAACCGACTACTCCCATCTGTATTTATATCTTTTTGTGGCATAGCGTTTCTAACACTCGATTCTGCATTATTTATTGGATTTTTAGGATTAGGATTTGTTACAAAACCAATTACTTTGATGATAAATGATTGTACTACTTCCGCTATTCCATCACTTGCTATAATCTCTACTAAATTATCTCCTACGTCTATATAACTAGGTGTTCCTTTTAATTCACCTGTTACTTTATTAAAAGATAACCATCTTGGTATTGTTTTTCCAATCAATGTAACAGTATTTAAATCGATATCATTTGTAGTTACTATATATCGATAAGTAAAATCTTGTCGTATATCTGGTGGTGGAACAGAAGTAAATGTTGGAGGATCATTTACATTTGCTACTGTAATAGTAAACGATTGTGATACACTAACATTTGATTTATCTGTTGCTGTAATTACAACTGCATGATCTCCTACATTTTGATTACCTGGTGTTCCTGATAATACACCAGTATTATCACCATTATCAGTAAATGATAACCAACTTGGTTTTGTTGTAGCTTCTAATGTAACTGAATCTCCACCATCTACATCACTTGCAATTACTGTATAACTGTATGCTACATCCTCAGTAGCATTTGTAACTGACTCATCTACTGTAGATGTAAATGTTGGAGGATCATTTACATTTGCTACTGTAATAGTAAATGATTGTGTTACACTAACATTTGATTCATCTGTTGCTGTAATTACAACCGAATGATCTCCTACGTCATCATTGCCTGGTGTTCCTGATAATACACCAGTTTTATCACCATTATCAGTAAATGATAACCAACTTGGTTTTGTTGTAGCTTCTAATGTAACTGAATCTCCATCATCTATATCACTTACAATTACTGTATAACTGTATGGTACATCCTGAGTAGCATTTTCAATTGAGTCTACTGTAGATGTAAATGTTGGAGGATCATTTACATTTGCTACTCTAATAGTAAATGATTGTGTTACACTAGCTCCTGATTCATCTGTTGCTGTAATTACAACCGAATGATCTCCTACGTCATCATTGCCTGGTGTTCCTGATAATACACCAGTTTTATCACCATTATCAGTAAATGATAACCAACTTGGTTTTGTTGTAGCTTCTAATGTAACTGAATCTCCATCATCTATATCACTTACAATTACTGTATAACTGTATGGTACATCCTGAGTAGCATTTTCAATTGAGTCTACTGTAGATGTAAATGTTGGAGGATCATTTACATTTGCTACTCTAATAGTAAATGATTGTGTTACACTAACTGAACTATCTGCTGCTGTAATTACAACCGAATGGTCTCCTACATCATCATTATCCGGTGTTCCTGTTAACGAACCAGTCTTATTACCATTATCAGTAAATGATAACCAATCTGGTTTTGTTGTAGCTTCTAATGTAATTGTATCTCCTGAATTTGAATCACTTACAGTTACATCATAAGTATATGATACATCTTCAGTAGCATTTTCAATTGAGTTTACTGTAGATGTAAATTGTGGACCAACATTATTAAAAAAAGCTTCTGTAGGTGTATCACCATAACCAGTAAGACTATTCCATTTTGTATTTGATGCTGTGGCATCTTTAAACATATTCGTTAAACTACCACCATCTGATTGAACTACCCATTCTCTAACACTTTTATTGAACTTAGTTGCTCCACGAAACATATCAGTCATATCAATTGCAAATTCAGAATCATTTTCTATATCCCAAGTACCAATTTCTTGATTAAATATAAGAGCTCCTCTAAACATACTACTCATATCATCTACTTTTTGTGGATTCCAAGCTTCGTATGTAATACTTGTTATGCTTCCAGAAACTGAAACACTAAGATCTTGTGCACCATCACCCCATTTTTCTAATTGTCTTATTGATTGAGTTCCTTTTGTTTTAAAAGTAAGTGTTAAAAAATTGTCTATATTATCTATTGTATAAGGTAAATTTGAATAGTTACTATGATTTTGAAATTCTGCTACAAAATCGTTTAAACTACTAAAGCCAGATCCACCACTATTAATAGTTACACCACATTCACCAGATGTATTAGTACCGGTATTATAAAAACTAAAGGTTTTATTAGACTGACCAAAAGTTATACTAGATCCAGCAATTCTTTGAATTTCTATTGTAGGTCTACCTTTGTCGCTATTTAGTGTTATATTTTCTTTATTAGTAATATCTTGATCAAATTTTTTAGCATTTTCAAACATAGTGCTCATATTTTCAACCTCAGACACATCCCATTTTGAAATATTACCATTAAATTCATTTGTATTTTGAAACATACCACTCATATTTATTACATTAAATACATCCCAGGCAAAATAAGAATCACTACTTTGTGTTACTGTGGCTGTATTAATATCTTGATTAAAATTACTTGCTCCAGAAAACATAAATCTCATATTTTCTACTAGAGACACGTCCCATGACCCAATGTCTTGATCGAAATCAGTAGCATTTTGAAACATTTGAGACATATCTGTAACTGCTGATACATCCCATGATCCAATGTTTTGATTGAAAGAACTTGCATTACGAAACATTTGAGACATATCTGTAACTGATGATACATCCCAATTAGAAATATTACTATTAAAATTTGTTTTATCTTCAAATAGTTCTGACATATCGGTAATATCACTTACATCCCACGTATTAATATCACCCACAGGGTTACCCCCATTTACATTATTTGGTGGATTATTTGTGGCTGTGATTGAACCATCACACCAACCATCTACAGCATTTTGTAATTCTGTCTTATTTGCAGGAGTAAAACTCATTTATAAAATATATTAACATATTAATGCTAATAATTAGAAATAATAAATTTCACTTTATTATTTCTAAAGTATATTAAATTATTGATCTAACGTCTAACATGCATTAAAGGAACAAAGGAAGCATTGTTATCATCGCCACCATTTTTTAAATCATTGTAATTATGATTAATTGCTTGTTGTTTTCTAAAAGTAACATAATCAGATGAGTCATATACATACTTTACATTTCCTGAAGCACCTGGAACACCTGTATTATCACAGTTATCAATTTTTGATCCTAAGTAAATTTTACTTCCTGCCCAACCAATAGAACACTTGCTCATTCCGTTAGGACCACCACATTTATAGTTTCTACGTCCTAAGAAATCACCGGCATGGTTAACAACACGAAATGGAGTGTTTACACGTTTATATCCTTTAAATACACCACCAGCCATTGCTGTATTCCAACTATTTCTTAGTATAGAACGAGTAGATGATTGTTCTCCATCTTTAAAATTGCATAATGTTTGAGTTGCTGAAAATCCATTATAAGGTCCACCTAATACTGAAGTCGACATTGTGATTAATATAGTATAACGAGATACTTTTATTTTCAGCAATAGAAAGTCTTACTAAATATATTTTTATTATATATATGGACAATTTAGAAGATTTTGATGATACATATAGTGAACTCGTTTATGATTCTGAATGTATTAGGAAAAAAAGTAACTGGACTAAATCAGATCCAAAATATAAATTAGATTCAGAATCATTTGACTCAAAACTATTACTAAAATCAATTAAAAATAAATCTCCAAAATTACATGCTCTTCTCAAAAAAATTAAAGATCTTGATAAAGCCGATATGAAACGTGATAAACAAAATTACAAACATTTTATATTTTGTGACGTAAAATCGTCTAATCAAGGTGCTAGAATGTTGGCTTCTGCCTTTTTAGCAAGTGGATATAATCTCGGATATACAGCAAAAAAGAAAGGTGAAAAATCAGACGATTCTCCTAAGCCAAAAAGTCCACTTATTAAAAAAACGAGACCAGATACACCACGACCACCTCTTGCTATGGCAAAAGCAAGATTACCTAAATCTTTTAAATCATTAGAAGAAATATTGGAAGAATCAGAGTCTGATTCTGAAGAAGAAATAGAAAGCGACAAAAAATCACCTAAATCTAATTCTCCAAAAATCGAAGGAGGAGATGGAAGTGCTAAAAAGAAACCAGCTAAAAAACGATTTGAAAAAATTGAGTTACTTAGTGATTATCAGTTGCGAAAAACAAAGGGAGAAAATTTTTACTTATTGTCTTCAGTTGATGTCTTTGATCAACCAATCAATGTAGTAACAAAGAAACAAATGTTATCTAATTACAATCGCCGTCCTGATAATGTACATGGTCAAGAGATTCGTTTTATCATTATGGATAGTGGATTCAAGGAAGGTATTGATTTATTTGACGTAAAATATGTGCATATTTTTGAACCACCTGTAAATACTGCTGATCAAAAGCAAGTAATTGGTCGTGGAACACGAACTTGTGGACAACAGGGGTTGGAATTTCACCCTACAAAAGGCTGGCCTCTCCATGTATTTATCTATGATATCAGTATTCCTTCACCATTAAAAGACAAATTCTTAGATTCCGAGTCTGCTTTTGAATTTTACATTAAATCATTAAACATGGATATGAAATTGATCAATTTTGCAGAAGATATTGAGAAAACTGCTATTTTCGGTTCCGTTGATTATGAATTAAATAAACCTGTACATGAATTTTCAACTGATAAAATGATAACAGGAGGTGGTCCTAAAAGAAAGCCTGAACTTCGTAAAATGAATCCTACAGGTCCTCCAATTTTATTGGATCCAGATAGTGATTCTATGGTTACACTTCCATCTGGTTTGCAAGTACCTGGAATATCACTTGGTAAAATGAATCATAATGAAATGCGTAGTTATATTCGTAATTACTTTAAAGATACCCAATGGACAGATGTAAAGATGGAAAATTTATGTGATGAAAGTGCTGTACCACGAAAACGTGGTGGTGCGCGTATTATTCAATATACGCCAACACAACGTTTTGTGAAAAAGTACTTTTCACCTCAAGCACCAGTAAACGGAATGCTTTTATGGCACAGTACTGGAACAGGTAAGACATGTTCTGCAATTGCCGCTGCATCGGCCAATTTCGCACGCCAAGGATATACAATTTTATGGGTTACACGAACAACATTGAAAAATGATATTTGGAAAAACATGTTTGATTTAATTTGTAATGAAGAAATTAGAACCATGGTTTCAGATGGAGTTACTATACCCGAAGATCAAAGCAAACGTATGAAATTATTATCAGATTCTTGGAAAATACGTCCAATCTCTTATAAACAATTCAGTAATCTGGTTTCAAAACAAAATAGTTATTATCAACGATTAGTAGACATTAATGGAAAAGTTGATCCGTTACGTAAAACCTTGCTTATTATTGATGAAGCCCATAAATTATATGGAGGTGGAGATTTATCGACAAATGAACGACCTGATATGAAAGCTTTACATGCATCTTTGATGAACTCCTATGCTATTTCAGGTAACCGATCTGTAAAGCTATTACTTATGACTGCTACTCCTATAACTGAACATCCAATTGAGTTAGTTAAATTAATTAATCTTTGCAAACCGTTAAATCAACAACTACCAGATAAATTTCCTCTTTTCTCAAATGCTTATCTTGACGAAAATGGACGTTTTACGCAAAATGGAAAGCGTGAATTCTTGGACATTATATCAGGTCATATTAGTTATTTAAATCGTGAAAAGGATGCTCGACAATTTGCACAACCAAAGATTGAGAAGATTGAAGTACCTATGATTGATAATATGCAAGAGATAAAAGACATGGATAAACGTATGAATCGCGAAATAATAAACAAGGATATCTTGGAATTAAAAGACCAGATTGATAAAGAAGCAGCAGAGATTGATGACGATTTTAAAGATTTGGAATCTTCAAGATTTTATGAATTACGTGATATTTGTCAGGAATTTGAAGGAATTGTTCAAAAAGGTTGTATGAAAATTGCGAATGATAATATCCGAAACTTAATAAAAGAAGCCAAATCACATATTCAAGATATTAAAGATCGTATTAAAAAGATACGCGAAGAATTAAAATCGAAAAACGAGTATAGGAAAAAGATCCTTTCTGATATTAAAGAGAGATATGATAAAGATCCAGAACGTTTGTCCAAGTTTATGGAAAGTGTTTATTATGTTTTAAAATACTCTTGTGCAAAAATCGTGAAAAAAAGTCGCAATATAACGGCTATGGTAAATCAAAATCCAGAAGTATTAAACATACAACTTCAATTAGATCTGTATGACGAACGAATGATGAGTTTTGATCGAGAATTAAAAATAATGCTTGAAAAACATCGTTTACATATTAAAGAATTACGTGAAATGATTAAAACCGGTGAATTAAATCGTCTTGAAACATTTGTTGTAAAAGACTCAATTAAATTAGCGCAAACACGATACAAAGAAAACAGAAAAACAAGAAAATCGGAAATTTCAAAAGAAAATAAAGACATACGTAAAACACGTAATAAATTGTCTAGAAAGTTGATGAAGTTAAAGACTACATTAAAACGTGATATTCGTGAAGATATTAAAGACAAAAAACAAGATAAAAAACAAAGAACACGAGAGAAAAAACAATTAAGAAAAACACTAAGAAAACAAGGCAAAATTCGAGAAACATTTAAAGATGGAATTATTAAAGATTTAGTTACAAAATATAATACTAAAACACGTGAGGAATTCTTAAAAGCAAAGGCTGATTTAGAAAAAGAAGCAAAAGAAAAACAACTAAAAAAAGAAGCAAAAGAACGTGAACGACAAGAAAAAAAACGTATAAAAGCAGAAGAACGTGAACGTCAAAAAGAGGCAAAAGAACGAGAACGAGAAAAGAAACGGAAAGAAAAAGAAGCAGAAAAAACTCGTAAAAAACGTGAGAAAGAAAGGGAAAAGGAACAAAAACGCCGTGAAAAAGAATTACGAAAAACACAAAAGAAGAAATCCCGATAAATAATATATGAGTGACGACGAAAGTCCAAGATTAGGAGAATCACCTTCAGAAAATAAATTCATTGATGAAATAACAATGAAATTATTATCAAATCAGTCTGGGTATGCGAAATATCTTTCCAAGACGGATCAAGGAAAACATGAAGAAATACAGCAGTTTAAAAGAGATTGTAGCAATTATAAAGGAGATATTTTATCAATGACACGTGAATTGTTAGCATGTCGTGATAATGAATATGGATCAGACGTCAATGATTCTTTTAATGATTACGCTAGAACATTAATACGTTATTTAGAAGTGAAACAACAATCTGATGAAAAACAACGAGAATATGAAGATGAGGAAGATATGTTTCCATATTCAATCGACGAAGATAATAAACCTACAAAAAAAACTTATGGTAAAATGAACACACTTGATTTATTTTTAAAAAAAAATCACTCATAAATATATAACAATGGGTAGATCAAATAGAAAAACAAAAATAAGAAATATAGCGAAAAAAAAGAGTAAACGTAAAACCCAAAAAAAATTAAAAAAAATGAATTGTAATCCAGGTGTAAAATCAGATGTAAAAGGGAGTTGTTTTACAAAAAAAGCTCTTCACTATATAAAGGATGAATATAATAAAACACATAGCGAAAAGATAACATCTACGTCACCAAAAGAAATTTGGAATGAATTACGAAATATATTACACGAATGTCCAAGAGAGGATTGTTGGTTAAAACAAATAAAAGACGCAGAATCACGTAGACAATTAGATGATATTTTATTCGCACCTGATCGTCCAAATGAATGGGATAAAGATCCAGTTTCTTGGTTATCAAATTATGATATAGCAGCTGTTTTAAGACAATATGAACGTTCAAATCCTGAATTTAAACTTCTTGGACCTTCTGCTATAAATTATGATACAATAATTGACGATGGAAAATGTGTATGGAACGATCTATGTAGATTATCACTGGAAAATTTATTACGTCGCAATAAACGAAAATTGGGTATTGTTTTTAATTTAGATACTCATGATGGTCCGGGTACACATTGGGTATCTATGTTTGTCGATTTAGATAAACAGGTAATTTTTTATTACGATAGTGCTTTAAATGCTGTTCCACATGAAGTATCAAAATTAAAAAGAGAGATAATTAAACAAGGGAAAGATTTAGAACAACCTATAAAGTTTGATTACATGCAAAATGATGTCGCACATCAAACAACAAATACTGAATGTGGTATGTATTGTCTATTTTTTATTATTACATTATTAACAGAGAAAATAGATAGCCAAATCAATCGTGAATTAAATGGAGGTGGTAGAAAAAAGAAAGATTTTTTTCAGTTATTACAGGTATTTAATGAACCTGGATTAAATGATGATATGATGATCAAGTTTAGAGAAAAATATTTTAATAAAAAATAATTTCTACGTTTAAACCTTTGGTAATATATTCGATATCGCCGATATAGAAATAGGACAACAATGTTGTCATATTTAATTTTCGAAAGGTATAATATATAAATGAATAAAAAAATAAAAACACGAAAATATAGAAAAAAACCTAATACAAAAAAAAGGCGTGGGGGTAAAAAGCGTACTGAAAAGATTTTTTATAGTTTTGGAAGACAACATACAAATCCAGACATTAAAGGTATTATTCATGTGAAAGTAGGTCCAACCACATTTGAAGGTGAAAGTAAGGGAGAATATATGAGTAATTATTTTTCAGAAGTAGCAAAAAGTTTTGAAGAAGATATTGCTTTAATGTTAAATGGAGAACCAAAATCAAAAACAAGACAAAAAATATTTACAATTGAATATAACGACAATGATGCTCCATTAGAAGAAGGTTCCGAAGAACCAATAAAATGTAAAAAACCGAAAAAAAGTGATAAAAAATAAATTGAACAATAATAATTTAAATATTTTTATTGTTTATATTTTAATGAATCTTTATACATTACCTGAAAACCAACAATTAATATGGGATACTATATCGAAAGTACCCAATTTTCAACAAATGCGAAATTCGAGTCCACAAAAATCAGAACAATGGTTTAGAGATATTATTCAAATGTACTATAATAAACACAAACAAACAATAGTAGATAAAAATAGTCTTTCTCAATTAAATAAAGAAACAATTCGATATATGTTATTAAATTTAAAAGAAAAAAATTCGTTTCAACCTACCTCTTTTCAACCAAATTCATCTCAAAATGAATATCAAAATAATTATTCGATACTTGAAACAAACAGTAATGAAACTCGTAATTTTATATTAGAACAAAAACAAAATAAATTAAATAATGATTTTCAATTAAGACAACAAGAATATACAAGCTTATTTGAAAAACCAAAAATAGATGAAATTGATTTTCGAGAAAATATGACCGAAGATAAACCTATTGAAAATATGGAAGAATTAATAAAACGACAAATGGCTGAAAGAGAATATGATATACAAATTTCAAATCCTACAGAAAAAGTTGATTTAAAAAAAGATATTGTAGAATTAGATGAAAAGAAAGTAACGTTTCAAGATGAAAAATCCGACAGTTATGATAATAAAATAGAAGCACTAAACAATAAAATAGAAAATTTTATAGAAGAATTTACCGAAAAACTTGTCGAAATACAAAATGAGATAAAAGAGATAAAAAAAAATCAAAAAACTATACAAGTAGAAAATGATGCTATACAAAATGCAGAAAAAATTATATCAAAATTACGTAACATAGAAAAGCCACTTGAGAACAATAAAATTATTCAAGAGCATGTAAATTCATAAAATTGAAACAACGTAAAGAATAAATACGTTTACTATAAATAAATTATCAAATATGGAAAACGTTGTATACAAAATTGGTTCAGAATTACCCGAAACAATTTTCGGTAAGAAATATTCAGAAGGTTATGGAACTTTATCTTTTAATATTCCCATGATGGAAGAAAATCCCGATTATTCTTTATTGTTTCATATATATATTGATGTTTCTGGTTCTATGTCTGATTATGTAGATTATACTAGTAGACGTACCAAAATGATGTTGTTAAAACATGCATTGAAAAATATTTTATTGTATTTTGCAGAAAAATGTGAAAATGTTTATGTTCAAGTTAAAGGATTTGATAATGTAATACATAATTATATTGATACTATTCATATAAATAAAACTAATGTTCAAGAATTACTTGGAAAAATTGATCCAATTGAACCAATGAATTCTACAAATATTGAATTAGCATTAAACTCATTAAATGATGAACTAGAAAAAGAATATTTCGAAATTCCTATTGAAAATAGAGTCGCTATTTTATTAACCGATGGAGAACCAACCGAAGGATTACGTAATACATGTAAATTGGTCGATATTGTAAAACAAAAATGTTCTCACCATTTTATTGGATTAGGAAATCAACATAATGGATTGTTAATGCATAGATTGGGTCATAAAAATATTTACACAACAAATTGGTATATTAATGATATTGAGCATACTGGAGATGTTTATGGTGAAATTTTGTTTAACGAATTGCATCGTGTTTATTATAAAAGTACTATAAAAGTTGTAGGAGGCAAAGTTTATGATTATATAAAAGGAGAATTTGTAGATAATCTTGTTATTGGTTCATTGTATGCAGAAACTACTAAAAATTATCATGTAATGATAGAAGATGAAAAATTATTTAATATTGTTATTTCGGGAAGACAAAAAGATGGTACATTATTGCATACAAATGCAGAAAAAAAATCAGGAGAGTTTATTGAAATAGCAAAACAATATATAAGATTATGTGTACAGAAATTAATGTTTATTATTCGCGAAGAAACAGCTGAACAAGAATCTCATACACAAACGATATTTAATCGTGCACAAATGTTTGAACCTTATTACAATGATGCGTTTAATAATAATATTAATAAAAAAACACAAAAAGATATTAATTCATTGTTGGTATTTATTAAATCTTTTATAAAAGACCACCATTTGGAAGATGACGTATTTATGGTGGAACTTTATAAAGATGTAAATGTTATGAAAAATAGTTATGGTACAAGAGATACATTTAAAATAGTATCTGGAAGAGAAGACAGTCAGGGTAAACAAACTGCTTTTAATAGTGCTTCACAATATGAAGATGATTTTGATGCTGATGATAATGTTCTTCCACCAAAATTGCAAAGAGATTGTTCAAGTGCATATAGAACCCCTAGACGTTCTGATCTTATGAGAGGTATTAGTGATACTATAAATGATTCTGAAAGTAAACCTGTGATACATTGTGATAATACAGATCCTGTTACAATACTATCACTTCCTCATCAAACACGATTAGGTTTAGTGAATGGTTCGGAAAAAATATTGCAAAGACAGATTGTAAATTTTGCCGACGATAAGTCATATTTAGAATCTCCTGAAATAATAGAATAAAATGTTATAATAGTATATATATAATGGCTGCCTCTCTTTGTAAAGGAAAACGTACATCTAAACCAAATCGTTGCAAAAAAATTCAAGGATGTAAAGTAGCAAAAGGTACAAAACGTACTTTTTGTCGCAAAAAACACAATAAAACAAAAAAAGCTCGTAAAACATCAAAAAAAAGATCTTAAGTAAGTCGTTTAAAAGGACATAGTAAAAAAACTGAACGTGCCTTGAAAAAATTGAGATAGATGGTTTATAAATAATAATTTAGCAGATACTAAGTTATTATTTCTTATTTTGTAATAGTAAAAACGATGACAAAACGTTTTTATTTTTCTCAGCATATTGCTCTGTTTGTAATTTAGCACGATATTCTTTTTGCATCATACGTTGTTGCATAGCTTTTTCTTGTTCATGTAATAGACGATTTGCATGTTCTTTTTCTAATGGATCATAAGAATATTGACTACGTGCACGATTAAATTCTTCAACAGAACCATATGTTTGAATATTATTAAAATCTTGTTCACTAACAGCTAATACGCTTTGATCACGATGTACCTTTCTTAAATCATCAAATTTTAATTTACTAAATGGATCACTAGTCATATACTTGTTTTTATAATCATCTTCATCTTCATAAAAATTATTGTTTATAGCAGAATCATTATTTAACGATTGTACACCGGTGTAATTAATTAATCCATTTGATTGATCTTTGATCTTTTGAAAATTTTCGTTCATAGCTTGTTTAGACATTTTTTCCTGTGGAATATCAAATGTCGAATTTTCTTGAACAAACCATTCATTTCGTGACTGATCTGGTTTGGCTCCCATTTGATTTGCTTCAAATAATTCATTAAATTTTTCTTGAAAATTTTGTGACTTCATATTGCTCATTGTTTTTTTTATTTGTTTTGAAGTATTTTCATCGTTATCTTTATAATTTGGATTATATGCGACATCTTTTTGTTCAACAGTGCGGTTTTGTCTATTTTGATTATCAAAAAATTGTACAATAACGTCAAATGCTTTCTTATAAAATAAAAAATATTTTGCATCGAGTCGTGATTTATCTGGATGTAACATTAATACTTTTCGTTTCGCAGTTTTTAAATCATCGATGCTAATATCATAGCTATTGAGATCAAATAATCCTAGTATTTCATCTAATGAATAGGATTGAATATTTAAATTATGATTTGGTACAGACATGCTACTAAATAATACTATAAATAGATGAAATAAATGAAATTTTCAATTTTCACGTATATTTTTTATGCGTAATATAAAATCACAGTATTAATATATGAATACGTCACCAAAACGGCATTCAACTGGAGGAAAAAAGCGAGGCAAAAAGTTCAGAAAGATTACTGAAAAAGAGTTGATAAATGAATATTATTATGAATCATCTGCTTACAACTTAAAAGAGCAAAAATCAATGTATGAGAATATTCAATTTTTATCACAACGTGAAAAAGACCTTTTTGAACAAAAGTTCGCTGTTCCAAAAACAAGGAGTCAAGAAATTTATTCATCCATGCTTCGTAACAAAAACAAAAAAATAATTATCGCAACTGGTCCAGCTGGAACAGGAAAAACAATGTTTGCTACAGAATTTGGTATCCGTAATTTTTTACTAGGAAAATGCGATAAATTAATTTTTACACGACCTTCAGTTTCTGTTGATGAAGATCTTGGATATTTACCAGGTACACTAGAAGAAAAAATGGCTCCTTGGGTTAGACCGATATATGACATATTATATCAATTTATATCACCAAAAGAAGTTACAGAATTATTAGAAGAAAAAGTTATTGAAATATCCCCTCTTGGATATATGCGTGGTAGAACATTTAAACACTGCTGGATTGTAGCAGACGAAATGCAAAACTCGACTGTTTCTCAAATGAAAATGCTTTTAACACGTTTAGGAGAAAATAGTCGTTTAGTTATTACAGGTGATTTAGATCAATATGATCGTACAGATGTTAGAAACGGTTTAGAAGATTTTTTAGATAAATTTAGAGATACTCGTTCTTCAAGTATCGGTAGTTTTGAATTTGAAAATGAAGATATTCAAAGAGAAGAAGTAGTAAAAGAAGTATTGGATATTTATGGACGTGAAACTATTCCTGAAGATTATTCATTAATTACAAATAGCGATTTATCACAAGAAACAAATAGCGAAAGTAATGACGATAAAAATAATGAAGATATGTAAAACTATTATATTATCAGTTTATATAATGGTTTTTAAAAAAATTGGTAACTGGTTCAATAAAAATCTTGGACTATCAAAAATATTAGAAAGCAAAGTAGTATTATATATTTTAGTAACAATTGGTATTTTAAACATTTATACATATGCTATGGAAGACGAATTTGCTTATGCAGGTATCATGTTAATAGTAGGCTTTTTATCAGCATTTTTTAACAAAAATATGATTGTAATTATTTTCACTGCAATTGCTTTTACTAATTTAATACGTTTTGGCATGGAAGAATTTAAAAACAGAGAAGGATTTACAGGTGATCTCAGTAGTTTAGATAATTTAATGAATCATATGACGAAAGATGAAAAACAACCTCTTCCTGAAAAAAAAGAATCACCTACAAAAGAAGATAAAAAACAAGACAAACCAAAAGAAGCAAAGTCTGTTGAAGATAATGATATGGGAATTGATTTTGAATATGATAAAGATGCTCAGTTAAATCAAGATCCATCCAAACGTGATGCTGAAATTGATCGTTTTATAAAACAATTAAATCCTAGTGCGATATTAAAAAAAATGGAAATCAGTGTAGATAACAAACAAGTCGGATTAGCAAAAGATAAGATTGAACTAGCTTTAAAATATACCGATAAAATTGCGAATGAAGAACAACGTCGTGGTGTAGAAAGCTTATTAAATCTACAATTAAAAATGTTACAACAATTATTAACAATCAGCCCTTTGGTCGAAGAATTTAGAGAAGTTGTAAAAATGTTAAAAGTTTAAAAAAAATATAATTTATTAAGATTTGATAATGATAGACAAAATATAGATTATTATTATATACAGAATATAATAATAACATGAAAGAAAAATATAATAATTATATCCGTGAGGGATTTCAATTTAATAAACCTATTCGTGAGGGATTCCAAGAAGGATTCAAAGAAGGTCTGGGACCGGATTTTCTGAATATGGCTCTGAATGGAGTCATGACTGGATTAAATTCATTAGGTCGTGGGTTAAATATAGGTGAATTAACTACTCAAATTAGTAATTTCGCAACTTCCACAATAAATATGGCCCGTGGTATGGGACAATTTATAATGGGTGCATTTAAAATTGCACAAAATACTTTAATGACTATTTTTAATGCACTGGGACTCGCTGGTTTATTCGCATTTTTCATTTCTTTTATAACTATGTTGGCGATTGGCGCAGAATCATGGTGGAAAGGTTTTTCATCCCATTTAATCTGTGCTGGTAAAGAATTTAAAGCAGGTTGGGAAAATCAAGGATACATAATGGGAATATTAGCTGAATGTACATGGGATAAATTTTTAACATTTTTAGATGGATCATGTACAAGGTACTATATTGTTGATATGACTCTAGGTTTATTATACGGTGTGTTTGTAGAACTACCTTTAATTTTGATTAGAGCAATTTTAGGAATTGATTTACAAGTTCTTGTTGATATTTTCTGGAATGTTTTTATTTTACCATTAGATTCATTGTTTTTCGCATTATCTGGTTTTCATATAGTAAGATGGGATGATGAAGTTATAAAACGTTGTTATCGTTGTAAAGGAAAATACACATTCTCGAATGGTAGAGAAGTCACATTATATAAGACATGGTCAGATTGGGCTAAATTAATGAATTGCAGCTTTGAGCAAATTATTAGAGGTTTCTTACGTATATTCACAACACTTATACCAAGTAATAAATGGTGGGCTTGGGCTAATAAACGACACGTCTATCCACCTGATTGGAGACCAAAGTTTTATGGTATGTAATTTCCCCATGATTAACATTATTGTGTAGCATTATTATATAAAATAATGCCACGCGGAGTAAAAAAAACATGTATTCCAGGATTGTTCTGCATTGAAAATATGACTATGTTTTTATTGTTTGTTTTATTAATTACTGTTGTTTATATGTATTATTCACACATTATTAAACCAAGTTTAGAAAAAACATCTAGTACATCATTTTCACAACCAATTGTTGTTGTTCCTCCACAAAATAAAGATGTAGCTACACCCAATTTAGTACCTATTCCAACACGTACTACAAATCCTTTAACAGATGTAAATGCACCTCCATTAAAAAATGAAAACGAAGGATTTATGTTACCTATAAATATCAATACTCGAGGACCAGAACTAAACTATACACAAATGGGTATTTTAACTAGAGAAAATAGTAAAGATGATATGATATTACCTTTAATGGGACGTAGAAGTTCAACAGGTCGCGATAAATATCAATATTATACAATGTCGAATAGTGCTGGTAATATAAATACAAAATTACCAGTAAGTTTAAAAGGAAAAAGTTGTACGTCTGATTTAGGATGTGATGAAATATTTAATGGAGATAGTGTTTACGTAGAAGGATATAATGATACTTTTCGTGCTACCATTTACGAGAATGCATTATATAAATATATTCCTTTGTAATAAAATCAAAATATAATACAAATGAGTGATAAAAAAGAAGATAAAAAATCAAAATGGTTTACTAAAAAAGAAGTTACTACACCATTAATGATATTAAATAGATTATTAGATTTATCTGGCGATAAACGTTTACGTGCAAAAGTCGAAAAAACAGCTAGTTTAGGAAAAAAAATAAAAAAAGACGACAAGATAGATTCAGAAGAAGATATAGAAAAACGCGAGGCCGAATTTAAAGAACGTCAGGAACGTCGAAAAGGAAAAACAGCAAAAGAAGAAGATGATAAAAAAGATGTAAAAGATGTAAAAGAGGGAACTTCTATAGAATCTAAAATACCAATTGATTTTAAAGACATTGATACTATTTTCCAAGATTACTTAAAATATATTATTCCACAATTAAACGAGATTTATAGTGTAGTAACTAAAAAAGAAGATATGGATATACCTGAAAATACAGTATTGATAACAGAAGAAACATTAGATGATGAAACCCGTATTATTAATAGTCAAAAATCCTTTTTTGTACCAGAATATGTTGCTCCTATTAAAGTCCCTCCAGTTAAGATTTAATTATTTAGAACAATCTGAAATGAATATATCTAATTTATTTATATATAATTGATATGAATGAATTTAATTTAAATAAAACAGCAGATGGTACAAAATCAATTACATTGAATTATTTACCAATAGGATTAAACAATATTTTATTTAGTGATGCTAATAAATATGTTACGGCTTCATGTGAAGTATCATCATCTTCTAATGTAACTTTTGTAGAAAATAACGTTAGTACAGAATACAAAGCCAAGAAAATATATATTGTGGGTACTGCGAATAATACAAAAATTAATATGATTAGTGGTGTTCCAAGTGATGGACAACTCATTATACGAAATACTAATGCTAATGGTGATAAAATTTTATATACATGCTTTCCTTTAGTGGTAACTAATCCAGGTCCAAGAAACAGTGGAATTGATGCTATAATCCAAACAGCAACCAGTGGAACTACCTCTTCAACACTTTCAGTCGATTTTAATTCTGATATCTTCGCAAAAGAAGTACCTGATATGAAATTTGTAGAATATACCAGTAATTTAGGGAATAGTGCTAAGGTAGTTACATTCGGACATCCAATTAGCATTATTTCTGTCTATTTAAAATCATTGGAAAACAATACAAACCTTTTTAATCTCCAACCAGATGAATATTCTATTATTATTCCACCTGTACCAGGAGAATGGATGGAGTGTGATTATGTCCCAATAGATTCTGAAGAGGTAGAAGCATACAATTTACCTGTTTCCAGTAGTCTTGTCCAAGATTCTGCTGCGCATAATTCACTTAAAACAATGTTTATGTATATTTTGTTTTTAATTTTTACTGGATTAAGTTATTCAATTATACCACTTATTTACAAATATATTTTAAAGCTTGTATTTGAATTTACTGGTACAATCATTAGAAACGAACAAATGAAGAAGATGGGTTATTTTGATTTAGTTATGCGTATTTTATTGATTACAATCACCATTTTATTTTTTATATTTGGTGGTCAATATATTTTATATGGTGTATTAATAGCTATTGCGACACTTCTTGGATATATTATTATTAGTTCTAAAAAAGCTATGTTGAAAGACTGGCCTATTGACGAAATTGAACGCGATAATAGTTAAAATATAACTGTTACATAAAGTTATATTTTATTTAAACACTTGCTGTACCATTAACATTTGTAGAGACTGGTTTGTAAGAACTTTGCAAGTATTGAATTGGTTCACTTCTTCCAATTGGTGCACGTTCCATAACAATTTCTTCTTCAAGTGTTACAGGTTGATCACCGCCTACATCTGCATTTCGTGGTTGTTCAACTGGTGGAGTGGCCTCTTCTAATTGTTTTTTAACTTGAGCACGTTTTTCATTTTCAGATTTTGTGTATTGAACATAGTGTGTTTTGTTTTGCACAACTGCACTACGTCTTAATAGAGTATAAGCAACAAAAATATAAAGAATACCTAAAACAGGATGAGAATATAAAAATAAGGCTACAGTAATACAGAAAATAACCAATAAGCCTAATGGTGATTCAACATATGGAGATAAAACACTTGGTGTTGTTACTGGGAATATTAAGTATAAAACAAATACTACTAAAACTAATATTTCAGCGGGTTTAATCGACTTGACTAGTTTTTTAAAATTCATTATATAGGATATGATGATATTTTCCTAGAACAAATATTAAAACAAAATTGAAAAAATGTTTAAACAATATCCGATTTATTAAAATATACTAAATGTCTCAACAATGGAAACGTCGTAAATTATTGGCTATGAGGGCTAAAGCAGCTGAAAAAAAAATACTTGAATTAACTGAAGAATATAAAGCGACTATTCGAGAAAATTCTTATCTTGGTAAAAAAGGTTATACAATTTTAAAATCTTTTATCAGTGAAGAAGATCAAAAAATATTATATGATGAACTAAATGTAAAACCAATGACTAGCGGTGTCGTTTATAATGCTGCGCTTGATCAAGGACAATTTCCTGTTTATCGAGAAAATGTGAAAAAAATTTACATACCTAGATTTTATGGGATAGAACGTTATGGATTACCAAATCGTTCAGAAATTACACAAGGTGAAAATATAAATGTAATATTTCCTAAACCTTTGCGTGATTATCAAGACAAAATAGTAGATGTTTATATGAAACATATTGAAAAATCGATTTGTAATGATTGTGAAAAAAAAGGTAATGGAGGAATTTTAGAAGTGCCTTGTGGTAGAGGTAAAACGGTTATGGCGTTAAAAATCATATCATTAGTTCGAAAAAAGACACTTATTATAGTTCACAAAGAGTTCTTAATGAATCAATGGATTGAACGTGCTGCTGAATTCTTACCAGGTGCTAAAATTGGTAAAATACAAGGTCCTGTATTTGACGTAGAGGGCAAAGATGTAGTAATAGGAATGTTACAAACTTTATATGATCGTGCTTTACCTGAAAATGCATTTGATTGTTTTGGATTAACTATTATTGATGAGGTACATCGTATAGGAAGTGAACAATTTTCAAAAACCCTTTTACGTGTTGTAAGTCCAAATATGTTAGGTATTTCAGCGACTGTAGACAGAAAAGATAAATTAACTTGTGTTTTGTATATGTTTATTGGACCTAAGATTTACACAGAAACACGTAAAGATGAAGATCCTGTTTGTGTTCGTGCCTTAGAATATATAGCTGCTGATCCACAATTTAATGAGACAGAATATGACTTTAAAGGACAGGCAAAATATAGTACAATGATTACAAAATTATGTGAATTTGGTCCAAGAAGTGATTTTATTGTAAAAACATTGGCGGATTTGTTAATTGAAAGCAAAGAAAACAATGAAGAAGCACAAATTATGGTATTAGCACATAATCGTTCACTTTTGAAATACTTTTATGAAGCGATTACACATAAAGGATTTGCTAGTGTTGGATATTATGTTGGTGGTATGAAACAAGCAGATTTACAAGAAACGGAATATAAACAGATAGTATTGGCTACTTATGCTATGGCTGCAGAAGCACTTGATATTAAAACACTTTCGATTTTGGTAATGGCTACACCTAAAACAGATATTACACAATCAGTGGGGCGTATTTTACGTGTACGACATGATAATCCAATTGTGGTAGATATTGTAGATCGACATGAAATATTCCAAAATCAATGGAAACAACGACGTCGATTTTATAAAAAATGCAATTATCGAATCATAGCTACAGATAGTATTCGATATAAAGGAATGAATATTGACTGGAAAAATGATACCACATGGAATCGCGTATTTGATCCAAAAATCAATAAAAAAGACAATGACGATGAAGGAACAGGTGGAAATCCGATTTTACAAAAGAAATGTTTGATTAAAATAGATGATTTGGATATGGAAGATTAAATACAAAAGATATATATAGAATGTTATATCGTTTAGTTAAAATCTTTGGGATTTTTTCTATTTTTTCACGCGTTTTTTCTGAAAGTGAATGTCCTAATGTTAGTACACCAGCACAAGATAGAAGAACAGACACAAATAATTTAAGAATTATGCAATACAATGTAGAATGGTTGTTTTTAGATTATTATAAATCATCTGATTGCCCAGGAGATGGTTGCACGTGGAAAAATGAAAGTGAAGCTTCTACACATCTTAAATATGTTACAAATGTAATTAATGATTATCAACCCGATATTATTAATTTTTGCGAAATTGAAGGATGTGATGAATTGAATTCCGTAATAGATTTGACTTCTGAACTGTACAATCCATATTTAATTAAAGGTACAGATACAAGTACAGGACAAAATGTAGGCATGTTAACTAAAATAGACCCGTTAATGGATCTATATAGAACCGAAAATACATATGAATATCCAATTGAAAATTCAAGTTGCGGATATAACGAAACAGGACATACGGGTGTAAGTAAACATTACATTACTACGTTTCAATGGAATGATATAAAAGTAGCTTTTTTTTCAGTTCATCTATTGGCTTATCCAACTCAACCCGATAGATGTGCAAAACGCGAGGCACAAGCAAAAATTATGGAACAAGAAATAATAAAAAAGGTCAATGAAGGATATGAAATATTTTTTATAGGTGATTTTAATGATTATGATGAAGATGTACAAGATTTAAACGATAGTAAACCTTTATCGAGAGTATTGGAAATTATAAAAGGCGGTGATAATGATATTTATACATTAACAAATGTAGCATATAATGTTCCTCAAAATCAGCGTTACACCAATTGGTGGGATAAAAATGATAACTGTGTATCATCTATGGATGAATTTGTTATGATTGATCACGTCCTAATGTCTCAACAATTATTGGAAAAGGTTAAACACGTTGACATTTATCATGGTTATGACGAAAATTGTGATCGACTAAATTCAGATCATTATCCAGTAATAGTTGATTTATATAATTAAAAATATATTATATGTAAAATATATTTTTAACGTTTACATCGTTTGTTTCGCGTTCTACGACGTCCGGTATATTTGCATTTTTTACAACGTTTTATTTTTTTACAACTAAGTGTACGTTTTGAACGTATTTTACGTCGTTTTAATGTTCGTCTACCACCACATTGACTATCATTTGCTTGATTTATATTATGAAACATGGATGGATGAAATGAAGAACCTCTGGCTAAAAAAGTAGGATTTGTACTACTAGAATAAGGGGGTAATACTGTTTCAGACATTTATATACTATTCGTATATTTTTTAAAATGGATGAATCTTTCCATAAAGCTTTTTTTTATTTTATTAAAAAATATAAATATATAATATATAATGGGACAAACTAAAAAAACAACATTTAGAAAAACGAATGGGCGTAAGAATCGTTCTATGAGAAAAATGAAAGGTGGATTTTCTTTCAAAGGAAATTCATGTAAAGATACTTACGAAGATACTACTTACTTTGCTGCATGCGAAATGATCAAGGAAGGTAGAAAAGGGCATGAACCAGGCGAACAATTGGATACGAAATTGGCGAGCAAACACGGTGCAGCAGCATCATATCAGATTTTACAAAATTTTGCGAATGAAAATCAAGCTATGCAAGACGTTATTACCAAGGCAAAGGGTGCCGACTTGAATGATGGTAATGTAGTGCAAAAATATACTAGAGATTTAGTTAATGAATTCAACAAAGTACAAGAGGCCGAATTAGATAATAAAGCAAAGGAAGCAAATGAAGCACAGGCAGAAAAGGCAAAACAGGAAGCAGCAAAGAAGAAAGAAATAATAGATACAATTTTCAATTATTACAATAGCGCTGGGAAAATAACTACAGCGCCGAAACTTGAAGACTATTGTAAGCAGATTGGTCGGCAGTTTGGAAAAGTAACAACACAAAAAAAAAACACAAAAGTAACCCGGCCAGTTTGCATGGGGAGACCAGAATATGAAAGCTGTTTGTTACCGGATTGGATGGCGTTTAGTCACGAAGTTGCAGAAAAGGATGAATATGAGAAGGAAATGATATCGAAAATAGAGACTCTTGATCCTAACTATAAGACAAATCTTAAATATGACTTACCAAAAGCAACTGCATATTATCATCGTAAGAGTGATAGTGATCAGAAGATGCATCTTGATTCTGTATATTTACCACCACTTAGCGGCGGAAGAAAAACCAAATCACGAAGAAGAGGAAGAGGAAGAAAACAAAATAGAAAAACAAAAAATGTTAAAAAATAAAAAAACTGAATTACACATTTGAACATATTATACTCAGTAAAATATGTTTAATAAATTATTATAATTGACGAATATGTACAATATTAGGTCTTCCATCAACTTTTTTTAATGGAACCCAACGTCTAAATTTTGATCTATATACACATTCTATTGGAACGCATTTTTTTAAATCAACATATTTATCAATTCGAATATCTTGAAAATCTTCTTCATCATCACTTTCTTCTAGATAATCTAAATTATCATTTTCTTTGATTGTTCTAAATAAACTGTTCATATATTTGCTTACCTTATAATTTGGAATGTATGTAATTCCACAATAGATACGTTCGGACTTTTTACCAAATGCATAAATATGATATATATCATTTTGCAAATCAGCTTTTACTTCAAAAATAGCTTTTTCTTTATATTGTGGTTTTGAAAAATTAAAACGCGGTAATGCAGGAGGAATAAAAAGAAGATTATTTGGTATAACAGGTACTGTTTTTGAAACAGATGGTACAACATTTTTTGACCATGGATAGTTTATATAAGGAACAATTCTAGTATTTGAACGATGTTGTAAATGATGAATAGTATATGGAATCATATCTTTGTAATGATTAGGAATAGTGTTTTCTTCTTTTTCTATTTTCCAAAATACTGGTAAAGTAACATATAATCGCTCGTTTTCAGAAAAAAGATCAGGATATTCATTTAATACTTTATAAATAAAATTAAACTTTTCACAAAATGGTTGTCTACTTGTATTAATACCTTCGTAAAACATAATGTCTTCAATTACAAAAAAGGTTCGAATATCTGGTATTTCACAAAGACAACCATAAAGAATAGTTCCATATGCTAAATCAATAGGAATATTTTCTTGAATAATAAAAACATTTGTAAATTTTTTGTCTTTACCTAATTCTAGTAAAAAACACACATTTTTTGTTTTGTAATAGGTAAACCATAGAAATGCTTTTTTTCCATATGGAATAGCTAATGTAATATTATAATCATGGGAAACTTTCTTATGGGAAATTGTCTCATAGGAAAGTTCAAAACTGGGTAACCTTTTGGTTAATTCACTTGTTTGGTTAAAAGAAAGTTTTAGCATTTTTTATTTGTGTATATACCATACACGTCACGTTTCTATATTGTTTTAGTAAATATTTTAATATACCAAGTGTATTACAGATCATCTGTAATTAATGCGTCTAATTCTTCATGCATAGCAATAAGATCACTATTTGTAAGTTTTATACCATCATCTTTAATTTGTGTCTCTTCTATTTTTTGATTTTGTTGAAATTCATTCATCATAGACTTATATTTATCAATATGATGACCAACAATATCTTTTGTTTTTTTTGTTGTATATGTATCTCTTAAATATCGTAATAGATGATCAGCTAAATATATTATTAATAAACTTATTATAATAGTTATGAGATACGACATTTTTATATATGGAAAACGAGAATTGTATTTCTATATATAAACTTATTTCTTAGAACCTTTTCTTTTACGTTTTGTCTTACGTTTTTTGTTTTTACGACGTTTTGTACCTCCCATTTGTTGTGCTTGTTTTTGTGGAGCACCAGGTGGAACAGCTTCATCCATATATTCAGAACCTGTATCAGGAGAACTTTCAACACTCATAGGTTTACCTTCCATGGAAGCAGGTGTATCAACATCCATAGATTCACCTTCCATGGAAGCAGGACTTTCAACATCCATAGGTTCACCTTCCATGGAAGCAGGACTTTCAACATCCATAG